TTACCTATTGCAGCATGCCTACAATCCTGTAGATTGGTATCCATGGGGAAATGAAGCATTTGAAAAGGCTAAATCTGAAAATAAGCCAGTATTCGTTAGTATCGGCTATTCAACATGTCATTGGTGTCATGTAAAACTTGTATACATATAAAAACCTTATTGTATCAACGTTTCTCTGATATAATCAATTTATCAGGGAGTGATTATTAATGCCTTTATTTTCCAAGAAGATAAAATGTCTCCACTGTGGAGGGAATTTCAAAGCTCGTAAAGATAGGAATAGACGAGTTTATGTTTGCTCACGATATGATAATTATGGCGAATGTAAAAGAATACCAATAGAAGAGGATTTCCTAAAAAACACCATAAACAAACGATATGATTTTCAATTAACTGACGATGAAATCAAAAACAAAGTGGAAAGAATAGAAGTGGAGGACAAGCTCTTATTCACAATTTACCTAAAAGACGATGAACCAATTGTATTTGGAAAAAATTTCATCAAATATTGATTTTAGGGTGACACAAAACAAAAATTCAAAATGACAGAAGGGAGGAGAAAAGCCTAATATTATTGGTTTTCCTAATTATTTTAGGGTGACATCAGTAAATTATCTTGATGTTAGCAGAGAGATGATAAAACGTTGATATAATAAGATTTCTTAAATTTTTTAGGGTAACATTTTCAGTGAAAATTGCATTAGAATTATAGCTTTTGTAAGCCCACCGGAAAGTTAATCCAGTGGGCTATATGTATGTAACAATTACTTATTTGATCCTTGAATCAATTCACGATCTAAAGCAACATAAAGCAATCCAACAACATCATCTAAAGGAATTTCACCTTTTTGAGCCTTAGTGTACCAATCTTTGCTAATTCCGTTTGGATCTTTTTGAGATAATCGGCTCAAAACTCTTAAAGTGGCATTCATTAATTCAGAATTTGATGGTTGATACATTCTGATTCCTCCATTTTTCGTAGTATTTTGTGTATTTACTGCTGTATTTGCAACTTGCACCTGTTTGCCCGTAAACCATTCCAGTGGTTTAGAACCATTGAGCAAATTCAAATCAACAAGACCGTCATACCATGATACTTTACATTTTTGGCTATATTGCCAAAGATCACATGGGTAATCAGGCTTTAAATCAGGTGTTCCATTATCCTTACCATACCTAGGTAGCCATAAGAAATCGGCTTTCACCTTATTAAGACCATACTTATTATAAAGTTCATGCGAAGTATAAAAACCTACTTTATAACCTGCTTTTTTACAAGTATCAATAAATGCTTGACTAGCTGCTGCAAGATTTTGAGTGCCACAAGCCTTAACCGTATCATCTTCAACGTCTAGCGCAAGAAATTTAGCGTCTTTATCGATACGATTAAGGAAATCATTTGCTTCTTTTATTGCATCATTAACAGACACAAAACATCCATAAGCATAATGACCATAGGGAATGTTGTATTTCTTACAGTTGGCAACATGATTTTTATGCTCTCTATCTTCTGTTTTTGAGCCGTATTGAACACGAATAATTGTTAAATCAATTTCTTTACTTGCTTTAGACCAATTTATTTTATTAGATGGTTGATGATGTGACAGGTCAACAATCTTACCCATATTAATTATTACTCCTTTCTGTGTATTATTTTAATTTATTTTTGATTCTTAACTTTTTTAGTAATTACATAAGTTGCATACAAATCAGCACCAAAGGAAACCATATCTACAAACGAATCAATTGCATCTTGAGGAATTTCAACCCCAAATGCAGAAGAAAGAAAAAGTTTTAAAGCACCCAAAAAACCAGCTAATAATACAACCCAATCTTTTTTGTTTACCATTCTTAAACAACCCCTTTATTTTATTTTTTAATTCCAAATTGGATAGTAATATATCCAACTGCAAGAGTGCAGATAGCAGTTATGATAATTTTGGTTATCAAATTTGGAATGTCGATTTTATTGTCATTAAGCGTTTCTTCAATGTCCCCAACTCTTTTGCTTAATTGGTCTTGATTTTCATTTAATTTGGTCAAATTTTTATTAACATCAGACAAGGTATCAGAAAACTTGTTTAATTGATTCATTAGTTCAGCATTTTGTTTTTCATTCAACTCCACCTGTTTCTCCAAAACAGCAGTTAATTTAATCAATGACTCATTCTTCATCTCCAAGTTCATCACTCTCTGTTCAGAGTCAGTCATCCTTTTTTCAAGGCTTATGACCCTTTCTTCTACTTTCCCAATTCTTTCTTGCAAGTCTCCCATTTCCATAAAAGCCACCACTCCACGACATATAAATTTTCTCCTCCTTGTTGCTCTCATTTATTCTTATCTGTGATATTCTTTGACCACAGTTGCATAATCAGCATCATAATGATTTAACCAAGCTTCAATTTGGAAGGAAGAAAATTCTTCTCTACTTGCAATGGTTTCAACAACTTCTCCACCATCATATTTTCTTAAAATCAGTACATAAATTTCTTTAAGCTCACTCATACTAAAACACATCCTTTTATTATTTTAATTTCGTTTTTATTCATAACTAATTTGTTCTACAATTTCGCACCATCTATCATATTGAAGTGCCTTTTCACCTTTAAACAACATATCACAGTTTAATACAGCATTAGCTACTGTAGTCAACATTTCTTTTCTTTCTTCGGTTTCATCAATCACAAAAACCTCGTTCATCAATTCTTCCATTTCTTTTTTGTAGTTCTCCATATCTTTGATCTTAAACATTTTTTGTCCGTCTACTTCTTGAAACTCAATTTCACCGTTATCATCTTTTTTTGCATAGGTATCAATTATTTCGAATCTTTCTTGATTAATTAATCTTACATGTTCGTCCAACAACCTAACTAGTCTTGTTCTCATTCTTGATTCTTTTCCTCTTAGTTCTAACTCCATTAAAAATTTACCAAACAGTTCAATTTCATAATTATAAATTCTCATTTTTGTCTCCTCCATTTTAGATAATGTAATAATACGCCCCATTTATTTTTCTATTTACTAATAACGTAGAATATAAATCATTTGCATTTTTTGCTCTAATGTTTATGACAGTATTTAAATTGTTTTCATCTTCTACTCTTATTGCTATTTCTGCCTTAATTTCTGGCTTACTTATTATCATTGTGCTATCAACATCACTTGGGGTATTTACCATTATTGTTCCATTTATGTAATCACGCTTAACATCTAATATAGATGTAATTTCTGATTTATCATTTTGATATATGAACATTGTGGCATTGATGTCATTTCTATCTTTTACTGTAATTGTTGCAGGAACACTTTCTCTTATGACAGTAATCGTTGACAAAACGCTTGAATCTTCATGTCTTTGTACAGTTATAGTAGAATTCAAGTAATTTCTCTCTTTGATAATTATGGCTGCCGGAATACATTCTCTAGTAACCATAATTGTTGAGAAAATATCTGAACCTTCATTTTTCTGCACAGTAATAGAAGAGTTTAAATAACTTTTTTCTTTAACAAAAATGCTTGAATCAATAGAATTCCGATTGACAGCAATTGTTGATTTTATATCTTGAGTTTCATATTTTTGCACAGTAATACTAGCATCTATTGTGTCTTGATATTTAACATAAAATGTAGAATTAACTTCAGTTCTTGTCACATTTAACGTTGAAATTAAGTCATTGATCAATTTCTCCGCAACTGTTACAGTCATCATTGCCTCATTTTTATCTCTGTGTGAAACAGTAAGGCTACTATTTACTTCATTCCTTGACACAGTAATACTCATTGATAAATCTTTTGACACAGGAACATCATATTTATGGATATACAAAGTAGACGGTAAATCGTGATTTCCTCTATCGCTGTAAACATTCAATGTAGCCCCGATTTCTTCTATGCCTCCACCATACACAAACAAAGTTGAATTAACTTGCGCTCTACCCGCGCTAAATATCTGAGTATCGTAATAGTCAATAATTAATTTTGGTGGAGTCAAACTTTCTTTCGTATAAAAACTGATATATTTATCAGAATTATTATCTTCTACAACTAAAACATAGCCCTTTGTTGTTTTTTGATTTGAGTAAAGAGCGTTTATTTCATTTTTTAAATCAAAATTAATACTTCGATCCGAATAATTAACGGTATATGATTCAGAAACAAGTTCCAGTCGTTGTGGTTTATTTTTATAAGTTAATCCATATTCTGACCATTCTCTATCAACAGAATATAGTTTAATGTTTAAATCATTAGGGAAATTCCCTACAAAATAAAATTTTAATGAGGCATTTTGAATTAACATTTGTTGTGGCAATTGAAAATCAAATGAAATATATGATTCAAACTCTTCTCCATTTTTATATCCTGTCATCATTGTTGGTTCAGTGCCATAATTAAGAGTTTGATATGCTATTCCATTTCTAGTAGTTGCATCTTTTGTAATTGTAAATTCTTTGGTAAGCAGTGGTGGTTGTAGAATGTCTACAATAGCATACATTGAATTATGAGGATTCACATTAATGGTTGAATCAACAAATTTACTGCTTACAGGTTGGAGAGTTGCCACAACTTCGCTGTGTGCCTTATACTTTACATCTAAAGTTGATGAAACATCCTTATCTTCATTTCTACTAACAATAATAGAAAAATCTTTTTCACTATTATCAACAAAACTTGGCTGAATGGTTGCCGAAATATCTTTATTATCTTTTTGATATAGTTTATATTTGACGTAAAAACTATTATGAGGAGAAACATCTAAAGTTCCTAACAAATCTTGTTTATCTTCCATAAATTAGCACATCCTATCTCATTGTATTGAGATCACACCTTCTTAGCGTTCGCTCTAATTTCAAAAGTCCCACTAGACACAGGAGTAGCAGATATTTGAGTAGCCAAACGAACATAAAAATTCACCATTTCATCTTGATTTAAAACTTGGTCAAAAGTTAATTCATCTTTTGCAATGAATGGTGTATCAGTTTTGCTCAACTCTAACTGAATTCCGTTAGTTGACAAGTTATTGATAGCTCTAACTTTCAAATTTTCAATTGGATAACCGTATTTATTAGTTAAAACAACTTCATTCTCCAATGAAGTCTGTCCTGCAACTAAAACACCAAAATCCATATATTTTAATAATTGTCCTAAATCAGTTGTATAATATTCTCCATTCGGATCAGAAAACATTAATCCTGCATAAGTTCCCACAAATTGCGCTTCCCAATAGTCAGCATTTCCCCAATAATCTTGAAATTCAATCCGTAATACATTATTTTGTCCAATTAAAATTTCATTGTTTTGAAGCTTTATGTTGATAGCAACGGGTGATGGTTGTAATTGTGTAAATGATCCATCTGTTGGATAATAAGGACTGCCATTTAGAATTATTCGATATTGTACCCTTCCCGAATCATCATCCGTAATTTCTCCTTCTAATTGGTTGGCGTTAAATGTCACGTTAATCGTTGATTTAGTATTCAAAATGTATAAAGCCATATTGTTTATTTCTGTCGTTTCAGTTGGTGCTTTATTATCAAATTGAACAGAATCAATTTGTGCAATATCTGTTCCTCTTATATCTTCTTCGATATAATAAGCGACTCTTACATACTCATCGATAAATTGTGACTCAAAATCAGCACTTGTCAAAGTAGACAATATGTCAAGTGTCAATCCATTATTGGCAACATCATTTAAATTATTTTTATCAACTGTAATCCAATCTGTCCCATTATGAGATTTCCACGTTACTTCATCATCAAATGACAACAATAATCTGATATTTCCAATTATCAAACCAGTTTGAGTAATATTATTTACAATAATTGAACTCAACTTTCCGTATGTTTTCACATCGGTTTTTGAAATAAGTAATTGTCCTTTTGGAAGAGCTGTTATGTCAACTTTTTTACTCTCTTCAACCTCACCAGACCAAGTAACAATTTCAAAATCGTCATCAATTTCATCTAAAGGAGAATAGTTTGCAGTAATCCCCAAATTTGCAGAAGTTTTATTTGGATCATCGGTATAATATGACAATTCAATAACGCCAGATAATTGTCGCCATGCAGACTGTGGAATTGAACCTAATTCAGACACATCTATACCATTTAAATAATCTGATTCATTTGGTGTAGCAGTGGTTACTGTTACCCATGAGGATGTTGCTGTGTCATATTTTTTATATTCTTCTCCAGATTTAATTAAAATCTTGTTATTCGACATCCTTTCACCTCTCAATCTTTAAAGTGTAAAAATCATATTGTTTTAATTGATTTTTAAGCAAAATCCTATCTCTATTTTTAAATAAAATCTATATTTTATTTATTATTTAATTCACATTCAAGTTTCTAATATCGAAATATTTTTGTAAATCAACGGTTGTTTTAAATACCCTTCCATTGCCTAAAGCACCATTATCATTCATACTGCGTTGCAGCGCTGATATTTTTCTATTTAAAATAGTTATATCTTCAATACCTTGTTCAGTGAACACTTGTTTTGTTGGCATTGTTGTTGAAACAGTAACCCATTGCTTATTATTTTGATTCCAAGTTTTATATTCACCATTAACATTAATTAATGAACTTATTGCTAATAGTGATTCAATTTCCAAGATAGGGCGAAAACCAGAAGTGTTAGATGTTGCTATAGTTGTCCTATTAGATACAGAACTACTACCTCTTGCAACCCTATTACCTGAAGAAGAATCAGATGTTGTGCTTGTCCAAGAGTATAACCCACTCCAATTCCACACATTGTTGTCCCCTGCGATGATCGTTCCGTTTAATGTATTATTTACAATATATCGATTCCATTCGTTGTCTGTGTCAGATGAATTGACACCACCAGTTAAAAGACGCATATTAAATGAACTGTTTTTCCAATTATTCTCAAAAAGTTTAAGCTCTGCAATACCTGCTATACTGCCATAAGAACTCAAAATTGATATTTTGTAATAGAGATATGGATTTTGATTATTGAAAAAATACGTTTGAAGTTGATTATTATTTTGTTGAGTTCCTGACGATAATAAATCCCATGTTGTTCCATCATTTGAACCGAAGAATTGCCAGTCTTTCACTGCATATGTTCCCGTGGTAACGAGTGCTGATTTCATAGTAATGGACGATACGATTCTAGCAGAAGATAACTTTATTCGAATATCTCCACTTGTTCCCGAATTTACACACCACACAGACGTAGACCCATCAGAAAATGAACCATCAAATGCTTTGTAAGCATAATTTGAATAAGCTGTTCGTTCGGAAGATGGAGTCAATTCAATTCCGTTACTGTTATTTGATGTCATGGGAGGTATTATGCTATCGCCAATATATGTTGAAACACCATTTCCACTTGCTATACCGGCACTATTCAAAGTATCCCAACTAATACTGTTTTGAATATTTCTGTCAGCGACAAGCCTTTTCTTTCCGTTCCAATCTTCCACCATGATGAATCTAAAGTATCCATTAGGTGTAGCACTAGAGGCAACGGGTATTTCTAGCCCTGTAACTTCTGCATCTGTTTTTGTAGCTAAATCAGAGAAAATCCCTACTTGTCCAGAAGTAGGCGCTATGTACTTACACCAAAAGTAGTCTCCTACTTTTAAGTTTTTTAAATCATTATTAAGTGTTAAAGGCATTTATCTTTACACCTCCTTATATTCAAAGACTGGGCGAAAACCAACAATATTATATGAACCATTAGATACCGCATAATTAAAATATTTTGCTGAACCATTACCTCTATTAACCCTAAATGTATTATTTGAAGCCACATTATTCAGATTTAAACCATTTACTGTAGTATCTTGACACCACGAATAAACACCACTCCAATGAAACACATCATCCAATGTCTTTCCTTCTTGTATTTTATCTATAGGAAAATTCACTATATACTTATCCCATTCATTGTTTGTAGGCCATGCACCAAAGCCTTGATCTGTAGTAGCTTTATTTCCATTAACATCTGCATATGCTACTCCACCTGTAAGGGAACGGATAATTCCATTTCCTTGATTTGATGTAATAGTTATACCTTGAATATTCTTCCAACCGTTTAAAGTATCCCAAGATACAGTATGATACCAAACACGATCACTGATGAGAAATCCTTTGTCTACCTTTATCATATACCAATAATAGTTCCAATGAGTTTTATTAGATGAGTTAACAGCCACCGCCGTCACAGGTAATTCAGGCTTCCCTAGTGTATCACCGAATACCCAATTTCCACTAGAATCAACTGTGGCATATATAAAATCCCCTATCTCCATTTCTTGAATAGTAGTACATAATTTACCCGTTGTTGCTGGTACTGCCATATAATCACCTCACACAATAAATCTCACACAATAGATATAGAATCGATTTTCTTCAGTTTAGACTTCTTAATGACTTGCCTGAACAAAGTACCAGCGTCAGTCCAATTAATGTCTTTTAACATGTCATATTCGTACTCTTTCTTTAAGCCCAATTTCCCGTCAAATGATACAAATTCATTCGGTGTAAACTTTACTTCATCTCCATTATTAAAGTCATCAACAATTATCAATTCATCTGTTTCTCCTGCTGTAAATGTCACTTTAATTTGAATATATCTACCAATAGGAGAAGCAATCGTGTTATCTTGGTTTATTGGTACATAATTTGTCCAACTCAAATCATCACTCGAAGTTCTTGTATAAATGGTAATCTTATCATTTGTTTTATTGATAATATTTGCCACGATTTTATCGAAATCTTTAAATACATCAACCAAATCAATAACTTCTGATTCCCAGAAGCCAAATTCATAATATCTTTTTTTACCATTGGGCAAGACTTCTCTTTCGGAAAGTTGTAATTTATCATTTACAATTTCCACATTATTAAAAACACCTTTCGTTAAATCTATAGGAATACCAATATCAATAATTGTGGTCATATTATCTTCACCCTTTTAAACTAACGAATAGTCCACTTAGTAAACCCAGCATAACCTTCTTTAAGTGGAGCATCAATCTCATCAATAATTCTGCCACTACGATAAATTCTCAATTTTCCATTCATATCTTTATTGGAAACTAATTTTAGTTCAATAAATGCTGGTTTATTATATGGTAAACAAAAAATTGGCTGAAAATTAAAAGACATATTATTTATATTAAATTTTGTTTTATATCCAAAATTATATTGACTTATTGTTGTTTTTAATAATCCATTACCTTTAATAAACATATTTCCATCAGCGTAAGCATCTTTGTACGTAATAATATCGTTATACAGTTTATTCTGACCTGTTAGAAAATACTCTTTTCCATCTGTGTCTACATAACTGAACATGATAATTTGACCATTTAATTTAAAAATGCCTCCATTGACCTCGAAATAAAACTTCATACCTTGACCCAGTAAGCCAAATCGAATTAATTTATTTTTATCAATGCTATAAAAACTGTTTGATTTATGAGTAATTAAATCAAATTCAGATAAATAACTCCCATCAACATATTCTGCCATCCAAATAAAGTCTTGTTCTTTTACAGGAGAATAACCATTGTAATTCTGAAAAATCACATCAATCACACCCTCATTGTATTGTGGTTGAAATTTCATAATAAAAAAGAGTGAGCAATAATTTGCCCACTCTTTTTAAAGCGCCCTGTTTTATTAATCTTTATACATATCTATAACTTACACGAAGTTTGAAATCATTTCTTCCTGCGCTTGCAGAAAGTGGAACATCTGCGTACATAGTTACTTTGACAAAGTTGGCTCCACTATTAGCTTCAGTTCCATCATTTGCAACTCCTAAAATTTCTTGTGTTTGTGGTTGCTTATTGATTGGAATAGCTACCCATTGTACTGTGCCATCTGCAATATTAGCCCCTTCTGTAGTAAGCCAAGTTGGTTGAGTTGCACCAGAAGTTCCAGCTTGCGTACATTCGTAAATATAACCATTTGCGGTTGTTGGCTTAACTACATCTCCAACCAAATAAGAGTGAGAGGCAGTCCAACTGGTAGCAGTTCCTTCTTTCGGGTTTTTAGTTGTTCCTGTTGTACCCAAAGCTTTTTTAGCCGTACTTCCACCAATTTGAGTAAAATTTACTTCATTGAGAGAATCAACTTTTACCCAAAACCATTTATCTTTAACTGCTTGGACAATTTGACCAACAGTGTCTCCATCTCCACCATTCATATCAACTGTAGTAATTGTTACATCTTCCATTTTCGATAAATCGGTATTTCCACTTCTATTATTCCAGATCGTAAATGTGTGATTAGGTGAAGCTGTTCCTGCATCAATAGTTTGAAAATTATATACACCCGTAATTTCCGTATCAGTCGCATCAAACCAAGCTACAATTGGTTGTGTCATAAATAATATCTTCCTTTCTATTATATTTTTATTTTAATTTCAATAGTGAAATCTTTGGCGTTTTCGCCACTTTGAAGAACATTGATTCTAAAAATGTCTCCTTGAGATACATCCGTTGTTTGAACAACACAGCTATTATCATCAAAATTATTTCCAGCTTTGATTCTTAAGTTATTTGATAATATCAAAGTCCAATTTATCAAATCTGTCGATTTTTCTATTGATATCAAAGTGTCCGTAGTCCCTGCTGTTCCACAAAAAGCTCGTATACTTACAATTTCACCGTCAAAAGGGAATCTTCCCAAAACCCCTTGAACGCCAATGCCAAGATAAGATGGTAAAACAAAAACTAAAACCCTGTCCTTCAGTTCGACAGGGAATGATTTTAATTTTTGATAGTCATCCTTTGACATTAATCCATCTACATATTCTGACGCTTTTGGAATATTTCCGCCTAATAAATCAATAGGAACCCAATCTTTACCGTCAAATCGATACCTGATTCCTGAGTCATAGACTTGAACCGTCCAACCAAATTCAGGATTGGGATATGTTGTTAGTATATCGTTGAATGTTTGCACATAGGGCTTAAAAACAATCTTTGTACTTTCATATGCTTTTTTAGCTAAATCGCTTGCTATATAAGCTTCATTTGCAGAGTTATTAGCATTGCTGGTGGCGATATTGGCATTATTAATAGCGATGACCACATTATTTCTAATTTCTTGATAATCGCTTATTTTGTTTAAAGTTTCTTGTATAGTGTCTTTTGAATTCTCAATAATATTATATAGACTTTCTGTAACATTATTTTTTTCATCATAATGATAAATTCTTTCAGATGGATAAGCGATAAACCCTCGCCCTTTATAGCTAATAGACAGTGTTTTCCCTTCCATAGACTGATGAAATAAAATAAATCCATTACTGTAATCTACATAAAATTCGTTAGGTGAAATATCTTTTGTTTTTAAATTGTCATAATTTATTTCAACCATACCATTGATTCTTACTCTGAAAGTTTTATCAGGAATTTCTAATAATTGAACCCTTTGATTAACGACAGTGGCAAAATCGATTCTATCAATATATGGGTCATCAGATGTTCCTTTTCTCCATGTGATATGTATTGGATTTAGAAATCCTAAATAATTCGGTGTATCCAATGTATCACCTCCTTATTTGTTTAATTTTGTTTTAATTACATCCTAAACAACCCTTTTTAATCACTTCGGAATTTTCAGCTTCTTCCTTATTGATAAAAGTTAATGTTTCCTCATTATCTAATTCCACAATATATTCATAATGATTTTTCATCACTATAATTCTATAAGCCATATTGTCAATATCGGCTCTATATTGTTTAAAAATGATCACTTCGGTATTACCCAACTTGTCAATTAATACAGACATTTGAGGATTATCTTTTGCTTTTTGAAGTAAATTATTGATCATTTGATTCACGACTTCATTTGGAATATCATCAAAATCATCATAACAATAAAAATCCTGTGGAAAGACCATAGATTTATCCTCCTACAAAAACATTATTAGAACCACTATTGATCGAACTATTTTGTCCGGTATGTGTTCTTACTGATGAACCATTGAACGCTACATTGTTACCGTTGACATAGACAGTTCCACTACCCGAAGTTACAGACCCATTTCCACTCGAACTGCCACTATATCCACTTGGACAGGTAGCTTGTTCACTAGTTGTTGAGTTTTTATAAGCTAATTTTTTACCATTAACGAATACATTACTGGAACCAGAACTAATTTTCCCACTTCCACTTGCTGAAGAATAATAATAGCCCGTACATGTCGAGCAACCATATTCGTCACAATTACACGAATATGAATAAGGTTGGTAACATTGATTTGAACTAGTTGTATAAGGGTTAATGCTATCATCAACTCTGGCTACATTAGGCATTATGATATCACTCCCAACATTAGTTTAAATCAATTCTAGTTCCTCTGATTTTTACACCCGTATTACTAATTTCTATATAGTTATTACTGTCTACTTCGATTCTAACTACATTTCCAGCCACTCTAATATTATGTGGAGACTGAATCAAAATGGAATCTGACACTGTATCATTTAAATTTATCTTACGAGTTTGACCGTCTTCGCCCACGTATTGCCAATAAAAACCGTTGTTGTCTTTATATATGTATCCAATATCTGTTCCTCCAGTTAAACCACCAGCACCCCAAGTCATTTTAGGATAACTAGAACCACCCGATGACTCTAAAGCTAAAGTAAATTTGGGAACATCTGTTGCATCTCCTATACCTGTAACCAATTTAATAAAATTGTCTTTTATGTAGACGTGATCTTGAGGATTTACGCTATTTAAACTTCTTAAACTGTTAACTGTTAACTCAGATATAAAAGAACCATCTGGTAACTCAACTAATTGTTCTTCATTATCAGGAGTAATTATTAATTTTTTTGCTCTTAATGTTCCGTCTGTATCTATCCAAAATCTTTTATCCCCGTTAACCTCAATTTTAATTCCTTCATTTGCATTCAAATAAATTTTTTCACCATGTTGTCCTGTTATGGTTATTCCTGTGATTTGGTCAAATTCTATCCCTTCACCTAATTCTCCATCGATTATTTTTATATTTTTGGTTGTAATATCTTCAGCGTATAATCCACCATCTAAATCTGCTTTAAATTTTGTTACGCCATCTCTAGTGATCTCAAAGCCTCTATTTCGAGTCATATAAATGTCATTTACGTCATTTTTAACAATAATGCCAAAATCATTGCCTTCGTCAGCTAAATATCCTAACCACATTACATCTTTAAAACCATCTGAAACAGTCGCTTTATTTCCTTGAAATTTAAAATAACCATCATCATCTTCTATGGTTAAATTCTTTGCCTTAAAATCCTTTACCCAAAAATTGCCGTCTAAATCGGCGTACATCACAGGAACCCATTCACCAAATTGTTTTTTATTAATTTTAAAACCATTAAGGGTGTCTACAAATATTTGATGCTTTCCATTATCTAATTTCAAACCGAAACAATCTTCATCAGGAGGATCAGAAACCAGTCCTAATCTCATTACTTCGTTGCCATTTCTGTCAAAAATTTGACCTTTACTTCCTCTAAATTTGATTATGCCATCGATATCTTCAATCGCTAAATTGACGCCCATTATAATTTTTCCGTATAAACGTTCTCCAACAATACCTTCAGAAGTGATTGCATGTTTCCATGTATCTCCGCCATCGTTTGTAATAGCTAAAATTCCATTCTGAATAACCAACCATGTATTTGGATCAGTAATACTTTTTACAATAATTCCTCTATTACTAAATGAAATTAGCTGTTCAGAACCACCTTCAATTGCTCTTTTATTAGCGTCCCATATGTCATTAATAATCTGATTTATCATTCCGTTATTTTCCAAAGATAAATCCCATTTAAATTTCTCCATATTAACAACTGTTGCAGCGTTGTATGATGTATAAAGCATATTCATATATGCGTTTAAATTATCATCAATTGCTTTTTCGTTTGCGATTGTCAAACTAATAGAGGAGTTTTCAAAATCATAATTTATTTCAATTATTTTTGCCTGTGTATACAGATCCAGTTCATCTACACGTATAGTAATTATGTCACCAAGAACCAGTTTATCCCAATCATTTTGACATTCTACAATATCTAAAAAATTTACAATATCAATATTAATGGAAATTTTGGGTTCTTTATAAGTTTTGAAAGCTTCGAGTCCTTCATTTAATAGGTCTTCTTCATCCACAATGCTATCGTTAACATATTCTTTTTCTATAATATAATCATTTAATTCAATCAACGCTTCCTGAGTAAAATTTGCTTCTGTTTTTATAGTTTCTCGTAAATTTGTTATATTGTTGACCACTTCGTTTATTGCATTTTGAACTTCGTCTATTTCACTTTGTTTTGCATCAATTTCATTTTGTTTTTGATTTTTTTTATCAACTAAGTCATCATGATATTCACCATTTACATTGCCAGTTGCATTTGCAACATCTAATGAGTCTAATATTTGTTGCATTTCCATATTTAAATTGCTTAATTCATTTTCTTTAGTTGCTAATTCTGACTCTAAATCTTTTTTCTGTTGTAAGTATGAATTAAATTCTCCTTCTTTGCTTTCAACTAGTTCTCGATAGTCTAATAATTGATGGCATAATTCATCACTCATATAATAAGAATGTTCTATAACATTTCTATTTTCATCTCTTTGAAAAGGATACATATAATACGAAAAATCTTCTAAATAATTTTGTCCTGTTGGGGAAATATCTCTAATACTCAATTCATCTTTTCCATATAATTTAAGTCTGGTTATAACTTCTTCTGAGTTTTCTGCTTGATTTATGCTTTTTAAATATTTATTATAATTTAGTTTTAATCCTCTATTTACACCAACGTTACCGGGAAGGAAAAAGTTAATTTTTCGATTAACCGTATCCCATTTAATTACTGCATTGTATTTTTCGGCTAATTCAGTTACACATTGTAATACAGTTTGTGAAGATACTTCGTAAGTACGGTATTTAAGATCAAATTCAGAATCAATATAACCAACTTCCCAATTAGTTTCTGATAATATGTTTCTCAAATGTTCACTACAAGGTTTAGAAATTTCACTATAACTTCTGATAATTCGATCATTTAATTCATATCCTAAGCTGAAGGCATGATATTCAACTTCATTTGTATCTTCGCTTCCACTTTTTTGCACTTCATTATATAAAAAATATTCCACATAATTATTTAGTTTAAGTTTAAACAAGTATCTGTGTTTTATTGTTTTGATATTTTCATTCTCTATTAACACATGATTTTTTTCTATTTTTGCTGGAATTTTAAAGCTTAATTCATTTAATGCATCTAATTTTTCTCCATATTTAATCTCATAGGCTTCTGTCAATTTTTTTATTGTAGTTTTACTTTTCTTACATAAAAACAATTCTGGTTTTACTGGTTTTTTACCATAATCTATCTCACCAATTCTTAATGTTTCCATATATTCACCCCCTATCTTTGCAAATATTTGAATTGTGTCTTTATATCAAAAGAAAAATCACCGTATCCGGTGATTAGATTTTCTCCAATATCAAGTTCTAAAAAAACATCATTATGATCATCAAATCTATACGTTAATGGAAGAGATGTAATTAAGTCTTCATTATCACAATCTATAAAAATTTCTTCGTCTTTTTTTAAATTTTTTAAAATTAATTCTTGATTGGTTGTAGAGTTTTTAAGATAAATATCTCCGTCACCGTTTAACTTTTTAACCCAAATTTGAGGTTTGCAAATCACATCTCCTAAGTTTGAAATGCTGTAATATGGTGTAATTTTTAAACTAAAATTATTAATTGATGGTGATGGTGTATTTGGTTTTGAATATAATTTTATCATGTATTTCATTTTTAAATTACTTATATTATCAGAAAAAGCGAATAAATCTTGAACACTTAAATCAAGTGATTTCCAATCACCCCAAGTTGTCCCTTGATCATCCGAAAATGAAAGATAAAATTCAACTTTTGTCTCACTGTTGCTAACATAATCATTAGAGAAAAAAACATAGTAGTTATAATTAGAAGACAAGTCAATTTCATCCGAAATGAATGTTCCATACGATTTTAGAATTTCTGACCATTTTTTCACATTTCTACACCTACTCTATTTTCCCATAAGGTCTAAATAAACAAGCTGTCCCAAATTCTTCCCATTTGGCTGTTTTTTCTACTAACCATGTTACAGAACCGTCTACTATTGTAGTTCCTTGATTACTGTTCCATGTTGGCTCTGTCTCTCCAGAAGTTCCTGAAACAATACATTTATAATAATAAGTATCAGCCCCATTCGTAGGAATAACAATGTCTTCAACCTGATAGCTTTGATCTGGATTCCATGTGTTTGCATTTCTTAAGTCAACCGTTTGCGAAGAAGAAGTTGTATTGAACAAAGGTTCAATATTTTGGGATTTTCCATTTGAAACACAACGATAAACATGTCCATTATCAGAATTAGGTCTTACTAAATCACCAACGCTGTAATCAGTATTTGCTGTCCATTTTTTTGCAAATATTCCTTCTCTTATATTGATCCAACCAACATAATTACCGATATCCGGATTTATATTCAACATTCGATCAGATTTTTTGTATAATTGACCTGATACTAAATTTTCAATATTATCAATTTTTCCTTCTACCCATTCGTCAATTTTACTAAAATTATCACTATAGCTATTCAACATTTCTTCAGCAAACTCATCATAAACACTATTTTCTATAACTTTTAGTCCCATTTTATCAGTTGATTTCATAGTAAGATGTCACCCCACTTATCTGTAGAAGTAAAAATTTCACTCCATTTGCAGTCTAATTTGTCCAATTCTAACGCACCATCTTTAATTACCGTATTTTCATATGTACCACCAACATAAGTAGAAAAATTATGATTAAAAAGATAAGGATTTTGATCGTATGTAAACTCTAAATTTTCTTGGATAAACTCATGACTATATGAATAAGGAGAGTCACATTTCATTGTTAAATCTATATAACCTTCCCCGTTCCCATTGTGATAAATTTTCATTTCTCCTTCAGGCATACAGTAAAATATCTGTGTAGGGTTAGATTCAAAAATGAATTCTTTATAATAATCCTGATTTAACCACCTAGCTACCTTTCGTTTTTTATCTTCATCAAAACCATCTTCGAAAAAAAGTGTTAATCCAAAAGAATAAGAAGAAAGAGATAAGCCGTTAAAATAAGGCTTATCTCTTTTAGAAATTTTTGTTTCTTTAATTTCTCTGTTTGGAATAAAAGTTTCCTCAAATAAACCACCTGATACTCTTACGTTTACGACACCCATATCAACAGAATAAATACCGTCATAATAAAAATTTAGGGATTCAAGCATTAAAACCGACCACCCCTTTTTCGCTTAATTGAATTCATTATTTTTGTGGTAAAGTCTTCAGCTTCTTCTTGAGTTGCATACATCTTATCTACATTAAAGAAAATTTTAATGCCAACATTGTCAGACTCATTATCATTAATATTTTGAATAGGATAATTGACTAAAGATGGTTGAGGTATTGTTATCATAGATTGAATCGCTTTTGAAATATTTTTGAATAGATTTGGAATATTCTTCTCAGGTATTGCCACTTCTCCAAGCAATGCTTTAACTGTTACTTCATTAGGATTGTTATTTGCCAATATATTTAATACCTCAGCTAATCGACTTCCTTTTCCACCAATGATGCCACCATCATGATATTTCTTTAAATTTTTCAGATTATCATAACTACCATCTGGGAATCCCCATTTTTGTCTTAATTTTGTATTCTCTGCTTTTAATTCAGCAGCTCTTTCTGGAGTAGGTTGATTTTTTTCGGCTAAACGCTTGTTATTTAAATATTCTTGCCAAGCAGCAGATCTTTCCTTATTGTACCGATCAATATCATATTCTTTTAATAATTCAACATACGAACCATCATCAAATCCCCAAAGTTTTCTTAAATTATCATTTTCTTTTTTTAATTGTGCTGCACGTTCAGGGGTTGGATCATTAAATTCAGCAAGTCTTTTATTGGTCAGATATTGTTGAAAAGCTGCATTTCTTTGTTTTTCGTATTCTTCAGGTTCATATTTTTTTAATAAATCAAGATAACTTCCATCTTCAAAACCCCATTTTGTCCTAAGCATATCATTTTCTTCTTTGAGCTGTTCTTTTCGTTCTTCTGTAGGGTTTCCAAATTGCATTAGGCGTTTATTTTCTAAATAGCGTTCCCAATCAGATTTCTTTGCACTATCTAAAATTCCTGAATTATCGTCATTATTAGGGTCTGTAACTGTTGAACCTGTATCTTGTAAATGTTGAATTTTATCAATTAAACTTTGTAATTCTGTCCAACTTGATTGAATTTCTTTAACTGTATCTTGATTATACTGTTTAAAGTGATCCAAATACTCTTGTAATTTCTCTTGAGCTTCTTTTAAATTTCCGTCCAAAATTTGTTGCCTTAAATCATTAAAATATTTTTCGTCATTTAATAATTCATTATAGTAATAATTCCATTCATCTAGTTGTTTTTGTAAAGAATCCTTTTGATCTTCATATTTTTGATCCTCAGCATCTTTTTTCGCATCTATATCTTCTTTATAACTATCCAGTTGATCTTGTAAATTTTTCTTTCTTAATTCAACTTCGCGATCATAGCGCGCTTGGTCAATTTGATCTTGAACATCTTGCAATTGTTTTTGTAAATCAGCTCTTTTTGCTTTGGCTTCTAAGGAATCATCTAACATTAAAGCATCAATTTGTCCTTGAATATCTGCTTGCTGTTTTAACAAATTGTTCATATTTTTGTTATACATGTCTTCATCATATTGTTCGTCAATCAAAGCGAGCTTTTCATTTATTGCTTTTTCAAATGCTTCTACATCTTTGTCATACATATCCAATTTTTCTTGATGTGCTTTTTCCAAGTCATCCATTTCTTTTTGTAGAGCATTTGTTTTTAACTCTTGTTCTTTTTGAATGGCTGATTTAATGACATCTATATATTGATCTGCTAAATCACTTCTTATGTCATATTGTTCATTAGTCAAGTCTTCGATTTGTTGATTAATGTCACTTAATTCTTTTTCAAGATCTTTTTTCTTTTCACTTGATAAAGTTTCAGTTTTTAATACTTTGGTCAATACATTTTGATATGCTTTCAAAGCATCAATCTGTTCTTGCAAAACATTGTTTTGATAAGCCAATGTTTGTGCATATTCATGGCTTTCTTTATTCATTCTTTCCATTTTACTTCTGGATAAAGTTAAAGCAGAATTTAATCTATCCAATAAGTCGTTCATTTCTGAAATGTAAGAATCAACTTTGGCATCTCCAACTTCTTGCTGTGCTTTTAATAACTCATCTCTTTGCTTTAATAATTCATTTAATTTTTGCCGATACTCTGCTAACTGTTCATTGGTCAACTTTCCTGCTTTTAGAACAGATTGAAGATAGGCAATTTCTGAAGCGTTTTGTCTCCGTTGTCCATAAATAGCATTTTCTTTTGAAATAAGCACATTTCTATAAGAAGGCGAAGATTGATCATAGTTTCCTAATTTTGCATCTAATGCATCAACTTGATTTTGTAAATCGCTAATTCTTTTCTCATAAGTTGATAATGTAGAATTAACAATTTCCCCATACACTTCTTGTTGTTGAGCGTATAATTCATCTCTTTGTTTTAATAAATCATTTAATTTTTGTTGGTATTCATATAATTTGGCTAAATTTAATTTGCCCGACTTTAGTACAGATTTAACATAAGCGATCTCAGAAGCGTTTTGTCTTCTTTGTAAACCAATATCTTTATATTTGTTATAAAGTAATTGTCTATACTGAGTCGTATATTCAGCATAATTTTTTAATTTATTATCAATAGTATCGATTTTATTTTGTACATCATTTATTCTTTTTTCATAAACAGCCATTGTTGATTCAATTTTTTCATATCGAATCTCTTCTAATCGGTCATTGATACCTGCAATATCGCTTTGTACACTACTATATTGCGAACGCAAATCATTTATAGTGGTTACTGTATCTGCAACAGCATCTACATAAGTATTTTTCGCCTTGTTTACATAGGAAATCGGATTGATTGTATTGCCAAGTTGACCATTTTTACGAATTTCATAATGTAAATGAACACCTGAAGCATCTCCTGAACTTCCTAACGTACCAATTTTTGTACCTACACTTACTTTATCACCTTTTTTAACTAAAACTTTACTTAAATGACCATATACATGCACATATCCAGACGAATCCTTTATTGCAACCACATTTCCGTATCCACCATAGCCAGATCCTTTTGTACCATAGCCAGCAAATACAACTGTACCTGCAATATTAGAAGCTAATGTTTGTCCTTTTGAACCTGCAATATCAATTCCTCTGTGCATTACTCCATTTCGCATTCCATAACCAGAAGTAATTTGCCCACCCCAACCGGGTAAAACAGAACCTCCTAAACTGGTTGAAACAGAAACAGAGCCTCCAGCAGATCCTCTAAAACTGCTATAATATCCGGTTACAGCTTTTACATATTTTTGCGTTTCAGAATATGGCGGGATACCACCATATTTTCTTACTGCACCGGGGCCTGCATTATACGCTGCTAATGCCAAACTTACAGAATGAAATTGGTCTAATAATTGTTTTAAATACTTCGTTCCACCCATTATGTTTTGATATGCGTTGTACGCATTTGAAACACCCAAGCTTCTAGCTGTTGAAGGCATTAATTGCATAAGTCCCATTGCGCCGGCAGGTGAATGAGCGCTAGGATTGAATCTTGACTCTTGTTGAATAACTGCCGCAATTAAGAACGGATCTACACCATATTTTTTAGCTGCGGCATTAATATAGCTTGCATATTTACCTGTATATGTCCCTCCACCACTGCTTGAAACCGAACCAGAGCCAGTATAAACTTGACCAACAAGGGTAGAATTGATGGCAATTTGATTTTTCAGTTCTGCACTTTCTTCTTGTAATAAGGCTTTCTTTTGTTGTAATAGTTTAATTTCTTTATCAAGTGCCATTCGATACTGTTCATGCCATTTAGGGATTTTATTATAAAGTTTTTCTTGTTGATCTAATGCATTGTTTACATTATCAAGTGCTACTTTATATTTGTCTGTTATATCAGTTAATTCTCTATATGAATTTGTTTGTTCATCAATAGCATCTTTATCACTCTTAGCTGCTTTTGTGTGTTCTTTGGTACTTCTGGTGGATTTATCTGTGGCAGTTCCAACTTGTTTTAATGATTGTGAAGCTAATTTTTTTAGATTTTCAACATTCTGATATAAATCAACGACACTCTTTACTTGATCGTATGCTTTATTGACTTCATCCCTAGTTCCCCAGTCACCCATACCTGAGTTTGCAATATCTCTTAAATCGCTTAATTCAGCCAATCTTCGTTTAGCATCTTGTAAATTTTCAATAGCTTGAATTTGTAATCCATAATTTTGCAAGTTGCTAATTGTGGCGTTGGCAGTATTAATAGCTTCTTGTTGAGTAGCATTCAACATGTCTTGATAAGAAGCTATTTTTGCATCTCTTAATTTTGTAACAGCATCTTTGTTGATTTTAACTACGCCATTTTCTACCGTAATTGCACTAGCTAAATCTGACTCTTTTGAAATTAGATCCATTGCTTCTGCTGCCGACAATCTCTTTCCATTTGCCATATCTTCAAGCAAACCATTGTATACTGCAACCGAATCTGCTGTTTCATTATATTTTTGAGTCAATATTTCATTTGCACTCATATTGTCATATTTTGATTTTGTATTATCATCAGTTGCTTTAGTATTAGTGTCAATGGCTTTTGATGATTCGTAATTTGCTACAGCATTACGTACAATTTCATCAGAAGAAAGCTCTACACTTTGAGACAGTTTTCCTTGTTTATCTGCTGCTTTATCACTTTCGTCTCCAACACCAATTAAACTTGGTAAAAGAGCGCTCAATTCATTGTTTAATTCTTTGTATGCTTTAGAGTTACCACCTAATTGAGTTTTTGCAACACCTAACAGCACTTTTTTAACTCGATCAAATTGTTTTTCTACATTATCTGCATATTTTTTTAATTCTTTATCTGACAAACCTTTACTAACTGCCGTATCGTATTCATCAATTGCATCAGATAGTCCATTAAAAGCTGATTTGAATTTTTTACTATCTAATGAACCGACTAAATCATCCAATGTTTTTCTAACTTTGTCAGCACTAGCACCGGAAGAAGACACCATTGTTGCAAAGCTTGTAACTATTGAATCTGTTGTGCTGTTTGTGGCTTTATCTGCTTGCATCATATTTTGTATGTAATCTTTTGCGGCTTGCCCAAGTAATATACTCGATTTTTGTACTTCGGCAGTCATTTCTGTCATTTGTTCTTTTTGATCTTTTAAAAGATTGTATGTATGTTTATCTATTGGATTTAAATCTTTTCCTTGAGCCAATAATTTTTGTCTTTTCTTTTCATATTCATCAAGTTTTTTATTTAAATCATCAATGGTTTTAATACCATTCATTATTCCACTATTACTTGTACTTGGAATAATTTTCCCAAGAATACCTTGACTACCATAAAGGAAATCGTCCCATTGTTCATCTTTCTTGCTTTGTGCTTTTTTATAATTTTTTATTGCATCGTCATATTCTTTTTTTACTTCTTTTTCTTTTTTGATTGCATCAACTTGTTTTTGAGTTTCGATTTGTTCTTTTAATAATTTAATTTGCTCTTTTATACTTGAACTTGTTCCAATAATTTTATTCCCGTAGGCATCTTCGCCTACAATCAAAGAAGGCATTAAACTAGCTAATTGCCTTCTAATATCATTAAATTGTTGAAGATCTTGAACATCATAATGACCACTTGAGATTTTTTGTTCATATCTTTCATACTGATCAGCCAAATCTTCAATAGATTTTTCGTGGCTTTTGAAAGAATCGATCATATCTTGTTGTTTTTGTTGAAATTCTTCTTCTTTTTTCTTGGCTTCAGTGAAGTGCGCAATTAATTTTTCTGCGGCAAAACCAATACCAGCAAATATTAAACCTACACCAGTTGCAACGGCCAATCCTCTAAATGCTGTTGCTAAAGCTGTTGTCGAAATTGTTAATCCTTTTGACATTATTTCAAATATAGACATTTCAGTTATGGCTTTTCTGAAATTTTTACTAAGGGCATAAGCTGCAACACCAGCTGTTCCAAAAATAATAGGAAGTACACCTACTACACTGGCTACTTTTGCCCCACCTTCTGCCATCCCTTTTAATATTTCAACAGCACCAATAAATCCGTCAGTAAGAAATGCTTTCCCAACTGCTAAAGATAACTCAGTGAAAGCAGTCTTTAATTCATTAATTCTAGCTTGAGCAGAATTTAGATACTTTTCATTTTCTTGCATTGCGCTTCCGGCTGAATTTAAACTTGTCTTTGTTGCATTAATAGACATATTCCAGTTTTCCATTAAAGCCAAAAATCTCGTTAATTGATCTCGTCCAGCAACATTTACTGCTACATTTTGTCGTTGTTCATCGCTTAAACCTTTCCATTTTTTAGCCAATTCATCCAAAATGGTTGACACAGGTTTTACTTGATTATTCATGTCATAAATGGAAACGCCCACTGAATCTAATGCATCTTTAGCTTGTCCAAGTGTAGTGATTCTTGAGTAAATTGTTTTTAATGCACGACCAATTTGTTCACCAGATTCTTGAGTTGTTGATCCAATTGCTGTAATGTTACCAATTAATTCATCTAAACTAACACCGTATACTTTTGCTACTGAAGCTGATTTTTGCATAGCATCAGCAATTTGTTGTGTACTAACTGAATAGTTGTTGTCAACTTCGTTTAATTTATCAATTATTTGAATACTATCTTGTGCAGAAATTTTATAAGCATTCATGACTCCAATCATGTCACTCATAGCTTGAGCAGGACTTAAATCTGAAACGTTAGATGCTAATATACTAGTTTTCGTTAGTTTCAACATATCTGCTTGAGACAATGTATCTCCATAAGAACGAGCAACTTCTGTCAATGAATCTAATACATCATGAACATTGTTACCTAGTTGTTTAGACAACTCAATTGATTGTTGCAACATTTCGTTGTACTGTTTTGGTGTCGCATCCATTACACGTTTCAATTCAGTCATAGCTTGATCGATAGAAATAACTTCTTGAAGCATGTTTTGGATACCACGAATAGTTCCATAGAAACCTGTCATAGCCGTAGCCCATGTGAAAGTTCGTGATATAGCTATGCCAATTTGTTCTGCTAAACCTAAATGTCTACCAGATAAATCCTTTATTGCGTCAGTTTGTTTATATATTGCACCATTAGCAGTGTTAATCGTACCAGTTAATGTTCTTTGTTCTTTTGAATTTTCCTTAATCGTTAAACTCCACTGTCCTGTTACACGATTCAAGGAAGAAGCGAGAACTCTTTGATCACCAATTGCTTGATTGGCTCTTAGTATATCTTCTAGCTGCTTACTAGTTACACCATTTAAATCTTTCAAACTACTATCTGAAGCAATTAATTCGCCCGGACTAATTTTCCTTGAAGCATTTCTGTCCAGCATTTTTATTGTATTATTTAATTTATTTAACTGTTGGATATCATCTCTGGTGTCTATTGCATTTGACATTTTCTTAAATGTTTCAGTAGTAATTTTTCCTTGTAATTCAAGTGTTCTTAACTGTTTAAGCAATTGATCTCTTTTTTGTCGCAAACTCTCTTCTGCTTTTTCTTGTTGTTCAACATTATCAATTGCTTTATTGCTGACTAACTCCCATTCCATTACAGGTTTAGTAGAAGAGTCTGAACTGTCAATTTTTTTACCTTGATTAATTAATTTGTATGTTTCGGTAATAGTTCTTCCTAAAGCATCTCTATATTTAATTACTGCTCTTTCTATATCATCTATGTCTTTTTTTGTTGAAACAGTAATTTGAGAAAGACTGTTAGCATCTTTTTTAATTTCTTTTATGCGATCTTGTAGATTACTGTATCTCGCAATCTCATTTTTAACATTATCCATTATTAACGAATCTGCATTGTCATTCATTTGCTTGAAGGATTTGTTTAATTCACTACTAAAACTTTTTTGTATTTTATCAACCAGTTTTTGAAGTTTTTGTATTTCTTTATCATCAAAACCGATATTTAAATTTTGAATCTTATCTAAACCACTTAAGTTCAGATTAATATTTAATTTATTTATTTTTCCTTCTAATTCTCGAATTTGTTTATTGATATCTTCAACAGATTTAGGACTATTATCAAGTCCAACTGATAACTTTATACCTAACTCATCCATTCATTGACACTTCCTTTCTCAAAATAAATAAAAAAAGAAGTGCCAATGAATGACACTTCTTAAACATTCCCATTATAAGCCATTTGATTTCGATTAATGATTACTTCTAACATTTTATGCCATCTTAATGAATTCTCAACAGCTTCTTTGTATTCTGGTTTATGCGGATCTACCCAACCGGCTTTGTTCAAAAATTTGATTGAATGTACCGGATCAGACAAATCATTTATAACCAATTGAAGCGTTAGTTTAGAAAGTTTTTCTTCTGCAAATTGAGTCGCTCCAGAACCTCCAATTATTGCACCAACTCCACCAGCAAGAACCCCACCGACCAATGCCCCACCTATTTGTGAAGCTCTTGAAGTGCTAATTTCAGTAACACCATCTTTTATAACCTTTGCTTCTATAATGTCTTTAAATGCTATAGACTTCATTCTAAATCCATCATGAATCGATTGTCTTTTTAAAACGATCACATTCTGATATTTTTTATCTAAACCAATAGCCGATAAGTTATCAACTCCAACAAACAACTCATCGCATTCTATATTATGCTTTTTTAAAATATTGTTAACCTGTTCTTCCGCATCTTGCTTTTCTAATTCTTTATTGTTTTTATAAGTGCTGAGGGACAAAGCGAGAAACACAAAACTAATCAATACCCCATATAAGCTATCCATATACATTGAAAAAATTTCAGTGGCTACAAAAATCAAAAACCAAACTTCTGGTCTTATCTTCACTAAACCACATCCCCGTTTTTATATTTTACTTCCATTGTATCCGATTTTTACCACAAATAAAAGGTTTATTTTATTTAAAAAAATCCATCTCAACTTGACAGCCAAATTTCATTAGCTGTCAAATTCAAAAGGATTCTATATTTCAAATTTCTTTTTATTATCTTTGATTTTATTGACATCCTTTTTGATATAGTGTTTCAATGTTACATCAGGGGACATGTGGTGCAATAAATCTTGAACATCTTCAAGTTTCATTCCAGAATTGTATAAAAGTGTGCTGTAAGAATGTCGCAAATCATGACTATGTAAATGAGGAATACCAATTAAGTTCCCAATTTTTTTAATCCAGCTCATTTGCATTGTATTTTTGGAAACTTTAGTCCATTGACCATTACGTTTAGAAATAAACAAATATTCACATTCGATACCATTTTCTTTACGATATTCAATCCATTGTTTAATCAATTCCATTCCTTTTTCAGAAGGGAACAAGTCAACTTCATATCCTTCTTTCTCGATGACTCGTTCAATAATTCCTTCTTCAAAGTTAATTTGATTTAATTTAATATTGTTTAATGCTTTTACTCTTGCCATTGTAGTTAAAGCAACTTCAAAATATGTATATAATTGAAGATCTCCTAATTCCTCAAGCTTTCTTCGAATTTCCTCAACTTGATCTTTAGATAAAAATGTTTGAATAATTTGCGGTTTTTCACCAGCTTTGACAGAAGGTCTTTCGATAAAATCCATTGGGTTTTCTTTAATCTTTCTTTTTCTGCGTAAATATATAAAGAAAGAACTTATACTGCTTACTCTCCTCTGAATTCTACGTTCTTTATTTCCGAATGTCGTAGTGCAGAAAGCTACATAGTCCTCTAACAAATCAACCATGTCATCAACATCATTTTTAATAATATCTAAAATATACTCATTATTATAATTTTCCATAATGTAGACGAGCCATTGATTAAAATCTGACATGTAGCTTTTCTTAGTGTCATCTGAAAGATTCATATTCTTATATGAAAAATATTTTTCTATCAACTTTTTATTTTGGGGATTAACTTTTTCTAATTTTTCAGGTGTTACATACTTAACATATTTTCTTTTTCCCAAAAGCATCACCATCCATTTCTACTCAACACTAATCCCTCTATCACGCAATTCCCTTTTTAAAGTCTCAACATGTCTTTTTGACCGTTCTAGTTCCTCAGCAGTGCTTTTTGTGAAAGGTCTACCTCTAAGATACTGCCAAGCAGTACCATCTCTATTCTTTTTGTAATCATACTGTTTACCGTTAGCCCCATCACCATATTCAATTAAATCATCTATACGTTCATGATTATCTGAACCAGTAGTGATGTTTTCAACGATCATTTCAACACCATTATCGGTTTCATAAACGTTTTCAATCATATTTTTTCTATCTTTTAAACCACCATTTTCTCGTCTTCGTTGATATATCCAAGGTTCACCATCAACTGAATTAGGGCGATATTTGTCATAAACTTCCGTTTCAATAGTTTCTTGTTCCACATCTCGAATAGTTTCAGCAACTTCTTTCATTGATTCTTTAACCTTATTATTTAAATATTTTTCTAAGTCTTTGAGATTTTTAAATTGTGGCATGATATCAACTCACATCATTACTTTCTTGATTCAACACGCCTAATATTTCTTTATTTTTTAATTGTAGTGTTTCAAATTTCTTTTGGGCATCCATGAAAATTTTCTTAACAGTATAATAAGAACTCAAGATATCCACTATTTCATCGAGTACCTTAGAAATTTGTTTGGGATCAAATGCTTTTTCTACGATGGGTCTAAAATAATCTGCATTAACCATTTCTTTCATAAACGCAATTTGTTCTTCAAATGAATTAGGTATATATTTATTTAAGTCAGTAAAATACTTGATACACAAAAATAAAACATAATTCATAGTCATTTTATCGGAAAGTTCAATTCCTTTTTCTTCTATATATTCAATTTTCACTCTTAATTCTTCAATCAATTCTTCTATTTTAGTGTTTGCAAAAACAGGATAATATTTTAAAGTTTTTCCATCATCAAATGTATAAACTTCTTTTACTTGCGTTTCTTTACTTCTTCTTTTAATATCTGATGGTTTCAAAGTCGTACTCTTTTTCTTTTGTTGTTTAGCCACTTTATATCCTCCTTGTACTCAAATTTAAAATAAGAAGGGCAGACTAACAATCTGCCCTAGTTTTATTAGGCAACTGGAATACGGCGAATAGCACCTACAACATTGGAAGCTTTAGGTTTAACTACACGTAAGTTAAACGCATGTGCTTGTGCTTGACGTTCAGAAGCAGTGTTAATAGTGAAGTTACCAGTAGGAATAGCTTTATAGAATTCATATTGAACCGTATGAGTTACCCTTTCTTCACTTTCATCAATTTCAACAGTTGTTAAAATGGCTTTAACACCTTTGGCGAAAACAGAGTTATCAATTTCAATTTCTTGTGTTTCAGGTGGAGTATCATAAACGTATGTACGGACTTCAATTTCATCGCCTACATTAACAGTTGGTGATGCCCCTGCAAAACTTACTGTTTTACCAGTTACAGTAAATCCAGTAATTCTTTGTCCATCCTCTGTATAGATCGCTAATTCATTAACCGCAGAAGGTGTATTATCTAAATCAATTTCTGCAACCCCGGTTCCATCATCTTTTACTTCATACCATTTAGGAGTTGCATAGGCTTTACCAGCACCAGTTTTTATATCCTGTCCAAGTTGTTTTGCTAACCAATCAAATCTGAATTGAATATCATTCATGCTAATATTAATGTCACGGTCAGAATGTAATGTACCGTAAAGCTGATTACCTCTACCGCCACGAACTTCTTGCTCTTTTACTTGAGTTTCAATGTTAGAGTCTTGAAGTGTAGTAGTACCCACCACACCACCATCATTATCAATAAGAATTACATCAAAAACGTCTGCAATTACAGCCATTATTTTTCCTCCTTAAAAATTAGTATTATATTAATTTATTTAAAGCGGCAGTTAATCCGCTTTAAATGCTTTGCTAATATTAGATCCTTCTGTAGATTTAAATACACCCTTATAAGGATCTACATATAACTCTAAACACTCGGCAAAATGTTCTAACTTAACATCAGCCGCAGCATATGGATTAGCATATAAAATAGAAGTGGTTTCATATTGTTTAATTTTATTTATTCTTTGAAACTCACTTTTTAATTGATAGATTGTATATTCTGCAATATCCCAATAATGTTTACCACTTAATACAGCTATAGTAGTAATCATATCTTCCATCGTTATATTTGCAGCTTCTTTATTTCTGTGTTCTAATACTTTCTCAGCCCATTGTTGAAGAAGTTTATCTTTGTAAACCTTTGGTTCAAAGATGATATTTTGGCGTAAAATTACTCGTCTTAATTCTTCATAGGTTTTATTGGTGATTATTTGATTATTTTCGTTTATAAAAAAATAATCTTTTCCATCTGTATCAATTCGAAAATCATTACTTTTAAGAACCAAATTAAAAATCGTACAAAGAGAATCAACCAATTCTTCATCTCTTATTCCAATTACAATCCGGTCAAGTAAGGGGATATCTTCTTCAATATTTAATGGCAAATGATTTTTAGTTAATAGTAATACATTTGCATTTTTTTCAAACAGATCCCAATCCTTTACCTTAATTGGATGCACATCTCCAACTCCATCTACATAAGTCGCCATTCCTAAAATATCTGCCATACTCATTTTTTCAGTCCCTCAAATTCGTAAATGTGACGATAACCAATATAATTAGGCGGAGATGAAATTGGATTTCCCCCTACATAATCCATTTTAGTGATTCCAACTAACCTGTTTTCTATTAACAAAGTATTTAATCTATCGGAAATCCACATGGAACGCAGATCTTTTTCGAAAGAGTTGTGAGAAAAGATGTCTATAATAATTTCCTGACGAGCAATCTTATAGTTATAGGAAATTGATCTTCTTCTTCCTGCATATAAATAAAGTCTGCATATGGATTGTGTTGCTAAATCATCTGATTTAGAACCAAGTACAATTGAATTATCGATTATATTCCATCTTTCTTCTAATTCCATCTCCAATATGTTTGGAAGCGTATCAGATAGTGGATCTGGTTGTTTCGTAGTTTTAGGTGGATAATATAGTAATCTCAAAAGGGTTTCGTCGTTTGTAAATAATTTATAAATTGTACCTATTTGTCCTTTCATCCCATAGGCTTATCCACCTTCCTTTCAGCAATGATTCTCATTATTCCCTTACTATCAATTACTGAAGTGTAATTAATATCTGTGATCTTGTATGTTTCGTTGTACATCTCAAATAAAGAATCAATTTTGAGATTATCTGCAACCTGATATTGCATAGAAATAATTAATCTTCCCTCTGGTAAAGGAAGTTGCTCATCCATGTTGGTATAAAAATACCTATCTTCCACAATACACGGAACCAACTTATCAATTTCATATGTATCGTCATATTCTGGTCTACCCAGATCATTTTGACCGATAATTACCCTTTTCTTCCCTGAAAGAACTCTGAAAGTAGAATTACATAATTTTCCTATTCCCTTAACGTAAATTGCATCTTCAAAAACTTCAGTAAGTAAATATGTTTTCTTACCAATAGTGATTTCATCCCCTAAAAACACTTTTGTATTAGGTCTGAACAAAATCACTTTTTCATCATGCTTATCTGATTTGTTTACTATGGCGTCACTATCAACCCCATTTAATAAAATGGAAGTATAAGAAGGCGATGTAGCAAAATTTTTATCAACAATATTTTTGTTTGTGTTAATCAATGCCTCCGGTAACGTTGTGCCACGTTCTTCTAAGCGCTTTATGTATCTATCTATATAATTCATTTTTGATCACCAAGTTCTTTATCACGCATCTTTTCAACTAAGCTTGTACAATGAAAGATTTCTCTTTTGATAATTTTTAAATCATATTCAGCTTGGAGACTATCATCATATAGATGTTCAAGAATATTTAATAATGAATCAATAATGACTTGGCTTTCGCTGTTTTTCACTCTATATTGCAAACCATAGACTTCATAACTAAGAGAATCAATAAAAGTAGTAAGCCCTAAATTCTTTTCTTCAAATAAACATAAAACTTTGTAAAATTGATCTATTAAATAGGCGAAATAATTTTTCTTTTTCACACTTTACACATCCTGCATGAAATAATACTGTATCATTAAAGACTCGGCTTCTTCTTTTATTGATTTTTTCAAGTTATTTACTTCTTTCAATTGGTTTGCAGGAGAATAGTTGGCAAAATCTTTCGAGCCAAGATATGTTTCAAAATATTCTGAGCGCAATACCTTTGGTGATAGATATTCAACAACCATTAACGTGGAAAGTATTTCTTTTTCCATCTGTGTTAATGTTTCTGTGAAGGCTTGATTAGCATCATCTCTTTGACTTAAATCTTTTGTGCAATAGGTGAATTTTGGAATAGCACTTATTAGCCAATCTAACATTTTTTCTTTTGCAAAATCTGGATCTGTTTGCAAATCATTTTTTAATTCATAATCTTCAATTTTACTTAGAAACAAAATGAATATTTCATCATAAGGGGTCATTTAGTTCACCCCATTTTTATACAATCTCTTGACCAAGTTCTTCAAAAATATCTACACCAAAAACGTCTTTAATTAAATTTAATTTAGATTGAGACAAATCAGATTTCTTAGCCGTTTCAACAACTTTATCAATAGCATGTTTAGCTGTTATTTTTTCTAATTCAGATTTCATTTTTGTCAGATTCATTTTAAAGATTTTTTGGATATCTTCTTCAGAAATCGTATTTGGATTTTTTTCAATGTAACCCATTTTGTTCATCAATTCTTCATCTTCAACATAAAGTGTTCCATTAGAAAACAAAGTGCTAACCGAATCGGCATACAAAATATCATTTTCACTCAACATAGCAAATGAATTGGCTCTAATAGTGACTTCACGATTAGCCTCGTTAGCAAAGTGAATTCCAACATTAAATGGATTATTGTTTATTACTTTATATGTATTCATTAACTACACTCCTTGTATTCTTAACTGATTTATGATAAATTGATAAAGGAGAATAATCTCCCTTATCAATTTAATTTATTTTTATTAAGCAAGAGTTGTATCTTCATAAACTCCCATAAGTTTACGTACACCGACTGCACCAACACCAACATATTGATCAAAACGCATTTCCATTTCCTTGCTATTGATGTTAATTTGAGAGTCAATATTTTGAACGCCACCCTCAAATTGAACTTTAATAGGACGTAGTTCAGGAACACCATTAGGAATGACATAAATTAAATCTCTACGCAATTCTGTTTGAGTTAAAGAGTTTACTTGGAATGGATTGTTTAATTTAATAAGTTGTCCACCTAAATATTGCCCAATCATTCCATTTTGGTTATGTTCAACCATATAAGCATCAGGAACACGATTGCTAAATCCAGTGAGCGCAGTAAATTTACTCAATGCTTCAATATCACCAACAATTGCTACAGATCCAGCAATTCTCATCATGGCATTAAAGATTGGATCAAATGTACCTTTAACTAAACCTGCTCCTGAAGCATAGTTAGGCGTACTCATTGCAGAGAAAGCTGCATATACAGCATCTTGAATACGTTTTACAATTTTTAATTCCATTTGAGTAATTGCTTGAGAAGCGATTCGGTTGAAATCTACTTTTCCTGTTTGAAGTTCATAGAAATTTACTACTGGACGAATAGATACTTCATCAGTATCCAAAGTTACATATTTGTTGCTAATTTTGGAACGTTCAGTAGATGAACTTTTGGCTTGGAAGAACGCTTTCAAACCATCAACTTCAATTTTGAATTGTGCTTTTTCTCCCATACCCGTATTTTTTACATCAGCAATTTGTTCAACATATTGAAGACGTTGAGTTAAACCTTCATCAATAACATATTGAAGAATTTGCCCAATCTCATAACGATTGTTTGGATTAGGGTTAGACGCTAGTTCACGAATATATTCATTAGCATCTTTAACTTCTTTTTTATCAACTTCTGCTTTCAATAAATCTTTAGAAAATACTTCAACAATACGCGAATCTTTTGTGATTTTCATATGTATATAACCTCCGATTATAATATTATTTTAATTTAATTAAATAACTTGTAATCTTAATGTATCTGTTCCATATTCATTTGTTTTTTCTTTTACAACAAATTTAATTTGTGGAGTACGAGAACCAACAGCCTCTACTTTCCCATCAACACCAACAGCTACTACATCACCTTCATTCAAAGTACCATTGAATTCAGTAGTAACTAAAATTTCTCCTTTTTGAGGCAAGTGAAGACGTAAAAATTTACCTTGTTTTACAACAAAATCAATATCGTCAACACCTTGTTCATCAATAGTTTCAATTTCGTTTACTACGAAATAAACAAGTCCATCTCCGGTAGTAGCATCAGCCAAAGAAGCTGTTTTGGCTGCATGGTTTAAAACTACAAACTGTCCATTTTTCACCCCATTAGCTTCTGCATTGATATAAGATAGATACTGATCATTTCCTAAAGCAACAAAACCTGCCATTAAAAATTCCTCCTTAATAAGTATATAATTTATTTTATTTTATTAATTAATGAGATGGGGAAGCCCAATACTCATGCTTATCTTTTGTTACTAAATCTCCTTGTTTTGAAGCGGCGATTAGAATGTCTTTATTGTCTTTTTCAGCAGTTTCAACTTTTTCTTTTTGTTTAGCTACTTCTTCAACTACAATATTGTTAAGCTCTGCTGTATTCAATTCATTAATTGCGTTTTGTACCTTTTCAGATTTGAAAGTTTCTTCAGAAAGCAATTTAGAATATTTAGAAGACAATTCTTGAACTTTTTTCTCTTTCTCAGCTTTTTCAAAGTTTTCTTTGTAAGGTTTTAATTCCTCAATTTGAGAATTAAGTTCTTTAATTTTTTCTTCCAATTCAACTTTGGATTCTTTTTCAGAAACTAACAAAGCATTTAATTCATCAATTTTTTCTTGTAACTCTGCGACTTTAGATTCTAACTCTTGTGTTTTTTCTTTATTTTGTTCAGACATTAGTTCCAAATCCTCCTTTGATTTATTCAATTTATCTTGTAATTCATTAATTTCCTTTTCTTTTTCAGAAACTAATGAATTCAAATCAACATTTATAGGTTGATAAGTTAATTCAACTTGAATCCATTCAGACTCAGGAGCAATAGTAACCTTTTCATCTTCAACTGTATAACTTACTTTGTAAAGCTTGTCAGTTTCATTCCAATCTTCAATGATTACGTATGTTTGGAATAATTCTCGAATCCAGTATCTATATTTTCTTTCTTCTGTTTCTGGATCAGTTGGATTCAAAAGGTTATAAATTTGATCTCGAATATCATCAAGACTTAATTCACTTTTCTCAATATGATATTTAACTTTTTGCCCTTTATTAAATAGTTCCTTTGACACTTCAACATCTCCTTTCTCTCTGAGATTGTTTAAATCTTTCTCATATGCTTCTGCAATAAGAAGTGTTGCACGACTACGTGATTCTGCCGGTTCTGACACTACACAACTAGCAATTAAAGCATTGTTACCATCGTTATAATGAATTCTTCTCACACCATCTTCCACGTTTTCATATGACGAAATCAAAACTTCACATGAAAACTCTAAGTCACTATTTTTATATAATTCAACAATGGCTTCACAAACCGAAGGGAATCTTTTGAAAATACGTGCTTCACCCATAAGCAGTTTAGCATTTGATTCATCTGTTTCTTCCCAGAAATCTATAAAACTTCCAATAATATCAGTATTTAGTTCTCCATTGCTGTATTCATGAGTTAAATTATCGTATACACCGTTTTCAAGCTTAACCTTATTTGCAACCAAAGGAATACCTATGTATTTTGACTTATTGTCAATTACACCTTGTATAAAGTCATCAGTAAAAAGTGCATTATTATAATTTACTTGATTGGAAAGTATACATAATTTAACTGTCATGTAAATATCATTGGAATTTTCATTCAATTCTAGGATTTTAGAGGCAAGAGTTAATCTGTCACTCATTCTCCAACTTTCACCTCCTTTCAGGTGCTGCTAATTCATTATTATTTAATTTTCTTTTTACACTCATCGCATTCACAGTTTTCTTCACATTCGCATTTTACTGATCCTAATTCCAACAAACTTAATTTGCTTTTATTGTTTGCTTCAAAATTTTTAGGCTTATATCCCTTCATTTTTATCACCTCTTTTAACCAGATGGGGAAGGTTTATCATTTCCGCCTTGAGTTTTACTCTTAATTGTGTTTTCATTTGTAGGGTTTTTTTCTTCTGGTCTACCACCTTTATCTTCAGTATTACCTGAATTGGTATACGCATTAGCCGCAGGATAAATCACATCTTGAAGTTTTAATACTTTCTTTTCATATTCAGCTTGATTTATAGCATAGTGATAAGGAATACCCAATAAATTCTCCAACCAAGGTTGTACAATTCCTGTTTGCATATATAAATCTTTATAATTGTTTATCTTATTTTCTTTATCTATAGTAGTCGATCTATCAAAAATTAATTTGCAGCTTAAATTTTTAGGAAGTAATTGATTAATGTGATAATTGATTATCGATTCAAACTGTTCTAAAATGGTGAAAATAAATCTAAATAGTTTTTCCAAGTTCATTTGTGCTGAAGAATAGTCTGAATTGCCACCTCCATAGACAATTGCAGAAGAAATGCCTAGATTAGCAAAAATTTCATTATCAATTTTTTCATATAATTCTTTTTTAAACATTTGTGTATCAATTTCTAATGCTTTTAACTGAAAAAATTCAGGTAACGCTATAACTCCTGTGCCTGAAGTGTCATTAGAAGAATAACGACTATTAACTTGTTCTTTCTTTTGTATTAGCTGACTTACTTCTTTGAAGTATGCTTGAATAAGTGGTTTAGGTGCTGGTTTACTTCCTTTCGGATTTTTTGGATCTGGCATATTCCCAGCATATAAAATCAATATTTGTTTAATTAATCGATCTGCAACTGATCTTTCAACACGATTTATAATTTCTTTTTGCAAGATTGATTCCCAAGCCCCCAATGTCATTGGTAACCCGTATGGGAAATTCCTTCTAGCATCAATATTGATAACATGACAATTATTTAACTCAACATAACGATAATCTTCACCTTTTTTTCTATAGAGGTTATATTTTTGTAGAGTTACTTCATCAGGCAAAGATTCTATTATCATTGTTTTTTCATTCACGCTTTTATAAGAATCAATTGCTTTTAAATCATATTCTACAACCCATTTACCATTACGTTGTTTGTTTATTCTTAAATCATCTAAATCTAAAAATTGAAAGTATTTATTAGAACGTAAACAAACAACTAATGTCCCCATTTCACCAACTTCATATAAGCCATCGCGAACAAATTTTATTACATCAATATTTTCTAAAAACTCTTGAACCACCTGTTCATATTTTTTTATTTTTTTAATATTTTCGAGACTTGACCAATACAGGTGATAATTTAAACTAGGCAATGATTTTACTGTTCTCAAAACATCCCGCAAAATACCGTGTTTATTTGATAAATATTTGGCAGCTCGCTGAATTTCTTGAATATGTGCATATGGATTTTGTAAATATCTATATAAGTCAGCTAATTTAATATCAGTTAGGGATGCTCCTGACCCATATTGAGTAAAAAAATCGGTCAGCGAAGCTACTTCTAACCATTGCTCATATTCATTTTCGATATTTTTGTTCTCATCAGACATTCTTTTTACCTCCTTTCTATATTAAAATAATTTAGTTTAAAAACCTGATGACATAAAGAATAGATAGTCATCTACACTTACATTATCATCTTTTAATAATTCTCTTTCCAATTCATTCGCAATATAATTTCCATAAGCCAGACTACTATATCTGTCTTTTCGGTTTCTTCCTTGTTCTTTAATTTTAATTACACCCGAATCAGGATTTCTTTCTCCTTCAAGATTAACCATTTCATTAATTAATAGAGTGGTTTGTACATAAGGTAGTTTCAATTTGACTTTAATTTCTTCGTCTAAATCGTTATATGATTTATGACTTCTTAGAAATTCTTCAGCTTCATTTTCTTTTACTAGAAGTTTAATTTTTCCTCTTTTAAAAGCATCCTTAAGAAGAACGGCTATTTCACTATTAAATTGAGTATTTGCTTTTATGCTATAAATGACTTTTGGGGCATCTTGATAAACACATCGCTCTTGCATTTTTTCATCATTAATACAATTTAAAGGTTCGTATTCAATCCCTCTTTCATAATCCATTTGAGGTAAAACTAATTGATCATATACACCAATTCCGGCATTTTGAGTATCTAAGACAATATAATCACAATCAAAATCATAAAATAATTGTCTAATTCTCATAGCTTGATCGCCTGTATGTCCACCTTCAATGTTCTCAGCGTATATTACCTGTCTTTCATATCCTTGTTTTGTTGGGACTAATCTTAAAACAAAAAAAGCAGAAGCATCATTTTCTTTACCACTCATTGTTGCAATGTCAGCAGTAAGCAATCTTAATTCACCATTTGCCTTTTTATCTAAAGAAAATGATTTATCATTAACTAACTCTAAAATATCTTTCGGATATCCAGCTTTACCTATTTTTCTATTTTTGTGTAAATCATCAAATTTAAAAAATGCCTTTTCTGATTCACCAAACCACAATGCTTCCATTTCCATTTTCCAAGCTATTTCATCGAAATCAGATTCTGACATTTCATCTAAAACTTGCTCTCTCATTAATAGTCCTTCTTTGATGGCCAATTGATAAGGAAGATGGCAAACAAAATATTTCTTCCCCTCCATCATTGCTTTAAAATAAGCTAACATTCTTTCATATGACCAATGAGATTTTAACCAACAAGAAGACAAATAAATTTCTTTATTACGTTCTTTTAAATGAGCGTATTCAGGCTTTTCAAGATATTTAGGGCTTCTTGGAGCAGCTAAAAATTTTCTTAAAACTTTAGTTATCACAGAAAAATCAACCATGCGAAACTCATCAACAAGTATTAGGTTGGCGCGCTTGGATCTTGCATTGTCGTTGGCGGCAACAACCTTTATCCAGCTTCCATTATGAAATTCAACTTTTGGATCATTAGCACTAGTCTTCAAATCTGAAATTTCTCGATTGAGATTTGGACTGTTTTTACGCATATCATCAATTTTTTCTATGATTTCACGCGCCTGCCCTTTGGTTCCTGACGCAATAACTATTTTTGTTTCAGGATAAAGAATCGCCCTTACAACGCAATAAACCGCAGATAAAAAACTTTTCCCTTGTCCACGACTTGCTAAGTACATAAAATAGTGGCAGACATTCATTGCAAACAAGAGGAATACCTGAAATAGTTTTAATTGAATACCTAAATATTCCTTTACAAACTTATGGGGGTTAGCACGATAATAAGAAGTCCATATACCAATTCCTTCCATAAGTCTTTCTGATTTTGTTTGTGTTTTCCTAAAGTTCCTTTCCTTTTTAAAAATGTTTAATCCTCTTGCCGATTTGTTTCTATCTACCTGATAGTTCTTATAGCTCGCCATCGTCATCAACTTCTTCTGGTCTTACTGTATATTTGTTTAATTCTTTTTCGTATTCATCTTGAAATTTATTTTCCATTCCTAATGCTCTAGCCATATGACCAAAGAAAAATGTTCTTAGATATTTACCAATATTATCAACATCTTTCCATTGTGGATCAGGTTCGGGAATCGGTCTTTCTCTTTCATATTTTTTTATAAGTGTTCCAAAAGTTTCTTGTTCAACTGCGTTTGCACCAGTTTCTTGTACAGGCTTTAAGTTACTTGAGCCAAGTAAATCCTGTAATGTTTTAAGTTGTTTATCAACACTTTCTCCATTGGCTCGTCTTTTCCTTATGTCTAATTTAGTCAGACAAATTTCTTGTATTAATGTCTCCATTCCTTTAGAATCAACTTCATATCGATTGAGATAATCACTAAATTCACTATTTAAAAATATGTATTCATCTTCAGTAAATCCTCGTCCCCAAAAATCTTCAGATTCTAAAAATTCTTCTTCTGTTAATTCTTTTGGTTTAGACTTCTTAAAACTACCCACCGTTTTAACTTCTTTAAACATATCCGAGTCTTCAAAAGAGGAATTTTTATAAACACTAGGAATCATTTTTATGTAATCCCTATAATTACCATTGAAAAATTCTTTAAGTAATGGTTTATCTATTAATCTCAACAAAGATTTAAAACCATCAAACCCTTGTTCATCTATGATTTCATAAACACATTTTTTACAGATATGTAGTCTACCATCAGGGAAAAACGGTGGATCAGCAGCATAGAATTGTGTTAATGAGTATGTTTTTTTACATTTAGCACACTCTTTTTTAGGTTGACTTTTTCTAGTAGCCATCTGATCACCCCCAAATTTCAATTAAAAAAGAATCCTTAATAATATCTGCCATTTCGACCGTTTAAAATGGCAAGCACTATAAGGACTCTTTCAATAAAATCACTCTTTTATTATTAATTATTATTTTTCAAAAGAAAAAGCACTCCGAAAGATGTTTAATTAGTTATTTATATAATGCCCGTACCTATCAAGGAATTCCATGAATATTTCTAACTCTTTTGAGTTTCTACTATTTACACAATTTTCAGCAATATGTTCAGGTAATCCAAATGTAATTAGCGTTTTAATTGCCTTTATTTCCTTTTTAGTATAGAAGTCCTCCATCTTTTTAACCTCCTCTACTATTTCAATAAAAAAAGCCCCTCAGATGGATGCTTTTTAGATATTTGTCTATTCATTTGGATTTAGTTTCACATGTTTCCCTTGCTTGTTTTTCAATAAACATAATCATTTCATAGATGTATTCATCTGACATATTTACTAATTTATCAGGCGTTATTCCAAAATTAACAAAAATAAGGTGAGCCATTTCTGCTGAAACTTTAGAACTTTCAACTTTATGGATTTTACTTTCTAATTCACGCAACAATTGAATAGTTTTTCTTATTTCACGTTGCAAAGCCTTAAGTCCAGTAAGTGCTTTAGATACATCTACATCAAATTTAAATTCTTCACGCGACAATTTGTCCGTCATGTCCATCGACCCCTTCTTTATTATGAAATAAAAAATGTCGTCTGAGGTAGACGACTAGCGAAACAAAACCTAGCGAATAAAAAAATAACGAATTAAATTTTTAGCGAATAATGTGCATACGCAGCGCTTGTGAGCAATCTGCGGTTGATCACTTAGATAAAAAGCACAGGATTTACTGTCCGAAATGTAACTCCTCGTTCGGAACGAGTGACAATATTAAAACGCCTAAAAGTTACATCAGCATTCCTGCACCCACTGGTATCTACTTAATCCTATTGACCCTCCTGCACAACCCATTAATTTAATGGCGGGCGGGGAACATTTTACAATAGGCGACCAAGCTATCCTCGATTCTTCAATTAAGTAGACACCAATCGATACAGGAAAAACGTAATTATAAATAGAGTCGAGACGCATCTCGACTCTATACACGCATGTCCGCAAACATACGCGCTGACCGTAGCCCAGACGCATCCAGACTACGAAGTGTGTTCCGAAGATACACACCGCAATTGATATATATTGAACGCTGATTTAACGGGTTCAGCGTCCGAAACCTTTGCAGGCGACAAGCTATAAGCAAATCGCAATTGAATCATCGATTTTAACAGATGACCGAAAACCGGATCTTCATATAAACGTGTAAGAATTATTGCAAGATTCTATGTCTCGCAGGGTGCTATGACCCAAACTTAATAACATTTTCAGTTGTATTATTAGTCGGAGACAACTGCCAAACCCTCAAACATTTTTAGTTGGTACTTTCTTTATTTAACGTTGGGCGACCTTACCACAACATCAAAACGATGGACTTTCTTTATTAACGTGACGCTATCCCTACGTCACTTCATACCGCAGGCGTGTCGGCACTCACGCATCTCCATCTAGGGCGATAGCTGCCTATTCTATCCTCTGTGGTTTATTTTAAACATTGAGTAATTTGCTACATTCTTTCTTTTTTAATTTTAACAATTCAACTTCTTGACATAATAATTCACGATATTGATTGGAACCAAATGAGTAACCACACTTAGATTTTTCAATAAGCTCTAGTTTTTCATTTATCTTGTCAATTATTGATAACATACAAATTCTCCTCATAAAATAAGTCATTGAATTTCATGAGCAATCCCAAATTTAACAGCATCTTCAGCGCCAAAGAACCAATCTTTTTTATTACGTTTAACTCTATCCAATTGGTTCTTTTTTAAATTAGTTCTTTCGATAACCAATTCATCATACATCTTTTGTAAACGTCTATTTTCTTTTGTTACTTCTTCAATTTCTGTATTTTTTCCAACACTAACTGTACTGATCTCATGATACATGAAATTTGAATATTTTCCGCAAAAACGTTTATGACATGCAATAAAAATAGCAAATGCCATACTCATGACATAACCATCTACATAACCATAAACAGGAGTTTCAGAAGAAAGAATTGCAGAAATCAGAGCAAATCCATCATAAACTGATCCACCATAGGAATTGATATATAATTCAATAGGTTTTCTTTCTTCAATTGGTTTACCTTCATCTTCTTTATTAAATTTTTTAATTTGCATCACAACTGTATCAAAGCCCAATGGACTAATTTCTTCATTCAAAATGATTCTGCGATCTTTTAAGTGATCTACAAAAATTTTTTCTAATAAATGTAATCCACCAACATTTTCTTCAATATCCTCAACAAACATCTTTTTATTTTTCATGTGTTTAGCCTCCTTATCACTAATAGAAGGCATCGGACGAAAATAAATCGTCATACCATTTTAATTTCTTTTAAAAATCCTGAAATAAGCAAAATACGCCTTTATGTACAACTTTAATAAAAAATTATTTAATTTCTTTTTCATATATATTCACCAAATTAAAGTTTGATAGAATAGGTGCTTTCCAAACCTTCTTCTTTATCAAAAACCATAAACTTTTGACTAGGCTTTGCTACATGTCTACCTTGCATTGCAAAATCATCTACACCTATAAGAGAACCATTTGTTAAAACAGTGGTTTTTCCATATTCATTTTCATAATTATGATGAATATGCCCACCGATAATCATATCCGGTACATATCCTAATAGCTGAGGTAATTTTGTAACACTTTGATCGATTCTATCAAAATTGCCATGTACAAATACAATTTTTGTATCAAAAATGTTTGTGGTTATGTACCCATCATTATCTGAAACAATTTTTATATTTGGTATGTTTTTTAATCTTGCTTCAAGATACCAAGGTACAAGATATTCAAAATTTTCTTTTATTCCTACATCATCTTTTTTACCAATACGACCATGATTTCCAATTACGTTATAGAAGTGAATCTCATTAAATTCAGAAGCTAATTTAACCAATATTTCAGCCAATGTTTCTGAGACATATTGAATTTGCTCAATAATATCTTCATTTGACTGAACTCTTGTTGAGACATGAATCATTCCCGATAAAAGATCACCTAACTGTGCAACATGTAATGTAGAGATCTTATTAAATTTTCCATATGTAATAATTTTGTTTGCCAACTTTGTTACTCGTTCGTTAAACACTTCTTTGTTGTATTTGTTTATTGTGTTATCAACTTCCATACCAAAGTGCCAATCACTAAATAATGCAAGCCCGTGTCGTTCTTCACTGAACTCAAATGAACGATTTTTATTATTAAATTTCAGGGGTTTCTTTTTCTCAAGTTGAAGAATTGCTTCGTAAATATCATCTTTAATTTTTTCAAAACGTGCTGAATTTCTGATTAAATTTCGATATTCACGTTTTTGATCTCGTTGACGAACTTTCTCTTTTTCAGCTTCAATCTTCAATTCTTCATACTTTTTAACAATGTCTTCATTAAGATTTTCAGCAATAATGAAATCTTTCCATTTTACATAGGCTGCATAATCTTTTCGCCACTTGCTTTCATCATAATTGCTTCCATATTCTTTATTCAGCAAATCTGCGATTTCTTCTCTACTTAGTCCATATTCATTCTTTTTCTCATACAAACGAATATGGTAACGATTAAACGATTCTCCTTCTTGTCTTCTTAGAATGGGATCATCTAACATTCAATCACCATCCTTTACCCTTCATGACTTTCAGGTTCTAATTCTAATACTTCTTTAAAAGTTACATCTACTTTTTTGCCAGCAAAACGATTAATAATATCTGATAATGTATGAGTTAAAGTCTCATCTTTAAGAAATTCAACAATTTGATTATCTTCCAAAGAAATTTCAGCATTTTTAAAAGAAATTGTATGGTTTAACTTAGCCATTATAGCTCCTCCTTTTACTCCAATAATGTTTTAATTATTCATTAAATTTTAACTTAGAATTTTTAATTAATTTCTGTGCAAAATTACAACTCAGAAAATACCTTACTTGCATCTGATCTAACATCTTTATCTAACACAATAATGCCCACTAACGGATTATTTTTTAATTTATTAATAGCATGTATTAATCCATTGTTATGTTTATATTTTTCTTCACTTTGGTTAAAATCACCAGAAAAAACAATAGCCGAATTTTTTTCTAAACGTGTACCTATTGTTTTAATTAGTTTTACATCCAAATCTTCGGCTTCATCAACTATAATAAAAGCCTCATCAATTGAAAGACCTTTCATATAATAAGGGATTTCACGAATCAATTGACCGCGCTGTTCTAAATAATCAGCTTCTTGTTCTCCACCTTCAAGATGTTGAATAATTGGTTTAAAGAATCCTTCTGTTTTCTGATCTTTATCCCCCTTTAAAAATCCAATAGCTTCACCGGTTCCAATTGGATTTCTTACAGCCATAATCTTTGCGTAATTTCCCTTTTCTAGTACATGATATACAGCCATCTTAGTACTTAATAGCGTTTTACCACTGCCATATGTGCCGACTACAAATTTAATAGGAATAGAGGTATCATGTAATAAATCTAAAGCACATTCTTGTAAATCATTTTGTGCTTTTATAATCTTTTTAGGAGGGAGATGTAGTTTTTTATGAGTCTCACCAGTCCATCTGTATTTATCAATAGTATTTTTGTATTTATCTCTAATAATTAAATATTGATTTATGTATAGGTTATAAATGTTTGTATCCATATTTTCATAGAAATATGCCATTTCTTCTTCTGTTAAATCTACAAACTTATAACCTTTATAGTCAATTTCATCTTTTTCTTTAACTTCAATTAATTCAATCCCAAACCCTTTTGCCTTAAATTTAAGCAACAAGTCGTTAGTAATCAAACCATAGTTATTATTTTTGCAAGCAAAGATAATCCTATTATCAACGTAATCTTTATCTAATCGATCATCTTTAACTTCATAGTCATTTAAATCAACAAGTATCTTATCAGAATTGTCCTCAATAAACCTAGTAGCTTTCCTAGCATTATAAGCTAATTCTTTGTTGTAACTTTTCTTATGTTTTTCTAACTCACGCAAAACATCAGCTAAAATTACTACTTTATATTGACTAATAATTTCTGGATCATCAAGTAGAACATTCGTATCCACTACATAATATTTTTCCATACATTTGCCCCTTTAATTAAAAAAGCAGGTGGTAATAAACCACCCACTTTTTAGTATTTTAATTAAACTAATTCTTTAGCATGTTTAGAGGCTTTATATTTGACGACATTCCTTGCAGGAATATCAATTGGTTCACCAGTTTGTGGATTTCTACCTGTTCTACCTGCTTGTTCTTTGACAACAAATTTACCCAAATCACCCAATGGCACTTCACCATGTTCAACCAATGCTTTTTCAATAGTACCAAATACTACATCAAGAATTTCTCCAGTTTCCTTTTTTGTTTTACCTAATTGTTCAGCTACCAATCCTACAAATTCTGCTTTTTTCATTATTATTTCCTCCTTGTTACTCCTAAAAAATTTTTTATTAATTATTTTTTGATGCGCCTTGGAGTTGCACCAAGAAAATACTACTCACATCACGGTTAAACTTGTTAGCTAGTCAGCTAGGAGGAAACCAATCGAGCCAATAAACAACCACTCATTAACCTTTACCCCTAGATTTTAAAAAGCTTGTTATCTTTAAAAACTAAACTTTGAACTTAAAGAGTCTTGAAACTTAACACTTGAACTTTGGAATTTGAAGTTTGAGCTTTTAGCCGTCTGTAGTAAATGACTAGATATAGTGTCAATTTGCTAATACCATTCACTATGTATTATTCCAAAATGAATAAGTGTAAGTGGGGGATTAACCTACCCCCGAAGGTGTTTAGTTTCATGGTTTTCGACTAACTAACAAGTATCTTTAGATCGTTATATCACTTTTTTCTAAAATCAATCAGGAATTGTAATTTTTGTGATTGTGTTGCTTGTGCTTAAAGCAAAATCAACTTCCGACTCAAAATCCTCAATATCTTTAGTTAATTCTTCAATAACTTTCTTGATATTAAGAGGATCGACAAATTTATATTCATTCTTTGCTAAATAGTTATCAATGAACGTTTGAATAACTTGAGAATCAGTTGCTTTCTTGGCACTCTCTGTAAATCCCTCTAATTGTCTGTCTAAACGTTCTTTAACTTCTTCATTTTTATCTTCAATTAAAGAAACAATGGTTGTATATGTATTTTTTAATTTTTGAAGCAATTTTTTCTCATATTCTATGGAAGTTTTTCGTTCAATTGCTTCTGCTACAGTCATTGTCTTACCTGCGATTTCTACATCTGTAGTTGCATTTGAAACAACAATAGCAGACTTAATAGCGTTGCGCCTTTTAATCAAATCTTTAACCGATTGAAAATCAGATTTTGCTCTAGCTTCAATTTCTTCTTTATTTTGAAACCCTGCCATTGGTTTGTCTCCATCAAGATATCCAGCAAAAATCGCTTCATTAATTGCACGATTGATTCTTTTATCCAACAATTTCAACTCACTAAGAGCGCGTGTAATAGAAACTTCCATAGAAAATTCCTCCTTTTAATCCATTGAATTTTTGAAAATAAAATGCTTATTTTATCAAATAACTTTCAAATCAGTTATGAAATAATAATCATCAACTAACCATTCAATAGAGGACTCTAAGTAAGATAGATCGCCTTTCAAAAGCCTGATTTTTTTAGTTTTTTCTTTGATTTTTTTCAACAATTCAACATTCTTTTTATCGACTTTCAATTTTTCATATAATTCTTTGAGTTCACTTTTTAATAATTTAATTTCGTTATGTATGTCATGTATTTCTTGCTGTTTTAACTCAACTTCTTGTTTAATTGCTTTTATTTTTTTATTTTGTTTTACTAATCTCTCTTTTAGAGAAGAGTCTTCATCAATGTTTTTAGCTCTATGCTTAATAAATTTTTCATATTTTTTATTTTCATAAAGAACTACATCATTTTTATTTGAATTTTTAGGTTTTAACTTAAAATAAAGTACGCTTTTATGTAACTTATCTAATTCTCTGTTTTCATCTTTAGTTAATACCCGTTTCTTACGTTTATTTAATTCTATCCTTTTTAACTCTTTGAACCTCCGTGTTTCAGTTTTTACGGAGAAATCTCTTGCAAACAATAAGTAACTTGACAAATAGTCAATGTTCAATTTCACTAAATCATTTGGATATGGTAATCCTTCTCGTTTAACTCCTAACCATCTATCTTTTAGCTGTTTCATTTTCTTTTTATTGGAAATGTTAGGAGATAAAACATTGTAAAACTCCTCATATGTAACTGAAATTGTCTTTTTTCTTTGTTTACCTTGCTTATCCGTATATGTAATTTCTTCTTCAAAAATATTCTCTTTGTTATTTAATAAGTTATCTTCTATATATTTAATTCTTTCTTCAAAATTTAAATTTTTTGGGAGTGGCAATTCTTTTCCATATGCCAATTTTAAATTCAAATAAAATTCCTCCTCACTAATAGGGACATTTTTTATTAAAGTTATGTAATTTTAAAGATTTTTACTAATTTTTTTATTAATTATTTTTATATCATTTGATATGTTACCTTTAAAATCGCCCATAATTTCAGCGATTTCTTGCTGTGTCATACCGTTTAAATAATAAAGCTCAAAAATTATGTACTGACGGCTGGTGAGTATTTTTTCTGCGATTTTTTGCAATTTACCCACCTCAATATTTGCATCAATAGCAGAATAACTTTCATATTTTTCTTTCGCTAACTGCTCTTCATGAGCATTAACAATTTCACTCATATTTGAATCATAAGATACAGTATCTTTTTTCCCTTTTTTGTTTTGATGCCCCAATGTCTCTCCGTAGCATTCCCGGATAATGTTGATATCTTTCCTCACTTGTATATTGAGAGTTTGAAGCTTACTTAATTCATTTTTGTACTTAAGAAATCTTTTGTTATCTTTTTTTCTATATTTGTTTAATTTTCTTTTAGTTTCTTTTATTTTTAACTCCAAATCCTTCTGATAAGATTCCAATTCCTCAAGACTCTTTGGTTTCTCAATATTTCTGTAGATGATTTTGTGATCCATATACTTTTTATTAAAGTCAATTTGATACAGTTCAGTCACATCTGATAACAACTCATATTCTTTATTAACTTTTAAATTCATATCAATAACTTTATTTTTATAATAAGAATCAATCCATTTAGAACGTTTATTTTTCAAATACTCATAAACATCCTCGACATTTTTATGTAACCCTTCTTTAAATTTCTCAATTGATATTCCCATTCTTTCAGAACAAACTTCTTCAATTTCCTTATCATAATCATTGACTCCCATAGGAGTAATGCCCAATTGAATGTTAATATAAGATTTTATGTATTTATTCTCGTTTATGTATTGTAATGAATTAATCAAATCATTAAACAAGAAAAACGCTTCATCATTTCCTTGCTCTTTTTCTGCTTGAATAATATCTAGTCTAAAAAGTAAGTCATAAATGTCTTCAACGCTGTTTAAGCCTAAGTCTTTTAATTTAATTTCATTTTTAGTCAAATCAAACTTTACAGATCCCAAAATTATTCACTCCTAACAACCCCTTCAAATTTTAGTTCAATTTTTTATGTTATAACGCAGATTTTAAGATTTATTCCATTCACATTTAGAATTACTCATCTCCATCTTTCTCTTCTTGTTTTTCACTTTTAGAACGCTGTTTTCTAATCGAAATATTTGATTCTTGTACTACTCCTTTGATTGCTATCGGTCTACCATTCTCACTTTCTGTTATATCCATTTTTCCTATCCTTAAAAATTTTCTGATATGTTTTGGAACACATGAATATACATACCAAACTTTATCGGCTTTATTGTACACTAAAACTGTTTCTTGTTCTTCTTTACTATACACCTCAATAATCATCCCCATTATTATAGTATTCTCTCATCTCATCGATCAAATTTTTGTATGTATACGTATATTTATTAATACTTCCACTCCATAGACAATCTTCATAAAATTCAATTTCATCTTCATCAGCCAATTCATTTAAAATTTTATGTTCAAGATATGCTAATACCTCGCTGTTACTCCATCTTAATCTTTTAAGTTTGTTCAACGTTATCACCCCCTAATCTCTTATTAATATTATTATAATTTATTTTTAAAAATAAGACGTTTATGTGTTTGTAATTATTATATTATATTAATTTATTTTTATCAACACTTAATTGCAATTTCGCAATTTTTTCTTTCATAAAAGTCATTAATACAAGCAACTGCTTCATAATGTATATCAAAACATCATAATACAAAATTTTGTTGTTAAATACATCATTAAGGAGGGGCATCAGTGGATTATTTTCAAACTGTCTTAAACAATCTAACAGAAGAGGATATTGTTTTGCTGAACGCATTACACGAAAACAATTCTTATAGTAAATACACAGCAATAGATAAATTCTTTTTTCTCGAACAATTAAATATTTCTGTTTCAATCTTTAGGAAATCGATCACAAAACTGGAGTCATTATGTTTTGTAGAAATTGTTAATGGTAAACGAAAACACATGTATTTTTTAAGTGAATTTGGGGAAAAGGCAATTCAAAATATCATCGAGGGGGTTGAACAAAATGCTTAGTGTTATTGGAATAGGGCAAGCAGGGGGAAGTATAGCTGACAATTTCGCAAGTAAAGGGATTGGCTCATTGGTAATAAATTATTCTCAAAAAGACTTAGACAGCTGCGAAAACATAGATGATAAAAAGAAACTTAAACTCGTTGGAACTGAAGGTGTTGGAAAACAAAGAGATTATGCTATTCAATTAATGAATCAAAACTGGGAATCAACCCTTAATTTTATTAAAAATCACGTTTCTCAACCTTCAAGTGAATTGATTTTTGTTGTTTTTTCAACAGCCGGGGGAACTGGAAGTGGGATTTCTCCTTTAATTACTGATATGTTAATCAATGAATTAGACAATAAAACAATAGTAGCTTGTCCAATATTGCCAGATATAAATGAATCAACAATAGGACATTTAAATACTTTAAACTGCCTAAAAGAATTAAGTTCGTTGGATATTTGCATTCTACCTATTGATAACAACAATTTTTCTCACTTAGGTAGCAAAAATAAAGTTTATTCCTATGTAAATGAATCATTTTCTACTTTAATTTTAAACATTATACTACACACCGAAATGTACTCTAAGCATGGTAATTTTGATCAGAAAGATCTTATTACAGTATTTGGAACAAAAGGATTCGCAAATATATCTCACGTTAACATATCAAACATAAAGGAAGGATTCACTTTAACCTCTGAATATGTTGGTGAACAAATTGTTAAATCGTGGAATAAGTCATTGTTTACTAAACCTAATACAGACAAAATCATACGGTATGGGCTTATATTTGATGCTCAAGAACAATTAATGCAATACATCAATATTTCATCGATTTTATCCAATTTCAGCAATCAGCCGTTAGATGTATTTGAAGGTTATTATCATCAAAATAAAGGAGACGTTTATTCAATTCTTACAGGTTTACAATTCAACAAAGAACGGTTAAAGGAAATGGAGAATAAAACATTGCAACAATCAGAAATTTTATCCGAAGTCATATCTGCACCACACTCAATCCAGTTTAAACAAACAGATATACAAATCAAAAAACAAGCCCAAAAGAAGAACATTTCCGACATTCTAAAGAAATACCAAAAATAAAATTTTTATATGAAAACAAAACCATATTACCCAATCGTTACCCTAAGATTACCGAAAGCTTGTCTAATTCATTACCCACATCGTTACCCGTATGTGGGTAATTACCCAAACAGCAAATAATGAAATTTGCCATTTTGTGAAAATGGGTAACGAAACTTTCAAAAAACTTTTTCACAAAAACTCCTCACTAATCAGTAGTGAGGAATTAAATCATCTTATCACTTTCCATTGATAAAGGGTGTTTAATATTTCTCGCAATTTTTCTTTTTCAATTTTCAGTTGTTGAAAATCGCGTTCAGTCAATTCATCAAATTCAGCTTCCCAAGCCGGGCGTTCATCAGTAAACCAAGAGCCAAATTGAAATGACAAATTGATTCACCTCACTTATTTGTTTCAGAATTATCAAATATTTCTTCTATTAGTTCAATGGAGTCTGCATCATCTTTTTTATACATTGCCATATCCCCTTGTTGAATGTTGTTGTAGTCACATTTTGCCCATTGAAAAGGAGAGTTATACATGGAGGAATTCGTTAAAGTAGACTGCTTTTTCAAAAAATCAACATATGAACAAATGAAAAAAGTAGTTGAATTTGAAAACAGTAAAAACACAATATTTAAACCAGAACGATTTAATAATAATGAAATTTCTGATTTTGTTAATGGCTGCGTAGTCACATATTTAAAACGAATTTATGGCCAAGATAATTTCGTTCCTTTTGATCACATTGGTAATTCAGGCAAATTGAAGAACAAGATCAAAGACTATATGGAAAGAAAAGGAATAAAGCAAAAAGAATTGTCAACTTTAGCACAAGTTGATGAAAGCAATCTTAGCAGAATTTTAAATAATAAATCTCAACCTTCATTAGATAATTTTTTGCGAATATGGACTGCATTAGATTGTCCTCCATTAGAGGAAATTCTTTATCGAGAAATTGAAAATGAGCAATAAAAAATTGGTAATAAGACAATTTTACATGGAAATAGAATGAAAATAAGAAAACGTAAAGCGAGGAGATAAGCATGTATACTCTAGGAACTTATGCGGTTGTTAAATTAGCTTTAAACATTGGAGCTGTTGGTGGTTTGGGGATTGGAGTTGCTTCTTTAATGAAAAAATTTCATGAGTACGAATTTGTAAGCAAAAAAGGGAGGAATAAAAATGAGTCTCACAGTGAATATCTGCGCAAGAGAGCCAAAGAGCTTTATTAAATATAAAACGACTTCATTTACGATTGATACCAAACCCGTAAATTTTCCAATAAAAATATACGAAAAGGAGGTGACAAAACTTTCAAAGAAACAAAGAAAGGAATTTGCAATAATAGTCAAATCATTCATAATGACAACAATCAGTTTTCTGACATTATCATCAAAGTCAATGGCAAGCGAATTACAAACCACACTTTCACAAAGTCCGGTAAACACAGTGCCAACAGAAATACTAGATCCATTCATTCATCTAATTTACATGGCAATAGGGTCATCAGTATTTCTAACAATGCTTTTACTAATTTCAGCCGGAATACTGAGAATGCTAAGAAAAAAAGAGCAATCAATCGAATGGACGACAGATATCATCAAAGGCTTCATACAAATATTAATCACAACTCCACTAGTGTTTTTAATTTATTACGTAACAGTAAAACTACTCGGAGGTTTTTCAATGTTTCTCCGACCATTCTAAAAGGCATAAAATTTATCGCTCTACCAGTATGTGTCCTTTCAACTTCATTTCTATTTTCCCATTTTGCTTATGCGGAGTCCTTTTTGGCAAAAGGTAATATTAAAGAATATGGAATATTTACAAGTGATAAAATAAATCCCATCAATGAATTTCAATCATTTATTCATAGTATCAGCAATGTAATTGAGTGGTTTAAAAATTTTAAAGAAAATATATATAAAATGTCCATCGAACTATTAATTTTTATTTATAAAACCATTTTAAGAGTTGTGACACAAACTCCTTCTTTTATATTTGATAACACTTTTGTTCCTAATACTTCAATAATATTTTCAACAGCTTCAATAGGAATCATAATTATTCTTACAATTGTCGAATCACTTAAACAAATGATAAATAAAAAGAAATTTAAACCCACACATTTTCAAAAAATTATAAAACGGATACCTATATCGATAGCTGTATCTGGATTTGCCCCGTTTTTGTTTCAACAAGGCTTTCGTATGATTAATAAAATAGCATTGGACATAATTGAATTAGGAGGAAACTTTTTAAATGGTAGTTTAATAGAAAATATGACACTCACTGGAATGGATGCTGTTAGTGTTTTGATCTTTGACGTAATTTTAATTGGATTATTAGTGCCGATCATTATGCAAAACGCAAAAAGGTGGTGGGATTTATTTTGTTTAGCTGCTATTTCTCCATTGGCAATGACTGCATGGATTTTTGACGATAAAAGATATTTATTTAATATATGGTGGTCAACAATTCAAAAACATTCAATTATTCAATTGGTTTATGCTACTTTCATCATGTTAATGGGTATCTTTATATATGGAACTCGTTTTGTAACTCCAGAAGCATGGTCAATTAAATTTCTTATTGTAATTGGTGCTTTGTATCGTCTAGCTAACCCACCAAATTTTATTAAATCTTACACCAGAGGGGATACAAACATTGTTGACATGTTTAAAAATATGCACAGTACATTTTCAAATGTCGTCAATACCATTACATTTAAAAAATTTTCCTTAAAGAAAATTGGGAGACGATGAAGATGGATCATAATCATTATGAAATAAATACATTTGATGAAGAAATTATCGATACCATATTGGAATCTCAATATATATCTGATTATGTTTACGGAATCGAAATTGTTAAATTACAAGAACAAAGAAAAATCATTATGATGACTCCCCGTTTTCATAAATTTAACAACTATTCTTTAAAAGAAGATCCACTAATTCATCAAGATTTTCAAAAAGCGCATTTATATGCAATCTCATTAGAAAAATCATCATTTTTCCCATTAGATACAAGAAATAAAACAGATATTATAGCGACATTAAATCAATTTGAAGATTACTCGTTTATTTTTCAATTATTAGTTAAGAAATCTAGCCCAAGATGGAGATATAAAGCGATTGATCTATACGAAGAATATTTAAAAGGAAATGACGAACCAATTGACAATAAAGTGTTAAGAACGATTCAAACCAAAATGATAGGATTTTTCAACACTATTTTGAAATCAGATGTTAAAAGAACGCCGATTCAAGAGATAGAAGATAAAATATTGAGTGAATTATATCATTTTGAATGTAGAATGGTCATATTTGAAGGGAATATTCATGATTTTGAAGATAAAATACAAGGCTCTTTTAGACAAATTGACTTGTTCAACTCTTTGAAATTAAAAAGAGTCGATAATAAAGAAAATTTTTTACAAAATTTTAATAAACGAATTATTCAAACCAATGACAATATACTGTCCAAAGAAGAACTATACTCCTTCCTCATACCTAAACATCACAAAGTATTAAGTAATTCCTCTAACTCGACTCAAGATCAAATCTTAGAACAGAATCAATTACTTCAGAATCTTATTTCTCTAATGCCCAATAATCTAAATGTTGATCGCACTGTACCAAAAGAATTAATTAAAGAAGTCAATTCCGCATTTATTATGTCTGGTGTAGTTAAAAACAGGCTTGTTGTCAACGATTCATTCAAAGGAGCCACTACAGTTAAAATCCAATTTAAGATACCAAAAGATACAAACTACTCCAAAATAATTAAAAAGCTTCCTGATATTCAAGCTTGTTTAGGGAATAAAAACGTATCAATTGAAATAGGTAATCAACCAAATACTGTTGATGTTATTTTACCATCAGATAAAAGAGAAGTTGTATATTTGCGAGATATATTAGAATCAGATGAGTTTCAAATATTTAAAGAACAAAATGAAATCCCTTTTGTGATTGGTGAAGACACAAATGGCGAATTTGTTTTTGGTTGTTTAGCAAAATTGAGACATCTTCTTATTGCCGGAACAACCGGATCTGGAAAATCAGTTTTTTTAAATCAATTGTTATTATCTTTAATCTTAAATGTCCCAATAGAAATGCTGAATATGTATCTAATTGATCCAAAAATGGTGGAATTTTCACAATTTAATGGGTTTCCACAAGTAAAACAAGTTGTTACAGATGCTCGAAAAGCCTGTCAATTATTAAATATGCTATGTGAACAAATGGATGAGAGATATAGTGTGCTGGCTGCCAATGGATGTAAAAACATTGATGCTTATAATAAAAAGAAAAAAGAAACAATGCCTTATATTGTATTAGTGATTGATGAGTATGCCGATCTTTTAATGGTAAATGAAGAAATTGAAGAATATATAGTCAGATTAAGTCAAAAAGCAAGAGCTTGTGGAATCCATTTGATTATAGCTACTCAAAAACCACTTGAGAAAATTGTAACAAGCGTTTTAAAAAGCAATTTGCCATCAGTCATAGGGTTTAAATTAAAAACATCCAGTGATTATAGGACTGTTTTTGGAAAAGGAATTCCCTATAATTTAACTGGCATGGGGGATGGGGTTGCTATGTTAGAAGGGTACGAAGACGAATTTATAAGATTTCAATCTCCGATTATCTCCACAGATGAACTGGAAGAAGAGCAAATCATTAAAGATATTAAAAAATTGTTACCTAATAGCACATCTAACAATTTTGAAAAAGAAATTGAAATAACTTCCTCAGAGCAACCAATTGATAAACTAAAAAGAATAATAGCTACTACAAGAGAAACAAGAATAGGAGAATTGCGTAAAGCGATGGGTATAAGAATTAACATAGTATCAGACTTAATGAAACAATTATGTGATGAGGGCTGGCTTACGAAAGAAGGAAGGAATTATGTGATTACGGCTGATGAAGAAACTTTGAATGAATGGAGAGATTAAAAGTGGATGTTAATTGGATTATCGAAAACTTGGAACAGGATTGGGATGATGATGATTTATATTATGAAGTAACAGAGGATGGCAAAATAAAGAAATACAATATTAGAACAGGAACAATATATGAATACTTTATAGTGGCACAATAGAGTGCCATTTTTGTTTTAATTTTTAACGTTATAAAATAGAAAAGTTAATAAGAAAAAGAAGACTAGGATAATCCTATTCATTAAATAATGATTTGGATTTTTTATTTTATAAGTATCAAAAATGATATAAAAAATTTCATTCAACTTGTTGACATTAAAAATAAATTAATATAATATAAAGATAATTCAACAAGTTGAATGGAGGTGAGAACATATGCTGTCAGGAAAAGAATTAAAGATTAAAAGGATAATGCTCAATATTAAAGCCAAAGAAATATCAGAATATCTAAATGTACATAAAAGCTACATCAGTAAGATGGAAAATGAAAAGATTCCAATTCCTCATCATCTATACATAAAATGGATTGAATTTTTGCAAAACAAAATTAATAAAAAGGAGCGAGAATTGATTGTCTAATCAAATTGAATTGAAAGTTAATGTTGTGAGAAAATTGCATTATAATCAAGATTCGATGTATGGTGTATATGCTTTAAAACCATTTGACCAAGAATCTTCAAAAAAGGTCAAACTCAATTCTTATAATAATTTTGTGGTAAGTGGTAATACACCAGAATTAATTATTGGTAATACATACGATATTATAATTGAGCCATCAGAACATCCTAAGTACGGGAAAGGTTACTCTTTTGTTGCAGTAAAAACAAAAAAACCAACAACAGTAGAAGAACAAAAAGCATACATAAGGGCGATGTTAAAGGAAACACAAGCAGAAGCAATCATTCAAAAATATCCGAACGAAAAAATTTTAGACTTAATGAAAGAAGATAAGTTTGATTATAGTGACATTAAGGGCATTAAAGAAAAAACATATAAAAAAATCAAAGATTACTTATTCAAAAACATCAACATACAGGAAGCGATTGTTGAATTAAAGGACTTGAAGATAACCTTTAAAGCAATGAAAAAATTAATTGACCATTTTGGCAGTCCTGAAATTGTCGTACAAAAAGTAAAGGAAAATATCTATAACTTGTGTGAAGTCAATATGTTTGGATTCCGAAAAGTGGATGAATATGCTTTAAACAGAGGGGATAGTAAGACAAATAAGAATAGAATTATTGCTGCATTAAAGTACCTATTAAACGAAGAGTCAAACAATGGACATGTTTGGATTAATGAAAAACAATTATACAAAAAATTAAAAGAATTATTACAAATTGATCTTCAACCTATTGAAAACACAATTAATATTCTCAAAGAAAAACCAAAAGAGTTTTATTTTGAAGGTGAACGTGTAGCATTACGTAAGTATTATGATTATGAATTGCAAATCAAAAATAAATTAATACATATGAATAAAAAAGAAAGTAAAACAAATATTGAAAACATTGATGAAATCATCGCCCAAATGGAAACTGAAGGTGGATTCCAATATACAGACGAACAAAAAAGAGCAATTAAGTTAGCCACTCAACATAATGTATTCATTCTTAACGGTAAGGCAGGAACAGGGAAAAGCTTCACAGTTAATGGAATTCTTAATGTATTAAAAGATTATTTATATTGTTGCTGTGCTTTGAGTGGAAAGGCAGCCAAGATTCTATCTAATCATGGTTTAGTATCAAAAACTATACATAGAATGCTTGAAGTAAGATCAGACGGTAAGTTCAACTATAACTCTAAAAATAGACTTCCTTATGACATTGTAGTCTTAGATGAAGCCAGTATGGTGAATAGTTATCTATTTAACTGTGTTATTTCTGCACTTAAAGATGATGCTAAAATTATTATTGTTGGCGATTCAGGTCAATTGTCCGCAATAGGTAGTGGTGCTGTATTTGAAGATTTGCTAAAAGCAAATGTATTTCCACAACAAGAATTAACGATTATTCAACGTCAAGCTTCTAAATCCGGTATTCTTCTTACAGCCAATACCATTCGGGACGGACAAGCGATCAATGATAGATATGATTATGAAACACGGACTTATGGGGAACTAAGGGATATGGTACTTATCCCTGTTCAAAACAAAGAGTACATTAAAGACATGGTGATAGACATTTGTAAAAAATATAAGAATAAGGATTTGATGGAGTTTCAAGTAATTACAGGCTTAAAGTCAAAAGGTGATATATCAGTTAAAAAATTAAACAATGAATTACAAGCAATATTTAATGATATTTCCAAAAAGAGTGTTAAAAGAGGAGGATATGAATATCGAGAAGGAGATAAAGTTATTCAAGTAGGGAACAATTATGAGGCAATGGGCGAATTTTCTATATTTGAAGTGTTTAATGGTACATTAGGAATCATTGAAAAAATCGAGTTTGATAGTTATCAGAATGAAAATCATAAGATTTGGATTCGCTTTGAAGGAATAGATGAACTAATTTGCTATTCAAAAAGTGAACTAGATTTCATTGAATTGGCATATGCAATAACGGTTCATCGATCACAAGGTAGTACGATTCAACATGTTTTATTTGTATTTGATTATGGTTCTTATATGTTATTATCCCGTCAATTTGTATATACAGGGATTACCCGTGCTAGTAAGGGATGTGTAATGATTTGTCAAAATGATGCTTTACATCATGCACTTAAAGTCAATACAAGTGGTGAAAGAAGAACATTCTTGTATGATTTATTAGTTGTGTCTTAAGGAGGATTACAATGGGTGAGTAAAGAATTTGTTAAAGTACCTAATGAAGTGATAAGAAATGAAACAGTGAAAATTTCTAGTGGAGACTTTGTTTTATATTTAAGACTGTGCTACTTGTATTTCAAAAATTATCAAAAAGAAGAAATAGAAATTGATCACAAGAAATTGATGATTAATATTGGAATAACTGATACGAGAACACTCAAAAAACGATTACAAAGCTTACATAAAAACAAATTAATTAAAAATGAAATAAAAAGTTTACCAAGAAGAGGGAACATGAAGATTGTTTTTAATTCGGATTTCTTCCAAAAAGGCAAGTATTTCACGATGATGAACACTAGAATATTTAATTATATACATAAGTTAAATGAACACTCGATTAGAATTTTGTTTTATTACAAGTCACACATAAATCTTAATGACGAAGACAAGAGTAAGAAATATTGTTTTGTTGGACTGGAAACGATTAAAAATAATTTAAAAATGGGTTGGGACACTTTATTAAAAGCCAATGATGAGTTGACTGATTACAATTTAATAAGGGTGGTGAAACATAAACTAAAAACTGATTATTCCTATAATGAGAATGATGAATTGATATTTACCAAGTATAATAATCACTATTATGTGAGTGAAAGTTTGTTTTAACCTATCCAAAAATTTTTCAAAACTTTTTCGCGCGCATATAGTTACTGTATATTATTATCTTAATATGTATCTTATTATCTTACTATCTTATTATCTTACTGTACTATTCTATATACACCCCAGTTTATGCAGCATAAATAGGAGTTGAGTTCTGCATGAACTGGAGATGTATCCTGCATAAACTGGAGACGAGTTCTGCATATTTAGGAGTTCAATACTGCATGAACTGGAGATGTATCCTGCATAAACTGGAGTTAGGTAAAAAACAAAATTAAAATAATATGGAGTGATGAAAAAATATGGATATTACTTTTAACGAGCAACAAAAACGAGCGATTGAATTTTATAAAGGAGCATGTGCTGTTATCTCCTCAGCAGGATCGGGAAAGTCGACAGTATTATTAAATAGAATTAGAAATCTTATAGAAGAACACAATGTTTCAGAAAAAGAAATTTTAGCAATCACCTTCACAAGAAACACAGCAGATGAATTAAAACAAAAATTAAATAATATGGGATTTTCAAATGTTAATGTAGGAACATTTCATTCAATCTGCGGAAGGATTTTAACCAATGAAGGATATAATTTATCTGGAAACAATTTAATTAAAGAATGGCAAATAAAAAAATGCTTTAACCCTATTGATGATAAAGCAGATATTCAAGACATTATCAGCTTTATCAGTTATCAAAAGAATTATTTGAGAAGTTATAACGATGAGTTTGTGTCAAAAGAAAGCATGTATGATGAAAGTGATTTAAGACAATTTTTTAGAGCGTATGAAACATATAAACAGCAAAACGGATTGTTTGATTTTGATGATTATTTAATTGAGTGTTATAAGGTATTGAAGAATAATCCTAAAAAATATACATACGATTTTGTTCTTGTTGATGAACATCAGGATTCTAATTTAGTTCAAAATTTATTGCTTAAAGAATGGTGTGCTTCAGGTAATATTTTTACAGTGTTTGATTTTAAGCAAGCACTCTATCGGTTTCGCGGAGCCAACCCGGAATATTGCATGAACTTTGATAAAGAATGGGAAAATGCAACAATTATACATTTAGACACCAACTATAGATCAGCAGCAAATATTGTACATAAAGCCAATCACTTTATTAAGAAATATTATGGTGATTATATTCATTACAGTGATTCCATTCCACATAAAGAACATAATGGTCAAATTACTTTAGATTCATACATAAGTAGAGAACATGAAGCCCTATATGTTGCTGATAAAATTGCTGATTTAATTGATAACGGTGAAAAACTCAGTGAAATAGCAGTATTGTATAGGAACAATTCACATGCTGGAAATATTGAAAATGAGTTAAAACGAAGAAAAATAGATTATGAGATTTCTAATGACAGCAGTTTCTTTAAAAGAAAAGAAATTGAAGGGATTCTTGCTTATTTGCGATTGTTAGCAAATCCACATGATGATCAGGCATTTGAAACGATTTTTAAATTCAGAAACTATCCATTAACCTATTTTTCTGGTCAATTATTTGATGACATTAAAGTTTTTGCTGGTAAAAATAACTTATCATATTATGAAAGTTTTATTACGTTCAATTATCCTAAAGCTTGGCAAGAAAAGAATATGGAACAGTTTAAGGATAATATTACACGATTGAGTTTACAAAAAGATAAAGGAATTGATGTAAAAACATTGATTGACAATGTAATCAAGGCATTTAAAATAGAGGAATACATTTATGATAAGTATATGAATTATGAAGAACGAGAAGACAGATTGAAGTCACTTGAAATATTGAAGAGTTTTGTTAAAGGAACTAATTTAGAGAAATTCTTGTCTTATGTAATGTATACAGGCGGGAAAAAGAAGAGTAAGAAAAACAGTGTTAAGTTAATGACGATTCACGCAAGTAAAGGATTAGAGTTTAAGCATGTGTTTTTAATTGGTGTAGAAGATGGATCATTTCCACATGAAAATAGTGAGTTGTTAGACGAAGCAAGATTATTTTATGTGGGAGTGACAAGAGCGAAGGAAAATTTATATATCAGTGAAATTGGGAAAGGAAATCAATTTATAAATGAATATTTTGGGTGATAATTGAGTTATGGAGAGGAGTTAGTGATAAGTGGCATTATATGTGTCACTTATTTTTTTATGTTTTGTTTTTGACGTTATAAGGTGAAAAATTGAATCAAAAATGGAAACCGTAAGTGGAGAATGGGTCGGTAAAGTAAAAAATGGGGGTTTAATGGTAAACGGTAAATTGATGATGAAATGATGATAAAAGTATTGGAATTTGTGGGATATTGAGTGATGGATAGGTGGATTAAAATTTGATGTGTTAATGAGTTACCGAAAAATGCCTATAAAATAAGGGGATTGTTGCGATTTTTGGTGTGGAATAGGTAAATTTAGTGAAATTACGGTAAATATGTGAGTGTGAAAAGTGTTGAAAATAAAGGGTTTTACCGTTGTCTTACGGTAACGATTACGGTAAAAAAATTGGGGTGAAATTTGAATACCGAGTGAAAAATGGGGCTGTGGTGTGAAAATGAACCAGCTAACGGCTTTTTATCCCATAATTGTTAATTTTTGGATGTAAACTATCCCCCCTCCATGGTAAATTATGGATTTGAACTGCCTATATAATATTCATTATATAGGTAACTCGCAAGCATATAAAATCCTTATTTTGCTGTGTTATTTTGACTGTCAATAATTTACATTTTGATTCTCATTAAAAATTTTTTGGTTATTCCATCAACTTACAAATATTGGAAATGAAAAGCCGATATATTAACAGCGCAGGCGGATTGTAGCACTTACACACATATATCCACTAACTAACTAATATACATAAACTAACATAAAATAAATTAATTACATATAATAACCTACTTACTTTTAGTAACTAACTTATTTTCTTTAAACTTGCAACAAACGAGTCCACCAAATTGGCAGACTCACTTTCTCCCAGAAAAAATGCGTATAGAAAAATAAGTAGCTGCACATCATTATAACCACAATCAATAAAAATAATCAATCCACAAAAAAAGAGATCCCCTTTTATCTATTTATTAAAGGGGATTTTCTTAACCTTTTAATCCAACTGGGCTTACACAAAACAATATATTTCAAATTGGGCTTAATCATTCCATTTATTTTTAATATTTCATGTCACAAAAAAAGAAGGAGTCCACTAATCAATAGCAAACTCCTCACGATAGGGATAACAATAGATCAATGAATGAAAAAGCTATTGAATACAAGAAACATTATATATTTATTCACTTAATAACGCAAGCAAATAAATAAACACAAAGAAAGCTCACTATTCCTAGTGAACCTTCTTTGTTTAGCATTCCACGTTTTTATAAAAAACAAAAATAAATTAAAATAATATAGACAAATAATATCATTAATGGTATAATATAAACATAAACATACGAAAGGAGGTGAAAACAGAGTGTGGGAATAAAAGAATTAGGAGTTTACGTTTCTACTATTGTCGGTATGCTAACGATTATAAGCACGACAATAGACATAATTGCAAAACTCATGCAATTAAAGAAACGTAAATCCAAAAGGAAAAAGTCTACCAAACGTAGGCGCAAGAAACGTCGGTAGACTGATGTGCTAAAAGTAAGAGTATAGAGGGAACTGCTTTCCTTCTATCTCTTACTTAATATATACCACATTCTGAAACAATATGCAAAGAATATTAAAAACGTTTGCTTTTCCTGTTTTCCTTGTTCTTTATGTCTTAGTCCGAAACAATTTTGATTCATCATTCTTGACAATAACAGACATCATTTTATTTGTCGCTTCATTACTCTTTATTGTCAACTTGATCTTGTCTTTTTTAAACAGAAAGTACAAACCATAATTAAAGCGGTCAAATATTTGGCTGCCTTCTTTTTGTAAAAATTAAAAATAAATTAAAATAATACTTTACATTAACCGAATAACCTGCTATTATATAACCATAAGATAATTCAAAAACTAATTTGGAGGAATTGAAAAATGGATATGAATCCAAAATTAAATGAAGCGGAATCAGATATTCTTGAACAACTTTTACCTTTACAAAATAAACATATTTTTACAAACTCATTTGGAGACGGACAAATTGAACTAATTACACGAAAAAACGACTTGTCTGGTGCTTGGGTTTATTTTGATTCTAACGAACACGGTACTGTTAAACTTGACGGAAAAGAATTTTTAAATGAAATTACCCATATTCAAGAAATTATTTAAAACAGATAGAGAGCAACACAAAAAAAGATGACAACATTAAAGAAAGTAAAACAGAAAGGAAATGATCCAGATGAATCAAATCAAATTTATAAATTCCACTGGCTGCTTAATGCTCAAATACGGAGCAGAACTAATTGATACAATCTTTTACAATCAATTCGAAAAGGATTATCTCACAATTGACGAACTCAAAAAAGACGCTTCCAAGCTGGCGGAAGCTCACAGCATAAAAGAATATGCACTAGACTTGACCGAATTCGTTTCAAAAAATGAGCAAGCTCTTTATATCAAAAATAAATTAATTGAATCACATGAGTTAATTCAAAACATGCTTGACAAATACGAATACAAAAACACATTCGAGCAATCAGACATCAAACATCTTTTAATGCTCGCTGATTTCCTACCATTAGAAGCAAGCAAACTAATTAATAAATTTGATTACATTGTGAAAAACATTGTAGACAACGGCGGTGCTCCATTATTGAAAAAGGCATTATTGGCGATTAAAAATGAAATAGAAGTGGTTCAAAAATAAATTATAACAAAAATAATACTATAAATTATCAGGAGGAATAAAAATGTTATATCAAGTTAAATTTGTAAATGAAACAGCAGCACTAATTTTAAAACGTGGAAAAGAATTTATTGACGTCAATTTTTACAATCAATTTGATAAGGAAAATATGACACTAGAAGAATTGTTTTCAGACGTCAAAAATTTAATTAAAAAATACAACATCAAAGAATATGCCTTAGATCTCACTGAATTCAAAACATGCTAATTTGTAGCATGTTTTTCTTTTTATCAAAAATAAATTAAAATAATATTGACTTTTTATAAGAAAAGAGTATAATAATAATTGTAAGAAATATTCAATATAACTTAAATTTGATTCCACAAATCGAGCGTGAGCGAGCCAAGACATCTCCCTTTGAGATTGAGCCGCGCCAGAATACATGCGATGGCCAACGCCAAGACGTTTGTAGGATGAAATTTGAGTTATACATAAATTTTAGAGGAGGCTGACAAACAAAATGGAAAGAAAATCTGTAGCAGTTTTGGAAAAAATCAACGGTTTTAAAAATGGAGGTTTTTTATTTGATATATCTCTTAAATGCTCACATTGTGGCGAAAACGTTCATGTTAGTGATGCTGATTATTTCGATATTGATTTTCAAAATATCGCTAGATGTTCCGCATGCAATCAAGATACTGTAATTGATTTTAGTGACGTTAAACCTGTTTTAGATGACTGCGTATCTGAATATGAAAATCATACATTTTTAATTACAGATGGCTCCAATTACAATTTTGCTAGTCGGTTAGTAATTTTCCAAAACGAGAACAAGAAGAACTGAAATTTTTAAACAATCTTATTGCCGATTGTTAAAAAGAATCCTATTAAAAAATAATTTTAATCTTTGCTAGTACACACTATTATAAAATAGTGTGTATCATGGAAGGATTAAAATAAATTATATACAAATTCAAAAAGGAGTGTTTTAAAATGACAAAAACCTTATTGTCCGTTATCAATTCAGATCCTTTATTGGCCGCTAAAGCTTTTAAAAATCTGTATCGCGGAAAAACTTATGCCGTTGGTCGTCCAAATGGTCACATTGACACATTTAAAAAGACAAAAAGAGGAGCAGAGGGATATATCAAAAGAGAACAACAAGGTTCTTACTATGACGATTATTTGCAAGAAATGGTAAGTTACGGTTCTGGAATGTTTTATGAAGAGATAAAAGAGCAAGACATTTTGAATCCTGCGGAATCGCTCGTATTATGGTTTAGATATTTGCGGAGTATTCAAGGGCAATCATATTTATATGATCAGGCTTTGAGTATTATGGAATCCTTGTCAGTTAGCGAAGAAGTGAAAAATTATGTTATCAATGCAATCGATGACATGAAAAATAACAGGGGTTTGTTGGTCATTGAAGAAGATCCAAAAGACAGCGTAACAAAACAGACAGAAACACAACCGCAACAAACAGCACCAGAAGCCCAACAACCAAACCAAGAATCAGAAAACCAAACGGAAGCCGTGACAGCTACATATCAGTTAAACGAAGAAAAGAACGGTGTAGAATTGTATTTTTCCGGAAAACCGTCCGAAGAAATTCGCAACGTACTAAAAGCGCACGGCTTCAGATGGTCACGGAATAAAAAATGCTGGTACGCTAAACAATCAGAAGAAACAATTTCCCTTGCAAAACAACTTGCAGGTGAAAACGATACACAAGCAGCAGAACAAACGGAATACGACTATAACAGCCACTTAACAACAGCGCAAAAGGAAACACTTTCAAAACGACTTGAAAAAGAAAACGTAAAGCCTTTACGCTTATTTAAAAAAGATGGGCTTGTCTTATTGGAATGTGTCAATTTGAACCTTTCACAAGAAAACCAAAAGCCATTCTATTTCCTATACTTTGAAAACGGTCAGGAATCAGGAAAAGGATATTCATATCCATTGGATGGTTTCGAATTGATTCATACTTTCCAACTGTCAAAAGAACCAATAACAGCGGTCATAGAATATCCTGAAATAAACATTGACGACAACGACCAATATATTATCGATCAGTCGTTAATCGACCGTGAACACAGCAGCCACTGGATTTTTAGAACTCAAAAACGTGATCACAATAAAGAGATTCGAGAACTTTTTAACCATTACACCGAAAAGACAAAGGAATTCATCCAGACGACACAAAACGAATACTATATTTTTAAACTAAAAGAAGCGCTCCAACGCTTTAAAAAGAATTATTACAAAACTTATATAAAATACTTGTCAGCACGCGCGGATAATCCGTCATGGGCAGTTACGGGCAGAGCAGGAAGAAACACGCGCAGAGACCAAAAAGCCCAAGACAGGGAAAATAGATACATGCTTGAGGTTGTAGACTTACCAAAACAATTTGAAAAACAATTAAACAAATATAAAGATAAAATCAGAAAAGACGAAAAAGAAGCACTTAAAAAGCGAATTGAGCAAGCAGAAATAACGATCACTTTTGAGACACAAACAAAAGAATTTACTTACATGGGCTTAAAGGAAAAGAAAAGAGTTTACACATATCAAAATTATTGGATTTCCAAGCTATGGGGTTGCTATCGGATTTTTAAAGATGGAAAAGAAATCTATAGCATGAAAACCACCGACAGGCTAGAGGATGCCAAGAAATATGTTTCCATGCTTGTGCAGTCCGAACAAAATACAACAGACACGGAAAAGGTAAGCTGAAAATTGAATCATATATGCTCTGGCTATTTGCTGGAGCATATAGACCAACTTTTTTCTATAACAGCAAGCCAATGAAATCCATACACTCTATAACAGCGAATAAAAATTATTTTTGAATCAATTATAATGGAGGGAAACAAGATGGAATTGAAAAATACTTATTTAGGATTCGGAGAGAACCTGAAACCTATGCAAAAAGCAAGAAAATATAAAACATTAGACAAATTGATCAGACACAACGGAACCGTTATGACTGAAAAAGAATTCATCTACACACTTCTTAAAGAAGGTTATATGCCTCATATTGAAGCTAATTATTCATATTACAGCAAACGCCTTGACGCTATGACAAAGCCAAAAACTGATTATCAGATGTTCAATGATGAAACCGGTTCTTTCTATTCCGTTACTAAAACAGACTATGAATTTGCTTCCTATATCCTAGAAAATGGCTTTTTAGACGAACAGAAAGCAAAAGAGTTTATCGCCAATGAGCAACTTCAAAAAGAAGAACAACAAAGGAAGGAAGCAGAACAACGTCAAAAGGAAGAGGAAGAACGTCAGGAGCGCATAAGAAAACAAAGAGAGAAAGAGGAAGCAGAAAGAAAAGAAAAAATCAAAAAATGGACTGAAATAGGTAAACAATTGATGAATGAACAGGTTAAAAATGCAATAACAGCAACCGTGGAAAATCGCTGGAATGAGATTGAAAGCAAATTTCCAGCAACAAATAAAGATGAATTTATTAACAAAATAATTGAATCAATGCCGCAATATCTAGGGAATTATGAATTCATGAAGAATCACATTCAATATCTCGTTTACAATGATATAAATAAGACTAGTTTGACTAGCAAGCTTTACAAAGATATTTATATGTCTATCTTTAATATTTCAGAGTCGGACTCCAAACGCACTATAACAGCCAAAATAAAATCGTTCTACACTGGCAAAGAGTATAAAGGTAATTCTAAACCTGTGATAAAAGAAACATTTTATTTTTATGATTTAAAAAATTCTCGTTTCGTGGAAGCTGAAGGGGAAAAAATCGATATTGAAGGCTATGTCTGCTTTATACGTCGATTGGACAATGGGAAATACGTAATAACAGAAGCCAAAACTGGTGCAAGCCTAGCCGGAAGCCATGATACTAAAAAAGAAGCCATTGAGATAGTAAAAGAAAAAGTTAAACAAAATAAAGATAAAATGGATGATATTATACAAAAAACTATTGAACGTTATGGATTGTCTCCATTGTATAAATGTACTGAATCTGCTTAAAAAGATGAATCAAAAGCATTTAAGTTTGCATTTGATTTAAATAAATTTTACCCCCCTAAATGGATGACAAGCTATATATATAGCTTCACACCCAAAAAGGGGGGTAAAATTTTATTCATCAACCAATCTTAATACTTTCCAAGCATTCTTATATTTTTTCTTCTTTCCGTTTATTATTCGACTTGTTTCAAATTGTTTTATGTAATAATTAAAATTTTGTTCGCTTAATGCTGCATTTAAACTATTTAAACTTTTCAGTAGCTTACCGTTTTGTTTTACATTTATTTTTTCAATTAAGTCTTTTCTGTCTTTTGCTTGGAGCATTACCTTCCCAACAATACTATCCAAATATTCTTCCAAACTTTCTTTTTCATGTTCTTCCTCGATCAGCCTGTATGTATATCCTTTTTCCTCATCATAAAATCCAAACAAATGCGCCATGTATTTGCAATATCCAAAATCTCCGTAGCTTTTCATTTTTTGAATTTCGATTATGTCAATTAAACATTTAAAATACATCAAGTCATTTACCTTTTTTGTGCTTTTATCTGAATCATCAACTATATCATCATAAACAATTTGTGAATAATCTAATTGACGTTTATATTTTTCTATGTATTCTTTAACACTGTTATTCATTAAGTATTGTGCCATTTCCCTTTTCTTTTTGATCTGTGTCTCAATTCCGCCCAATTGTTTATTATTGATTGTCTTTATGTATAAATAAATTTTATCTTTTTTGTGTTGCAATCGCTTTCTGCCAATACACTGAATCAACGTTCCAACATCCTTCACATCGCAGACAATATGTTTTAAATCTTCGTCATTTATATTGACACCTGAATCCATGCATGTTGTTGTGATTAAAATTAAGTTGTCAAATCGTTCATTTTTCAGCATATTATGTATTTTCGCTTCATCGACATATTTATAATGTTTATTGCTTTTTCCGCAATTGAATAGACAATGATCCTTGTATTTCTCATATAACCTATAAGCCTTTTCAGCTGATTCAATAAAGAATATAGCTTTTTGCTTTGTTTCGATTGCTTCATGGATAAAATCGTCTAATGTTTCGTCTTTTTGGAAGAATGTAAGCTTTCTAATAAAATCATATGAAAAAGGTAATTCATAATTAATTGTTTTTAACTTCTTATAATTGGTTATGTATCTAGTCATATAATCGCCTGTTGCAGACATCATGATTTTGATACAATCTTTTTGTTGTAATATTGTATTTAACGATATGTCAGTAAAAATATTGAATTGTGCATCACTCATAAAATAATGGAACTCATCGCAAACTATGTAATGATAATCGGAGAAATCAAATCGTTTATTGGTTTTATATGTATGTTCTAAATATTGATATGTCCAAATGTCTATAACATCATCTTTTTTATCCCTTGTTATTTCTTCTTGAAACTGATTGACACAATTTTTTCTATGTATTAGCATTAAGATTCGTTTTTTATTCTTTTTTGCGATTGCGTAAAGTATATTTTTAATAAAATAACTTTTCCCTGCCCCAGTTGGAGCTTTAATGGTTATAATATCTCCAGTTTTCCACTTGTTAATTTCATCAATCGTGACCACTTCGCTTACCCTCATTCGTTGACCTCCTGATCAGTTTATTTTAGTTTTTAAAAGTTTTATAATAATGATCAATTAATTCTTTGATTCGTTTATTGTCAGGAAAGAAATAGACATATTTTTTCGGATCTTTTTTGTTTCTTTTTAATTTGATTAATCGGCAGCCGTGAAACATTAGATAACCTGCTAATCGTTGAGTAAATACCACAAAATCTTTGTCTTCTTGATAATTCATTAATAACACACCTTTCGCTTAATTTTTTGTTGACATTTATTATTTTTATCTCTATAATGTAGCCATAAGAATTATAATAAATATAATGGGATTCTTATACATAAAAATAGTTATCATACTTATTATATCGGTTATTTTATTAATTTGTTAATAGGTCTTTTGTACTATTTTTAATTTTTAAGAAACAAAAAAATGAGGAAACTGGATAATCAATGGATTATATATTGGAAGGTTTAATTGTATCTTTTTGTTTTCAAAACTAATAATGGGGGAATCGAAAAATTCATTCGCAAAAATGCTCATGAATTTTTTTCGTCGGCTTTCCCCCAAGCCCCCTTCCAAAATATTTTTTATTTTTTCGTTTTTCTAGTTGACAAAACAAAAATAAATTAATATAATATAGACATAAGATAAATAATAAAAATGTCACTTGTTAAGTATCTAGCAGATATTTTAGAAAATACTCATGATTTGATATAATGAGAAAAAACAGGAGGAATTCAAAATGAAAATTGAAAATATCGCCGGAATTGAAGTGAATGTCGATGAAGCGTTGCAGGCCTTGCTCGGTGAAACAAAAATTGAGCAAGAAGATGGTTATTTTGTACTTAATTTCAATGATGAAGGCGAGTGGTTACAAGTAACAGTTTACTATGAACGGACGGAAGCTGATACAGCAAAAGGTTTTGTGCCAAACGGAGTAAATTCCGTTTTCAATGAATCCTATAGTTTTGACACATTCTCATTTGAGCAGCTTATTGAAGATTTACATGCTCAGCAATTGGAAGATGTGGAAAATTGGTTATATAGCTTTCTAGAAAATCCTAAAGGAGAGATACAAATGAAAGCCATCGTCATCATCAACGAAAACCACTCGTTGTTCCCGGAACAGGAAGCCATTCTCCGGGAACGATTCAAGGAAATTGAGTTTGTGAAAGTTCCGGCGGCTGGGTGGACGCTTGATGAGATGCGGAAGATCGCCTATGACCTTCATAACAAGATACCTTGGGATGGTCCCTTTGGAAGTGCTATCGTTTTTGCCTCACCAATCCCCTATCTGTTGCGGGAGTTGACGCAGATGGCGATTTGGGCGGACGTTGACGATGACATCTATACATACAATCAGTATGACGTCCTCGTCTTCCACAACGACCAACGAGACAAGAAAGAACTACCGGATGGCCGTATCATTCAAACGGTGGCTCGCGAAGGTTGGCAACTTGTATGAGTGGAATGATTTCCACCCCACCCAGGGCGGCTATTATGTTTTAAACTTCGACAGCAAAGACAGTAATTTGAACGTAACCTGATACTTCTCCGGCGTCTGTAGTCAGCCACGCCGATGGCCAAATCATTGGCGTAAAAAGATTTCAGGTGTTATAGGCATATGGCTTCGTGCCATGCCTCCAATATATTTCGTTCTGAAGTGTATTGGAGATGTGGCATGAAGAACGCTGCAATAAGATTTCAGAAAGGAATATGAAAGTAGTAGACACAAGAAACACAAGAGCAATTGAACCTAGAAGCAATTGCGAGAGGTGAGAAAGATGTTATTATATAGGAGCATTTCTCTGATAGAGTTGGTGAAGCTCTTCAGAGATAAAAAAGTAGATCCGACATTCGAGTTTGAAAATGAAGATAGCACGTACAGAAAAGAATTAGGAGCTGTTACGTGCTGGTTTACGGAAGCCTATTCGCTTCCAAATCATCATGGTTATGACTTTGTTGTTGTTGCTGATATTTCCGAATCTGAAATTGTCGGATTCGGAAAAGGAACATATACGCGCAAAATAGCTTATGATATGGGTGCAAATGAAGATATATGGACAGACATTTTTAAGTTGGAACAAAGATACAGAAGGTTCTGTCACTACATCAAAGAAGTCAAACCGCAATGGCAAACTGTTTCAACTGCGGACTTTGCAGACAATTCAGTGGAACTTATTCAAGAAAATATTTTCGGGGAACAAAGACGAATCATGGTAAAAGCTCCATCAGGAGACATTTGCTTTTAAAATTGTTAGGGGAGTGATGTCGCTCCCTTTGTATAACAGCGACTTTAAAATATCTATATCATGAAATGATCAAATGGATTGATGGTGGAGATTAAAAGTATTAAGGTGGTATGTAAGGATTATAATTTAATTATATAAATTACTGTTAGGATGTGATATATATGAAAGAAATTATGACCGAAAAAGAAATGCAGGAATATGCAAATGAACAAGAGGGGTATGATGTTGAATTCTTATATGAATATGCAATTGATTTGGGGTATGAGGCAATTCTTCATGAAAATAATGGAGAAGAGTATTATGTATTTATAAGGAAAGAAGATGATGTTTAATGAATTATAAAGTGAATGATAAAGTTTTAACAACTGATGATAAAGTTGGTATCATTCAGGCGATTGAAGAAAATGGATTAGCAGAAATTAAATTAAAAGATGGAAGAGTTGTTTATCGTTATTTGGTACAAATTCTAAGAAAATTCTAATTTTATACAGAGGTGGTTATCTATGAATAGAAAAAATATTAAGAAAAGCTTTGATATTGATGGATTTAAATTCTATGTTACTAAGAAAGGTACTTATAGAAAGGCTAAACTATGCACGAATGATAAGTCTCAAATAATTTCAAAAGATGAATTTATGACAGCTTGGAATAAATATTTTGATTTATATTATGCTTGATAAAAAAGTTGATTTTTCTATAGAAAAGGAGTCGCAAAATGGGAAGAAAAGTAGATGTAGTTAAAGCTTATAATAAACTTCCTTATGAAGCAAAACAACAAATAGATACAGTCTTGTCTGATGATGGATTAAGCTTGAAAGACGTAGACATTAAATATCTAATTAAAGACGTTAAATGGACTATAGAGCGTATGGATATGGATATGGGTGATATGTCTGGGGAAGAATACTATGACGCTTTAAACACTAAAAAAGAATGTTTGAAATGGCTCAATCAATATGGCAAATATGAATAAAATGTTGATTTTATACAGAATGATATTAAAGTTGGTATTAGGGTCTTTTTGAATTAATCTCTATATGGGAGAGTGTTAAATTTGAGAAAAATACCTAAGCTATTAGCTGAGGGGACTTCTCGCAAGGTGTATGATATGGGTGATGGCACTGTGATAAAAGTGGCTAATAAAGATTGGGGAAGATGTGGAATACGTTCCAATTTAGAAGAAATAAAATGCTATTATGATTATTTAGAACATATTGAAAAAAATGACCGTATTTTAAATTTAGGCGAGATTATTGATTTTCATCCTGAAGGCTATTGGTTAAGAATGAAAAAGTACAACAATGAAATAACAAAAGAAGTGTTAAATAAATTTGCAGATATAATTGATAACACTATTTTGGTTTTAGATGCTAACGCTTGTAACTTATGTAGGGATGGGAACGATTTTGTATTAGTTGATTACGAAGGAATCAATTGGACTTGGTTCTCAAAAAAAGAAAATCCTTACTTCAAACAATATTGATTTTTTATATCTCGAACATCACCACCGTCACCATGAATATACATAGGAGGATTTGATATGAAAGGTCATTTCCATAAACCACAAAACATTATTTATGGAATGATCAATGAAACAAGTGTTTTATTGATAGACAGCTCGGATGGGTCACATGTAAAAAAACGAAAAAGAGTTATCTGTAGTTTTATTTTTGGCAGGAGAAAGTGTTTTTTTGTCGAAGTAAATAGGTAAAATAAATGGATTGGGTGAAAATGAATGATTTTAAGAATCAAAGAAGACTTTGATTACAAAAAATTGGAGGACTTAGGTTACAAATTTTCACCGTTGGAGGCTGGATATATCAGCAAAGACTTAGCAACTATTGTTCTGACGCATCGTCTTGGTCAGAAAAGAAAGATTGTCCAATACATGGAAGGAGAAGGAAAGAAGACTAAGCATCTAAAAAACGTAGAAGAGTTGAAACGTATTGGGGCGATTGAAGATCCCGTCCTTGAAAAGAAGTACAAAAATAGGTTTAAAATAAAAGTGATCGGTAATGAATTCATTGTATTTTCGAGATTGAGAAAATTATATGGTGGTCGCTTTGATTTCGATGAAAATTTAGATTTAAATGAATTTTGGTATCACACAGATGTTGACAGGGATACTTTAGAAAAATCTAATCTTATTGAATTATTGGATTAAAAAGTGATTTTTCTTTTTTTATAACAGCCGCCATTTAGAATCGGTGGCTTTTAATTATATAACAGAAAGGGCTGATAATATGAATAGGCATCGTGCTCATTGGTCAGCAATGGGAAGTAGTATATTTGAATTTGAAAATAATCTAGATGAACGGCAGCAGGAAAGAAAAAAGATCATTAAGGAGTTTACTGAAAAAGTGATAAGCGATTATAAAACCACTGTTATGGAATATTCCAACCAATCTAATACGGTAAGTGTTGATGGATTAATTAAAGAAGGTATTAGAGCTTTAGTTAACGAGTTTAAATAAAAAATATTTATATATCAGTGATGGCTTTTTATCTTTTCATGAATACGTATTAGGAGAAAGTCACATTAAAATACCTTAGTAAAAAGAAAAATAAAGAAACTTGTTTATATTCGTACTATTTGATGGGATATTGTGATATAATCAGTACATAGAAAAAGGAGCATATAAAAAAGAGCAGTCAATCAAACCGTTAAGTTCTTAGACTGGGAAAAGAGAATTGTTTATGAAAAAACAAAAAGGATGAAAATGCAAAAATTTTAATAAAAAGGGTTTACAAAAATAAATTAAAATAATATAATAAAGTCAATAAAAAAATTCCAAGGAGATGTATCGAATGAAAAAATATGTTATCGGTTTAGCGAATCTGTACGAAGGCACAAATGAATTGTAAGTTGTAGAAGCTGAAAGTCCAATTGAAGCAATGAAAATAGTTTTAGAAGTAGATTTTGAATTTGAAACGGTTGAGGAAGTGAAAGAGTACGCACATGATGGAGATTATCTTATTAGCGATCCGATGGAATTAAGATAGTTTCGAGTCTGAAGAATCGGGAGAAATCGCTATAACAAGGAAATTGGTATTATAAAAACTATATTATGAAAGACAAGATTTTAGTCATTAGAAAATATTGTCGGTTTGGCAAAAATTTAATTCAAAACGTTGGATGATTATGGCATGATGTATGTAGACTTGTACCAAGGAGTGAAACGAATGTCGGAATTCCCAATGATACCTAAATCGAATATCAATCAAATTGCTTCAAATATCGAAGTCATGAAACTCTACATCTTAAATCAAGAAAACATTCCATCGGAATTGAATGTATTTTTGATGAGAGAGCTTGAAACGTTGAGTCGTCTAATTAAGGAAGAAAAACAACGAATCGGAACATTATCCAATTTAGCCCAATTGTTGGCCAACAGAATCTAATGGAGACTTCGATGTCTCCATACAAAAAGATATTCATTGAAAATGATTCTTTAACAGGAACAAAAGGATCAGTTAATTACAATAACAAACTGAATCAATAAAGTATTCTCTATGAAAAGGTGAATGTGATATGATTAAAGGAAATGATATTGTAACTTTAGAGAAACAAAATGGAGAAAAAATTGAAAATATAAGAGCATTAGTTCAGCCCAATAAGATATTCATTGAAGATGATTCCTTGCCGATAGAAGAAGGCGACATTTTTATTAGAAAACTGAATAATGGTTTAATAGAAAGGTACGTGGTTTTAGATAGAGGATTCAGGAGTGGGGGATATGGATTTAAGGCTCATTATCAATGTAAAGTTGAAAAAGAAACAACTAGAGAGTTAGAGCAACCAAAACAAGTCATCTATAATATACAAGGCAACAATGCAAGAATAAATATTAACTCTCATGATAATTCTACTAATGTTATTAACACTACTTCTGAAGATTTATTTAGTGAATTAAAGAAAGTTTTAATTGGAAACATTCAAGAACAAGATCAAAGAGATCAATTAATTAGATTAGTTGAAGAAATGAAAGATAATGTAGGCACCAATAAATTCATCAGTGCATATCAAAACTTTATTCAAAATGCTGCAAATCATATGACGCTTATTTCACCATTCATTCCGGCATTAACGCAATTGTTTCATCAATAAAAAAGGAATAATCAAATCTAAAAGGAGAAAGAACAATGAAACTAATTAAAGAAATTCTTACTTATGAGTATGAGACAAAGGAAGAAAGAAGAAAACATTCTACAGAAATGCAGAAGAAGGGATACAAAATATTAGAAGAAAACATTCCTTTGGCACTTGATGGACATGAACACATCATTGCCAAGTATATAATTGAAAGAAATGGATACAAGGGGAATCCAATTAGTGAAGGTTCGATTAAATAACAATTTTATATGTGCGAAAAAAGATTAAATTTAAACGTCAAAAACATATATAAGGGATGATAATATGAAAAAAGGTTATTGGATATTATGTTGATAAAAAAGGCAATTTCAGTTTTCTGCGCCATGAAGATAAAAAAAGGGTACTTGAAAGAAGTACCCAATGAAATTGTATCCAGATTTGATGATAGTGGTTATAATAATGAAGATAATTAAAGGAGTGATTATGATAGAAATTAAAAAATATGTACTTCTCGAAGATACTAAACAGTTTAATGCAGGAGATATTGTTTTTGAATTATATTCAAAATTTCAGGAAATTGAGGTAATGGATAAAGAGGAATATCCTACAAAAACAGAATTAGTTCACTGGAGTAAGTTAGAACGAATAAAATAATGATTTCATATTAAAGAATTGATAAAAATTAAGGAGGACTAGATCATGATCAAAACTTTATTAAGTGAATATGGTTTCACGATTATTTGCTTTCTATTATCATTTCTTGGTGGATTATATCTTATTTTTTCAATGAATTAGCTTTTTTAAAACAAATTAAAATAATAATTAGTAATTTATAATTAAAAATGAAATCGGAGGGATACAAAATGATGATTGCTGATATTTCTAACATTAACTATGTAAAAAATGGAGATGAATATCATATCGTAACGGAGTTTTCTCGGCTGCCAATTGAAAGTTTTAAAACGGAAAATGAAGCAGTTGATTTTATCATTGGATACACTACTGGAATGTTTTTCACTGAAGCCATGAAGAAAGGATTACTGTTTAGAACGTTTGTTGAGGAGGATATTAGAAGCGGGAATACATATATCAAAGTAAATGATGTGGATGTATATGTTTGATGAATTGAGGAAGAATCGATGATTATTGTAAATAGGGAAGCTAAAGAAACGATTAAAGTGTACCATAATAGTGTTGAAGAAATGCTAGAGAATATTAAAAAGTTAAAAGAAGATGGGTGGAGTGATAATATACGCTTATCGATTGCTAGATTTCCACTTGTTAAGTTAAAGCTGTATAGTTTTGAATTAGATGAATTCAAGACAAAATATCCCAAAGTTAAAATTCACGAAGAAGACGATTCTGACTGGCCATATTCAAAAGATTTTTATATTTATTGTACAATTCATGAAAGAACAATTAAATAATATTTTCGTTATTTATGATAAAAAAACAGACTTATCCTTTCTCCTTATCCTTTAATTTAACCTAAAAAATCATCAATATATTATCCTGAATCTCAAAAAATTCTCCTTAATCCCAGGGGATAAGTCTGCCCTTTTTTAAAATAAATTATAATTATATATTGAAATTTACGAATAAAATTGGTAAAATAATAATAGGTTAAGGATGTGATGTTAAAGGAAAAGGAGATTTGGGATAATGTTTGTTGATGATAACTTAGTGTCTTTGAGAGAATATCAATTAGAAAAACAGTATAAGGAGTATTTAAAATGCTCCAATGGTGGCTTCTCTTGGTCAAATGGAGAATTATTTAAGGTACGTAAAAAGAAAACTCCTGAAGAAATCCGTAAGGAGATGATCAAGGGATACATGCAACTACTTTCAAAATAAAATTAAAATAATACAAAAAATGTTATAATATATAATGTACATATGTCAAAAATAATGAAATAGGAGATTTTAAAATGAAACAATGGTTTATTTGTCCTAATTGTAAAACCACCGTTAATTTCTTTGAACAGATGGATTATTTGTTTGAGGACGATGGTGAATCAATTTTCAATCCAGAAGATGGAGTTTGGTTTCATACGATTTATTGCGAATGTGGGGCTTATTGGGTGATGTCGTTGAGTAAAATGAATTTGCCATAACCAGATAGGAGGAAAATCATTGAGAAAACAATCGTTTAAAGCTTTGGTTGGTAGTCATAACTATAATTTAGCCGTTCCTGAATCAGACAAGGATTTTAAGGTATTTTTCATTCCCTCCTATGATGATTTGTATTCAGGAGAAAAGTATACTAAAGCAATGACAAGTGATAAAGAAGACATTGAATATCATGATATTAGAAAATTGCCTGATATGCTATGGAAAAGCAACGTAAATTTCCTTGAAGTTCTGTTTTCCCAAGAAGTGTACGAATATGATAATTTATATCAAATTCTACATAACAGAAGAGAAGAAATTGCTCGTATGAATCTACCATATTTGTATGATGCTTGTGTGGGCATGTTCTACAAGAAAAAGAAAGAATTTGAACGAGATTTAAATAAAGGTGAAATGAATAAAGTGCATAAACATGTTATGTCAGCAATTAGAATTGTTGATTTCCTTGAGAGGTATGCTTTAAACGGATGGAATTTCCAAAAAGCTATTTATTATGATACACAAGATTTTAATAGACAAGCGTTACTTGATATTCGATATGGTATTATACCCTATTATGAAAAAGAAGAAATGGATGATTTGGAACAATATTTAAAAGCAATTAAACAAATTTATAAAGAACAAAAAGAAGATTGCGAATTAAAAAATTGGTTGTATCAAACAGTGAAAGAGCATATAAAAAGACATTTAATTGAAGAGTTGAAATGAAATAAAAGTAAGATTTTATTTACCACGCGACTCATCGATTGGTTAAAATATAAGCAAATACAAAGAACAAAAGAAAGGTATTTGCAAATGACTTTAGGCCAAAGATTAAGATTTCAACGTCAAAAAAGAAAATGGACTCAAAAGTATGTAGCAGAGAAATTATTCGTAACAAATTTCGCTATTTCGAGATATGAAAAAGATATTACAAAACCCGATGCGGAAACATTAAAAAACCTAGCTGAATTATATGAAGTATCAACAGATTATCTTCTGGGTAGGACAGAATTAACATCGGATTATGTAAAAATATTAGAAGCATTTAAAAAATATCCTGATTTATATTGTGAACTATTGTCTAATCCAGAGAAAAAAGTCAAAGAGCTTGCCAGAATGCATAAAAAACTTCAAAAGATAAAGAGGTTGTTTTCAGATGAAAAACAATAACAGGGAGGGAGAAAAGTGTGCATGGCTTCAAAAAGATTGCAGGAATTGAATTGTTTTCTTAGGAACATTGAGGATGATTTGGAAAAATTAAACCGAAAACAATCTGAATACGACAAAAAATTGTCGGAACATTATCACAAAATTGAGACTGCAAAATTCAATGCTGCGGAAGGATATTATTTAGCAAAAGAACTTCAAGAAATTTTACAAAAGAGAAGAATTATCAAAAATGAGCTTCGTAAAATGCAATTACTACATAATCAGATTCGCGATAATAAAATAAAAGAAAAAGTAAAACGAACAAAAAAGAAATTAAAAAGAATGAAGAAATCATCAAATAAATATCAAAAGAATTTTATGATTAATAAGGATGTGTTTGAAAGAGAGTTGCTTCACTAATTTTTTTAACGTAATTTCCGAAAGAAGTCTCCCACATCAAGGAGCGTGAAGGGCGATAGCCCAGTGAGTAGGTGGGAGATGAATTTCGGTTGGCTTTAGCCAATAGATGTGCTATAATGAAACGAACATACATTCGTGTTGTAAAGGTGATTTGGCATGACCAAACAAAATAAAGCGTTCAAATTTCGCCTATATCCAAATAAAGAACAGAAAGAGTTGTTAGAGAAAACTTTTGGCTGTGTTCGTTTTGTCTACAATCAAATGCTTGCTGAACGCAAGGCAATATATGAAACATTTCAAGATGATCAAGAAGCACTTCGAAAACAAAAGTTTCCGACACCTGCACAATATAAAAAAGAATATCCTTTTTTGAAAGAGGTAGATAGTCTTGCACTTGCAAATGCACAACTTAATTTAGAAAAAATCTTTTAAGAATTTTTTTAGAAACAAAGATGTAGGTTTTCCAAAATTCAAGAAGAAAAAGAGTCATCAATCTTATACAACAAATAATCAAAAAGGAACAGTTACTATTGAAGATGGTTATTTGAAATTACCAAAATTGAAAACAAAAGTAAAGATAAAACAACATAGACCATTTGAAGCTGTTATAAAATCTTGTACTATATCCAAAACTCCAACGAATAAGTATTATGTATCCAATTAAACCTTTGTTTAGTGAATTTGTGAAATGGGCTAAGAAAAAAGATCAGGATTATTTAAAAGAGAATTCAATCATACAATTAAGGAATGAATTTTATATTAAAAATATATGTGTATAAAAGGGAGTGATTGTAAATGAAAAATGTGATTGAAATTTTACGGAAGCTTGATGGTGTAGAGGATGTAAACTATAACAAAGATTATGAAGAAATTGAAAACATTATTGAGGCTTACAAACCAGAAGGTTATACAGTAGAAAATGTCCATCATGAATTTCAAGATGGTGGTCGATGGACTAATATAGAAACTGATGTATATAAAATCGAACAAAATGGGGAAGTTGCTTATTTTGAATTGTGGCGAGAAGTGCCAGCAACAGAATTGCAAGATGGAATGGATTTGTCGTGGGGATTTTGTGAAGTAGTTCCGAAAGAAGTAACCGTAATTAAGTATGTTTTAAAAAATGATTAAAACAATACAAGGTGATTATGAATGAAAAAAATATTAACAACTGTAATGGTTTTTACAGCAATGATCGGAGCAGTTATTGTTTATCATTCACTTGGAATATCAGTTTTTGAAGCAATGTCAGCTATAGCGTTTATTGCATCCGGTGCTTTACTTGCTGAAAAATTATTTTAACAAAAAGGATGTGAATGTTTTGTATTGGAATTATCGAGTGATCAAGAAGAAAAATGAGTATGATGAACCTTATTATGAGGTTTGTGAAGTTTATTATAATGAAGAAAATAAGCCTCACATGTGGACAAATGACAAGCATTTACTTTGTTGTGAAGAATTAAATGATTTAAAAACTGTTTATCAAGAAATTCAGAAAGCCTTTGAAAAACCTGTGCTTGAATTTATAGATGATGAGCATGATTTATTAAGAGAAATTGATGTGTAATATGAAGAAAAATACAAAAACGTTATGATGAAATATTGTAATTAAACAAATATTTATTTGAAATAAAAAATAGGGAGGATACTTAAATGGAACTATCATACATAACATTTATGAAACACGCCCAAAAAATAACTAAAACAGCTTCATCAGGGCGACCAATATTAAAAGGAGTGTATCATGCGAAAGATGGAACATTATTTGTTACGGATTCATTTCGTTTATATCGTGCAAAGAATGTTCATGCAGACGTTAGTGAGTCAACCATTGATCCGAAAACTGGTGTAAAAATTGATGGAAAATACCCCAGTTGTGATCGATTGATTCCTGATAAATCAAATGCGGAATTTACCATAAACTTACCAGTTATAACGGCACTTGATGCATTTAGTGCTTTGTTAAAAGTAAATCAAGTAATTGGTAAAGGTGGCGAATGGGTTAGTATTAGCGAAAGAAATAATAATCAAGTGGTTTTTCATACTAAAAATCTAGTGATGGAAGCTAGTTATGACGCTGGTGTAGCTGCTGGAACTGTTGGAAAATTGACGTTTAATACTATATTTATGGTTGATGCATTGAAGCTTTTCAAAGATGTAGGAGCTACTGAAGTTGAAATGCGCTATTACGGTGAGTTACGACCATTTACACTTACAGCGGGAGAAGATGATGAGTTGTTTGTAATGATAGTTCCGATCAGAACCGTAAGAAATAGCTGAAATAAAAAAATATAATAAAATACAATTTTTATTAATAAAAAAATCCAAAAAATTCTTGAAAAATAAATTAAAATAATATAAAATAAAACTGTAGAGAGAATTACTGATGTTTTTCTCTCTACAGTTTTCACGTTAACCAGCTCCATGTTTTTGTAGTTAGGGATCATCCCTAACTATTTTTTTAAAAAAATCATTTGACAAAAATAAATTAATTAAATATAATATAGACATAAAAATAAACAGATAAATATGTGAGTAAAGGGAGGAAACCTAGATGGTTTTATTCGGGTTGTTTGATTATTTCAAGAGACACGTTTATACAATGACACAAAAGCAAAGAGAAGACGCACTGAAAGAAATTAAATCGATAGAATGTTTGTTAGAAAAATCTCTTTGGAGTGAAGTTGGATGATTGCTAATAAAGTTGCTAAAATAAATGAAAATATGGTTTATGATCAGATCATAAAGTTTTTACGGCAGAAAGGCTATAAAAGCGATAATACAAAAAAAGCATATGAAGCTGATATTAGGTTATTTTTTAGACTAATCAAAGACAAAGAAAAAAAGAGTGAAATTGAATTTTTAACTATAGATGATGTTCAATTAACCTTAGATGATTTTGAAGATTTTATTGACATTATGATGGAAGAAGGGCTTTCTCATAGTACGATTAACAGGAAAGTTGCTTCTGTAAAAAGTTTAATTAAATATTTGGCTTCAAAAGATATTGTAAACAACATAAATTATTTAAAATTAATTCCACATTTATCAAGGAATGAGGAATCTTTTGGAGTTTTAGAGGTAAATGAAGTGTTTGAAATGGCAAAATTAGCATATCAAACGGAAAGAGAATTAAGAGAACAAAAACGTTTATTAATATTATTTGCATTAGACACATGTATTAGAAAATCAGCTTTATTGAATTTAAAATGGTCAAATTTTATAGAACGCGAAAACGATGTGCTGGTTCAAGGAGTAGATAAGAGAAATAAAAAATTTAGGAACATTATTAACAAAGATTTTTATGAGGAACTGCTTTCTATAAAAAGTGATTCACAAAAGGTTTTCACAATAAGTAAAGATTCTATCAATGATATGATGCAAAGACTAAAAAAAATAATGAACATTCCTGAAGAAAGAAATATAAAATTTCATTCAATAAGAAAGGCAGGGGTCACTTTCAAATATAGAATTACCGGAGACATCCTAGAGGCACAAAAAGCAGCTAACCATTCATCGCTTGCAACAACACAACGTTATTTGAATTATGAAAATGTTGGAGTATTGGGTGCTGTTTCTTCATTAGGAAATATTGACCAAGATGCATATAAAAAAGTTGATCATGATACACTAGTTAAAGCGATAGAAGCATGTCCAAAAGATGTTAAATACATTTTGAATGTTAACATCAAAAAATTAATTAATAATGAAACTGTATAATGTTTACATTAATTTTGGTTCGTGTATAATAAATATTAAATAAAAAATTAAATAATAGGAGGACAATTCAAAATGCTTTTACCGCGAGAAGAACTTGAGGAAAAACTTAAAGAAGGCATTAAAGAAGTAAGAAAAAAACGAAGGACAGTTCATGATATTAAAAAACATTTAGTTGATAAGTATGACATATTGGCTGGAACAATTCAACTTTGTTTAAATGATCCAAGCCATTTAAAAAATTTAGATCCCAGAGTATTAATGTTATTAACAGAACAAATTTATTTGAAAACAGGAATCCAAGAATTAAATCCCGAAAAATATTTTACTGAAGCTGAAATTAAAAAATCGCGTCAATATAATGGAAAACTACAATTAGAAGATGAAATTGAATTTCCATATGTTATTGATAACGTCATCATGATCGAAGAAGATGCGTTTGTCGCAAAATTGAGCGCACAAGAAATTGCCAAATTACTGAAATCAAGACATCTTAACTATAATTTTGATATTCAAAGAGAATCAGTTAAAACACAAAGACATGGTAAAATTATTCAAGAAGCTAAATTAGTAATGGAAAATGTGTTAGAAATAAAAGAGCACTTAAAAAAGAACACCCTAGTGCCTACATTTTTGGTTTTTAATGCAGCAGTAAGAACTTCTGATACTGGTGATGAATTAGTTTATGATGCTTCAAAAATGCAGTTAACCATCACTAAAGGCACAAGGTTGGACATAGTTGATGGCTATCATAGGTGTAAAGCCTGTGAATTAGCTGTAACCGAAAACCCAGAAATTGATTTTGAGTTTGGAGTATTATTTACAAATTATACCGACAATAGAGCAAAACAATATCAAGCCCAATTAGCTAAAGCTACACCAATTTCACGAACTCGTCAAAAAGAATTAGAAGGTTCAAGAAATGCTGATTTGGTTGTAAAAGAATTAAAAATTGATTCGGATTTAAAAGACAAAATTTCTCAAACTCATCAACCACGTATAACAGTGGGTGAACTTGTCTCTTACAATATATTAGCTGATACTATAGAAGAACAATTCAAAATGAAAACAAGAGCTGATGTATATGATGTAGCAGATTTTTTGAAGGAATTTTTTAATACACTTATTGGAACGTACACAGACGAGTTTGTTGACAATGTTCAAGAAACAAGAAAAAATTCTTTAATTAATGAAAATATCACGTTCATAGGCTATATCGTATTAGCAAGAAGAATGTTTGAAAAAGGAATTAAAGCAAGAAATGTCATTAGATATATTGCTGATATTGATTTTAGAAAAGATAATCCGATGTGGGAAGAGATTGGAGTATTAGTGGCTGGGAATATAAATGACAATGTGAAGAAAGCACGTAAGGCAATTAAAGAGTTTTTTGAAAATATTAGTATTGAAGATGGCGAAGAGGTGAAAACGAGTGATGAAATTGTACAATGAAGAAATAAAAAGGCGTTTTTTGGAGTTATACGATAATCCTGATACACGAAGGACTATTGAATATACACTTGTTAAAGCATATGATATAGAGACTGTTCTTGAAAAAGACTTGTATAATTTTAATATAGATGAAATAGCACAGGTTCTTTATAATTCAAGTCCGTCTACTTTTTTGGTAGCGAGAACTAGGGCGCATTTTATCGAAAATTATATTTCATGGGCTATAGAAAACGGTTATCGTGATGATAATTTAAATCCTTTACATGGTGTAGACAAAAGTTGGTTTGAACAATTTATAGTCAAAGGAATTAAAAAACACTTTTCTGAAGACGAGCTATTGGAATTAGTTGAAAGCTTTCACAATGCTCAAGATCAGGCGTTGATATGGTTATTGTTTGAAGGAGTAATGGGAAAAGGGACAGAAGAATTGTTAAATTTAAATTACAATGACGTTGATTGGAATAGCAATAAATTGACATTAAGAGATGGCGATGAAGTTAGAGTATTAAAAGTAAGCGATAGATGTATGAGATATATAGAAAATGCTTATAAGGAGCAAGTTTATTATATTTACGATCCAGAAGAAGGAGTACACAGAGAATATTCGTTGTTAAATGGTGAATATATTTTTAGAAATACTGAGAGTCGAAATACGAAAAGTGTTAAATTAACGAAATACAATATTCATACTCGATTGAGATATCTTAGAGATGAACACGATTTGGAAATCTTAACTCCAAATTTAATTAGACAATCCGGAATGATTAAGATGGCCCATGATTTGTATTTGGAAAGAGGCAAATTGGAAAAGGAAGAATTCAAACTTATTGGTGACAGATATAACTTGAGTAAGATCAAAGCGAATGGATATGAATACTATAATACGACTGCAATGAAACAATATATTAATTCAGAAAATTTAAAAGAACTTTATGGTTTAGATGTGGAAATATAATTAATATTAATTTGATCCCTGAATCAATTATCAGGGATTACATAACAGACAAAAATAAATTTATACGATATAGAGTAAATTATTAAGTTGTTGTGGGGAATATAATATGATACTACATCTAATAAAGAGAAGGCAAGCAATTATTTTCGACAAGAATTTAATAATTTACACAATTCGACATAATTTGATAAAGACAAAATGCAAAAAATGCTGTAAAATGAATTTAATAGGATTATTGTCATATTAAGTTAACGAAATAGTTAATTTATTCTCAAGGGACTAAAGGCTTGTTATTACTGTAAATTCTGAATTATCTAATCATTTTTCCATTCATATAAATCTTCGATTAGGCAATTCAGAGCATCGGAAATTATTTTAGCATTATTCAAAGACATGACTCTCTTATTATTAATAAACTCGTTTATTTGAACCTTGTTTATCCCTGTTATAATTTCAAGATCAACTTGAGTCATTGCTTTTTTATACAAGATGTCGCCTAAAAGACATCTACCTACAATATTCCTTTTTTTACCATTTTTCATGACGAAAGTCCTCCTGAAAATCCGATAGGATAATGATACCAAAATTGGAACATGTGAACAACAAAAATTTAATTAATACCTAGTCAATTAGAATGGTTTGATGTATAATAAAAACAAGAACAAATGTTCGGTTTGATAGGAGATGTTAGTGTGAAAACATAAGATTATTGAAAATTTAATTTAGAATTGGCTTGGGATTTTAATAATTAAGAAGGGGGAAAAGACATGAGACAGTTTGCTCATGGACAAGGGAATTTTGATTTATTTTTTAATACAGAGTTTACCGAAGAAGAAGTTAGAAGCAAATTCAATGGTGACGCAATTATAAAAATAGATATGAAAATGACTTTGGCAGACGGTAGCGTACATACGATAGAAGGATTTGAACCGAAAATTGATTGGCTTCATTTTGAAGAAGATGAACGAAAATTATAGAATAACAGTTTTTCAAGTCACCATTGCGAAACCGTATGGTGGCTTCGTTTTGTGAAAAAGAATTTCTTATTGACTTTTAAAATAAATTAAAATAATATTATCATAGGGGGATTGTGTAAATGTGTTCGTTGGCTAGGCGGAAACTATTACAAACAATACAAGAGTGTCAACAAGCACTAGAATTATTAGAAAAGGGGGATGAAAGAAAGGCAATTGGATGTATTGATGAAGCAGAGTTTCAATTGGAAGGTGCAAAATGGATTCTAATTAATGATGTGATTGAAAGGGAAGGGAGATTGTAATGTGAGAATATTAAATGAATAAATAGATAGCAATATTGATTATCTTGCTCTTAACAATCGTGTTTGTCGGGAAAGTTCAGTGATTAAATTGTTTGACTAAATTTTGTTATGGGTGATAAAATTAAATTAATATCAAATAAGAATGTGGTGATTCTTTTGTCAAACGAAAATAATAATTGTTTATTTAATGAAGAAGTAAAAAACAGTTTTCTTAAAGACATGGTACAAAGCGGTTCAATATCAGAAGAAACGTCTAAAAGCTATGCTAGAATTCTTGAAAAAACATCATACTATGAAGAAAAAACTAATAAGGACTTAAACAAATTTACTTTAGAAGAATTGGAAACGATTTTATTTGATTTTCAAGCAAATAATCGAAATACAATTGAAAGTTATGCTCGAATTATTTCAAGCTATTTCAATTGGAGTGTCAATAAGGGATTATCACAAAGTAATCCATTAGCAGACATTAAACCTGATGATTTTTCGAAATATTTAACAAACGAAGAACGATATTTTACTGATACGGAATTAAGGTTGTACGAAGCTAATTGCGTAAATTTTCAAGATGCTGTTATTATGAGACTGCTATTTATGGGTGTAGGAGGGAAACAATTTAGTGAGATAAGAAATTTAAAAAAGAATGATATTGATAGGGACAATATGTGTTTAAAACTTATAAATACTTTAAAGGCTGACGATCATGGTTTTCCAGTAAAATATACTGAACGATGGATAAATATAGATAATCGAACTTTACAATTAATTGATGGTGCTCTAAAACAAAAAATATATACTAAGAAAAATGGAGAAATGGAAACTGAAAGAAATAACATAAGACCATTTACAAATTTAGTTAATAATGATTATGTTATTAGAACTTCAATAACAAATACAGAAAATTGGCATGCACCAGTTGATAAATATGTTATTTACCGAAGGATCAAAACAATTTCCGAAAGCTTAGGTATTGATCTAACAGCAAAATTTATTCAGCGTTCCGGCATGATTTATCATGCAAATCATTTGATTCAAGATAATGAATTATCATTAGATGATATTAAAATTATAGCAGATCGTTTTAACATAACTTCATATCACAATTTAAAAGGATTTTTAACAGTTGAAAACATCCGCAAGACATATCCACTAAGAGAATGAGAAGGAGGTGATGAGCAAATTCGTAAAATATAGTATTTTGAGATTATATGTGTCCAAAAACCTTGAAAATAAAGGGTTTTGTAATACAAAAAATCAATAAAAGGTGAATTTTATCTATATGAAATTTTTCAAAAAATTCTTGTAAAATAAATTAAAATAATATAGAATAAACATAACGAATTAATTATTTTTGAAAGGAGAAGTTAATGATGGATGTAGAAAAATGGATTGAAGGAATAGACAGGATGTTTGAAAAACAAAGAGAAATTGATCAAAAACTTTCACCAAGTAGAGGAGAAATCAACTATATTAAGAGCTATGCTCGTTCAATTTTAGAAAAAGTTAATTATATTGAATTTACGTCCGCATTGGCACATGAAGGGGTAATTGATTTTGATATGGCTCAAAAAATAATGGATTGGCAAAAACAGCAGATTAAAAAAGATGTAGAGTATTTTAAGGAATATCTGGGATTAGATGAAAATGAAGAAAAGTAGATTTGGAGTGAATGATAATGGGGAGATTCAAATATGATTTATAAGCTAATTCATAAGAACAAAAGCAAAGAGAAGAAATCAAAATGTTTTCATGAATGGTGTGTTGTAGATTTTGAAGAAACAGTGGAATCAGATGGGACTTGTACTGATTTTAACGAATATTATATTCTAGGCTGCGAGAAATGCGAAAACACGAGAAGGGTCGATGAATTTGTTTTTGAGAAAATGAAACAAACAGGTTTGATAAAGGGAGGTAATTACAATGGTAGAAAAATTTTATGAAGGACAAAAACTTCATTTATTAGAAGATCCATCAATTCAAATGACAGTATTTAGAGTTGAACCTAATGCTGTTGTCGTTCATAGGTGGCTAGATGATTATCGTTATGTTAACGAACGATACACAGATTTAGAAGGAACCAAAGCAGTCGTTGGTGAAGGTTGGGATTAGTGATGACAAGATAAAAATAAATTAATACATAATGTAAAAAGGAGAAATAAGAGATATGGGCAAGTTTTCAATTGGAGACATGGTGTATTTTATTTTTTCCAAAGACAATAAAGAAGTATTTAAAGTTGTTAAAACATATTATGATGTTTGTGAAATTGTCAGCTTAAAAAATAACGAAAGAGTATTGGCATTTGAAGATGAATTGAAACCAGTTAAAAACAAAGAATACAACTATGCTAGTAACGATGATTTTATTAAAATGTTTACCTTTGACCAAAAAGAAATCGAATCTTTTAGTAATTTTATAAAAGATTTGTTATTCGATTACGATCTGATAAAGGAGGGAGAACTGATGGGTGAATCTAAAGAAAAATCGTCTAATACAAATAAAGAGCTTGTAAAAGAAGCAGAAAAACGTACAATTATGAAAATGGAACGCTCAAAAGCAATCGATTTGTTGTTAGATACTATGAATTCTTATCAATTCTTGTTAGATAAATTCGGTGATGAAGAATATAAAGAAAAAATTGATTATGTTAAGGAATTGCTTGCAGAATTAACACAAGAAAAAACTTAATAATGATGGAGGAGAAGGAGTTAATGAATTTACATTTAATGCTCAAATTGACGGAACAAGATATTGATGAATTGAAATATCAGAAAGACAAACTTAAAAAGACTCTGGAAAGAATAGAAAATGAATTAGAAATAAAAGAAAGAGCTGCTGGTGAAATTCGTAGTTTGATAGAAAAAGAAGAAAGTAAGGCAAGTACATATGGAGGAATTTGACGAAAACAGAAAAACTGAAAGCAAAAGTTGGCGAACGGATTTTGATTGCGAATAGTTGCGATAGAAGGTATAGAAATGGAAGTATTGGCGTAGCTAAAGAAGAACGTATAGGTGGTGTTTTTGTCGATAATATCGGTGAAGGTAATATATTTGTTTACCATGAAGAATATGAAGTTATCGTAGACGAAACGGAGGCTGATAACGTGGGAATCATCGAAAAATTACAGGTTGAATTATCTCAAACGAAAGATGAACTAGAAGCGTTGAAAAAACGTGTGGATGAATTAGAAACGAAGCAACGAGTTCGAAAAAGTTTTGCAGAATATCGTGAAATAAAAGCGAAGAAAATGAGTTTAGAAGAATCACACGAGGATTTGTTACGAATATTCACCGAAAAGAAACAGCAGCAACGACGCGACGAGATCATCGAAAAGGCAAAGCGAGATATTGACGAATTAAAGGTAACGCATCATCCGACATTATTACAGTTTTATAACGTTGGAAAGTACGTTAAATATGAGTGTAATGCGGAATTTATTGTAAATAAAGAAAAAAGAACTGTCGTTTGTTTGATGCGAGAAATACAGTACGACAACAAAGGTAAAGTCGTTTCGAAAGGAATCGCCAAATGTGCGCCTGACGACTGCTTCAATGTGCACCTCGGAAAGGTTATAGCGCTATATAAGGCGTTAGGACTCGAAGTGCCTGACGAATACCAGAATGCGCCGCAGCCAACGGAAGTGCGGGTCGGTGATATAGTTTACGTTCCGTATTCACTATTTTCAAATAGGAGGCGTGTAACCGATAAGCTTATTCCATCGGTTATTGACGAAATAAAAGTAGAGTTAGCAGCGAGATACATTTCGCTCGATATGGCGAGAATCATCGACGACTCACGCGAAGATTAAGGGGTGAAGCTTAATGGATAAAATAATTATTTATTCTGATGGTGCATGTTCAGGTAATCAATTTAATGAAAATATTGGTGGATGGGGAGCTGTTTTAAAATATAAAGATAAAAGAAAAGAAATATATGGTGGAGAAAAGAATACAACGAATAATGTCATGGAATTAACTGCTGCAATTAAAGCGTTAGAAGAGATAAAGACAACAAACATTCCAGTTGAGGTATATGCAGACAGCGCTTATCTAGTTAATGGTATGAACAAATGGGTACATAATTGGATTAAAAAAGGGTGGAAAACAGCAAAAAAGAAGCCCGTTGAAAATAAGGAATTATGGATAAAACTTAAAGAATTAGTTGATAAACAAAATAATATTAAATTCATAAAAGTAAAAGGTCATAACGGAATTGAATTGAATGAAAAAGCTGATGAATTAGCTAATAAAGGAATGGATGAACTAAGATAGGAGGCGTTTTAAAATGAGTGATAAAGAAATTTTAGATGAAATTGAAACAAGTTGGATGAGTAAAGGACATTTGGTTAAAATTGATCGTGAACATTTTGACTGGCTTATAAAACAAATTAAGATATTACATCAAGAAAAAGAAAAATACAAACAAGATATAGTTCCTTACCGAAAATGGTTGAATACAAACTTGAAAGAAAAACGAGAAATGAAAGAGCAACTTCAACAATTAATTGAGAAGATTAAACGATATGAGAAGGTTTTGAAAGAAATTAAAAACGACATAGAAACAGATTACAAACAAGAAGAAATTGCACTTGGAGAAATGACTAGTCTGCTAACAGTTATATACGAACAAGTTCAACAAGCATTGGAGGGATCGGAATGAAAACTAGGGAGTTTGATATTCGTGTATGGGATGATGTTGCAAAAAGAATGAGTTACAGCAAAATTGAACTTTTTGATGACATGCTAGGTTTTAGGTTTGAACATTTTGAAACGGATGAACCTATTTTTATGCAATACACAGGCCTCAAAGACAAGAACGGTCGGAAGATTTACGAAGGGGACATCCTAAAAATTGATGATGACTGGGAAAAGTGGGGTTTCGCAAGCGGTTTTGTGGGATACGTGATATATGATCAAGGATCGTTCAAGTTAAAAGAAGGGGAAATTTACGCCCCTGCATATCGTCTTGACAGTTCTGCGGAAGAAGGAGCAACAGTCATCGGCAACATATACGAAAACCCGGAATTGTTAGGTGATCCACAATGGAAGTAAGAGAGCAAGTGCGATGGTTTGCTGAACAAATGGAGTTGAAGCTGAAAGAAAACGATCATAAAGGCGGATGGGATGGATGTGGAATCTATGAGTTGATTTATAGACTCCAAGAAGAAACAGGAGAATTATTAAAGGCTGTTAATTCCTGGGTGGAAGGGGAACCAGTAGAAAATATTATCGAGGAATCTGCTGATGTAGCCAATTTCGCCATGATGATTGCTGATATAACTCGAAAATATTTAGTAGGTGAATCCAATGGGTAAAGCCGCAAGACTGAAACGGGAGAGGAAACATGCTTCTCCCTTGAATCCAAAGATGATGGAAGCGTGGAATAAAGGTTTTTACGCTGGATCAAAGCAACAAAAGGAACAGGATATTGAAAAAATTATGAAGTGGCTTGCCAGCCTAGAAGAGATCCCGGGAATCGGAGAAAAACGAGCTTTGGAGATTAGGAGACATTTCTTGGATTTTTTCGGGAGGGATAAGAATGAGCGATAAAGAGCGGATGGATCAGTTATTGTCTCAATTATCTGGATTTACAAATTTAGAAGATGGATATGGATGTAGAACAAATTTATTTGCAGATGAAATGAGTGAATTGATCGGATTGCTAGTGAAGGAAGCTGAAAAGGTTGAACGGTATGAGAAGGCGTTGAAAACAATTGCAGAACATCAATATTACGGTTCTATCGGTGCAATCGGTTATTATGCTGAATTCAAGTCGATTGCTAAACAAGCATTGGGGGAGTCGGAATGAATCTGCGGGAGATTGATCGGCTTGTTGCTGAGAAAGTGATGGGGTGGATACCTCAACGAGAAATACAAGATAGAATTTTGTATGTATTACAGGATGGAACACACGTTGCACTTGGTTGGAATCCGACAGCTAACATTTCAGATGCTTGGCAAGTGGTGGAGAAAATGAAGCGATCGAATTTTTCCGCACGACATCGTTTCGTCACTGAATTACAAAAAGAAGTCACTCCAAAAGAGCTTAAAGATAAAAATCAGCTATTGGATTTAGGCTGGATGATTTTCTATTTGACACCAAAATCCATTTGTTTAGCGGCTTTAAAAGCTGTTGGGGTTGATGTGAATGATTATCTCCAGATGTCCTGATTGTGGCTGGGAGGCTTGGAGCGAAAAGCCGATCATCAGGATTTGTTGTGATTATTACGTAGAACATGAGGAAGTGGAATGACTAAACAAAAATTAAACGGTTATTGGGTTAGCAAGAGTGATCCTAATGTATATATTTATGTTGACAGAGTATATAAGAAAGGGTATGTCACAGGATTTTGGTATAAAAAAATTCCGGAAGGAGAATTAGCTTCGCCCTTAAAAATAACCCATGAAGAATTATTAGAACAATATGAGCGCAAATAAAAAGAAAGGAAGATATTAATGAAATTATTAGAGGCATTGATGAAATCAAAACAAGGATTCAGCATTAAGTCTAATATTGGTAAAGTATATACGCAAGATATGTTAAATGTAAAATGGATTGGAGAACATTATGGCTCATGTCAAGCATGTGGCATGACCGAAGATGAGCGAAAAGGGGAATGGAGTGCAGTAAATTGAAAGTAAATAAAATTATAAAAGACAAAAGGGAATTTGAAATAGATTATTATTTTATTATTTATCGTGATGGGAAAAGAGATCTTATAATATTGCCAAGTGTTGATTCTTTTCAAATTGATGGAATTAATGCAGAATTATCACTATTGTTAGATGAAATACCAATGAGTTGGTATAAATGGGATTATGAAAAGAGCAAGTGGGATTTATTTTATGGTAAAGAACAAAAGAAACGGAGTTTTCCTATTCCTGTTAGTTTGTGAAGTAAAAATTAAAATAGTGCTCAAGGAGTGTTTATAATGGAAAAAGAATTGACGCCAAGTGAATATTTTGAAATGTTGAAGAACAAAAAGAATAAAATCACAGACCAAGAATTGCAGCGTATTTATGATAATTGTTTAGTATTATTAAACAAATATAAAATAACAGGGCAAACAAAAGCCATGAAAAAACTTATTTTTCATCTTGAAACTATTGAAAAAGAAAGAGAAATTATCAAATTGGGTATTGACACATTTATCTACCGTGATGATATTGAAGAGTATATTGACAACATTGCCAAAGATACTGTGAAAATTATCGAGTTAGAGAATTACGAGCGTGAAATTCCAGATGAAATTGTCGAAGCGTATGAAAAAGTAAAAGATTTATTCGATAAAGCGTATGTATTATTCACTGATTACACTGGAAAAGTAGAGCGACAAATTCAAAAAGAACGGAGAGATAAAGATCCAATTTTGTTTGGTACTTTTCAAGATAGGGATAGTCAAACAGTTATTGACAGATTTTATTTTATTGGCGATTGGGAAGATGAATATTGTGATTTAACATTAGATAAAATGGTGAATGAAATTAAACAAAACAAGAACAAAGATGTTATGTTACATATCAAAACACCGGAAGACATTAAAGAATTGAAAGAGCAATTAAACAGAATTGAAAATGTAAATGGTCGTTTTGTAATGCAAAATTATAATAAACAAACGTTTTTTACAAAAATAAAAACTTTCTTTAAGAAGTGATATAAATGAAGCGTAACGTTGATTTAACTGAAAATAGAGATTTTAGCAGACCAACTTTGTCAAATAGAAGATTGAAAAAGAAACTAATAAAACATTCAAACAGTGATTATCCTTGGAGTATAAAACAATCTTTGAATTCATTTGATGAAAATATAAATGAAATAGTGTTTACAGGAAATAAAAGAGACAGATCACGGAAAAAGGATTGGAAATTATACAATGATTTGCTTTCTTGTGAACGTTGCGGAAGAAATTATTCAAATACTCCTTGGAGGATGACAGGAACTCTTTGTATAGATTGTGATCAAGAACTGAGTAATGACATCAACAATCAGCAAGACTTGATTACTAGAGATCTTAATCGAAAAAACTAAGATAAAAGAAGTCTTTTATTTGAAAAAATTTAAAAATCATATTGCTAAAAATAAATTAAAATAATATAATTAAAACAGATGAAAACGGATGAAAGTATTTAAAAATGGAGGAGGGTGTAATATGTATTTTATCACAAAAGAAGAAGACTTGGTTGGTAAAGAAATTGCTTTTACTCATATGAACACTGATGAATTTGCAGAAGGAATTACAATAGTTACAAAAGATAATGGAATTTTTATTGTTGAACAACTCAATGGCGACTTTGAAGGGATATTTATTATTGATGAAAATCAAATAAAAAGTTACATTTTAAGAAATGATTATTTAAAAAATAAGCTTCTTGAAAAAGGAATTGTATCGAATGAAGAAATTAAAGAGTATGATAATCAACTAAAATTAGAATATCAAAAACAACAAAAAATACATAGAGAAAAAATTTATTCGTTTGACATATTGTTTCCAGAAATAAAATCTTTCTCATGGAAAAGAGTGTGAATAATTGAAAATAAATAATATGATATAGAAATCCTGATATTTTTGAGTTAATTGGATTTAACATTAAAGTCGCAAGTACCAGTTTAGAATTAAAGAATATGTGATGAAAGGGGAACGTATAATGGGTGATATTTATCGTCATTATAAAGGTGGCATTTACAATGTTATTGGAACAGGAAAGCATACCGAAACTTTAGAGGAATTTGTCATTTATGAAGGAACAAAAGGGGATTTGTGGATTAGACCAGTTAAAATGTTTTTTGAAGATGTGGAGATTAATGGGTTAAAAGTTAGGCGGTTTGAACATTTAGGTAAGTTTTCAAAATAAATTAAAATAAAAAAGAAAGGTGGATTAATCATGGAACTTTTTGGACTATATCTTTTTGGTGAGTTGATGGAAACATTTAATTCTTCAATTGAAGCACATGAAGCAGTAATTGAAGCTGAAGAAGAAACCGGATGACCACATGAAGTAAAAATAATTAAATAATAAAAACAGTTAAACGTATTGTAGCAAATTTGAATATTAAGGGTAATTGGTCGGTTATAAAGAATATAAACTATAAAGGGAGAGATGAATAAATGATTAAATTTGGTTTTGAAGACTATGTCATAGAATATCCTAATTGGAGCAAACATCATAAAACTGTGGGATTACATGTAAAGCGTGTCTATAATGATGGAAAACAAATACTACCAAATGACGAGAAATTAAAAAGTTTGGTATTAAAAAATGAAAATTTGCTTAAATCTAAGCACGTTAGGTTATTTGATCGAAAAACTTTTAAAAAAAGGAAGCAGTAGATTATTATTTACCTCTTAAAAATTTAGAATATCAAGAAGCAGATATTGACTATTATTCAGTTGGTGCGATGAATACGAGACAAACAACACACGTTCGTTTAACATTTCTTTTAGAATATGACAAATTTATTCTTGATTACAGCCTTAAGAGCGAAGGAAGTTTTGCAAAGAGTTTTTATAATCTCATTGATAGTATGGATTTTGTTGAGGATATTATTGATGAAGTATTAGAACAAGGAAAGCCAATTGAAGAAGTAGGTATTATAAAAGGTAAAGAAGAAGATTTTAATATCGTTATTGTTACGCCAGTAGGTGAAATTATGGATATTGAAATCGAAAAAAGAGAGCTGTTAAATAGTCTTGTAGGAGTTGAAATTTATAAGTTTGAACATGAAATTGTTGATTAACATTATCAAAATTTAAATATAAACATATTGTTTGTTTAATTTATCATCAAAGGAGTTAGCAAAATGAAAAAAGATCTACAATCAATCATCAAGAAAGTGGCTGACAGATATAGTTTGAAATACGATGAAACACAAACACAACCAACTGTACGTTGTGAAAATGGAACAATTGAAGTCATTTCAAAAGAAAAATTTCTAAAGGTCTTTGATTCGCTAATTGAAAATAATTTGAAAGGTAAGGAGATTGATTAAGTGAATTTATTTAAAAGTAGTAATGTGAATTTACATCCGATTGAAAAAATTATCTTATTATGCAATTGTACACTTGTTTCTCTTTTCCTGTTCTTTGGAATTGGAAATTATCTAACAACTAAATTTCATGATATACGTGCTTTATTTGGTTATTTGTTAATAGCATTTTCAGTTGTATATGTAGTAGATGCATACAGAATATTAAATGGAAAAGGATTAAATAGAAAGTGGTGACTATTAATGAAACGTAAACGTGTTTATGATTCCAGAACTGGTGAAGCTTTATTCGAGGGAGAAATTTTTGAATGTGTAAGATTTATCAATGAGAATTTTGATGAAAATGATGACGATTTTTTCCACATTTGGATTGAAGATATGGAGGTGTGATATTTGCAGCTGGAAATCCATAAATTAATCAATTCTGAATATAAACCATTGAAAGAGTTTGGTTGGTTGGTTGTTGTATGAAAAAGAAAACTTAAATGATGGATTAGACATAGAAGATATATACAAACTCTTGAAGATATTTAACGAAGAAACGTTTTGGAAGTTAGAAGAAAGTTTTTGGGAGACAGAACAAGAATGGGGGTAAAAATTTGAGAGAAGTAAAACGAATTATTGATCAAATCGCTTCCACAAGTGCGAGAACTGAAAAAGAACGAATTATTACTGAAAACAAAGATAATCAATTATTTAAAGAAATATTGTATCGAGTGTATAATCCATATATAGTTTATGGAATTGGCGATAAGAAATTGAAGAAATTTATTAAAAATGAAAATGGCGCATATGAATTTGATGATTTAATTAGTCTGCTTGATTATTTAGAAGTACATAACACAGGTGACGATGAAACTGTACGTAAAGTTGCTACTTTCATCAACTTAGCAGATGATGAGTTAAAACAATTTTATACTAATATTGTTTTGAAGAAATTGAAGATTGGTGCTACAGCTAAAACGTTTAACAAAATATTTGGAAAAGGGTTTATTCCTGAATTCAATGTCCAATTGGCAAAGAAATTTTATGATGAAGTTCACAAGATTAAAGGAAAAGAATTTGTTTTAACGGAAAAATTAGATGGTGTAAGGTGTTTGTTGTTTGTTGAAAGTGGTAAAGTTAAAGCATTTTCAAGACAGGGGCAACCGATTTTTGAGTTAATTGATATTTTTGATGAAGCAAAGAATTTAACCAATGGAGTTTATGATGGTGAATTGTTAATCGGCGATGCAGATGACTATAAAGACAGAGATGTTTTGCAGCAAACACTAAAAATTGCGCGTAAGGATGGAGAAAAACGAAATTTAGTTCTGCATGTGTTTGATTATGTAACAATTGATGAATTTAATGAAGGAAAATCAAAAAAGACATATATCGATAGAAGGAAATTTATTGAGAATGAAATAAATAGTAAATATAAATGGATTCAAGTATTACCTATTCTGTATCAAGGAAAAGATTTAGATGTGATTCCTGATATGCTAACTGAATTGGAAACTAAGGGCAAGGAAGGATTGATGTTAAACACTGTTAATGGATTGTATGTAACAAAGAGAACAGACCAATTATTAAAAATTAAAACAATGAACGAATTTGATGAAGTGGTATTAGATGTTGTTGAAGGCGATGGAAAGTATAAAGGGAAGTTAGGAGCAATTGTAGTCAATTATAAAGGATTTCCTTTGCAAGTGGGTTCTGGTTTTACCGATGAACAGCGTGAATATTATTTTGAACATAAAGATGAGATCATTGGGCGAGTTGTAACAATTCAATATTTCAGGGAGTCTAAAAATCAAAATGGTGGGTTATCTGTATCGTTTCCAGTATTTAAGACGATCAGAGAAGAAGGAAAAGAAGTTTCTTATTATTAATATAAAAAGGAAGGATGGAGAACACATGGAAATTAAATATCAAATTCACGCTAAGAATGAAGTTGAAAAATCTAAAATTGTAGATGGATTAATTAATAGTGGATATATTATCGGTGTAGAACCAGAAGGTAATAATAGTTTTGTGATTAATATCTATAATAGAATACTTAGACATTATCGTGTTTATGAGGATTGTGATTGTCAAAAACAAGATAGATAAAATTTTACTTTTATAAGGAGTGTTAACTTGAGAACTAGATATCGATGAAATCAATTCATTAAATGATGGCGATAAAGTTCTAGTCGAAGAACCTAGGATAAACTGGTCAGGTACTTGTCGAGTTGAAGTAAAAAATTTTAGCAATAAAAAACGTATGACTTCGCTAATTCCTTTAGAAAACAAACTATCTAAAGGACATGGATATTCATTCTTTCGGTTTGACGAAGAAGATTATGAATGGATATGGATTTTAAAATAAAATATCCATAAGGGTGATAATATGGAAAAACCGAGTTTACCAATTAGACAAAATAAAGAAAAGCTACACGGTGTAAAACCTAAACCTACAACACCTAGACCGCCAAAACCACCTGTACAAAGTAAAAATAAAGAATATGTAGTTATATCGGAAATAGAACGAGATTTATTAAGACAGGGTTTATTAGACTTATATGTTAATTCAGATAATTTTAATGACATTGAAAAAGAAATATTTATTAATTTATACCATAGGATAGGGTGAAGATATTATGGAAAACACAAAATTTATCGAAATTGTATTTGAAAATGTTGAGTCAATCGTTGTACCTATAGAACGTGTGATAAGTATGGATTTTGGTAAGTTAGAACCTGTAGAAGATAACCATTTTTTTGGATCATTTGCTTGTAGAGCTGAATATGTGCTATTAGAAATAACGTATAAAAATGAATCTGAATTGCAATATAATACCTCGGATTATGATGAACCATTGGGAATGTATGCTGCCAATCCTACTAGCAACTACGTAGAAGATAGACCAAATATTTTAGGTCGAATTCTTTATCATGACATTTCTGTGATTGAATTATTGAATGAGGATAAACAGCGTATTAAAAACATTTATGTTCCGTGGAATGAAGAAGATGATTACAGTAATAGATTCATGACTACAGAAGCGAAGAATGGGATTTTAAAAATAGAAATTAGAGAAAGATAAAATCTTAATTTTATGCAGGTGGTGACGTTATGAAGGAAGGTAAAAAGATTAAAATTTTGGTCAATTACAGGTTTCACAAAGCAGGTCACATCGGCATGATTGACGAAGTGCTAAGTGAAAATGAGGCGAGTGTTAATATGGAGTGGAATAATCCTAATAAAGCAAAAAGTATAATATTCATACATATGAAACACAAAGGAGAACTTTGGGATTTTGTAGATTGATAAAAGTTTGCTTTTCTTGCGGGAGGAGTTGTAAATATGGATGCTTTAATAAACTTTGGACTATTCATATCTTCTGTGTTGACAGCATTTTTCCTCGGAAGAATATATGAGTCAGATAAAATGAGAAAAACTGATAAAGAGCAAAATAAATGAAGGGAGATCGGATCGTGATAGTAAGATTTAGTGGTTTAAGGCTTACTCATGTGCATGTAAATGGTAACAGTATTGTAGCTGATACAGACACTTTGAAATGTGAAATTATCAAATAAAGTAGACTCAATGAGGGGGTAAAAAGATTGCAAGAGCAAATTGATGAACTTGTAGAACAATGGAAGTCTGTAGAACAGGCTAAAAAGTTAACAGAAAAAGAGAAGATATTCAATTTAGAATGTCAAGTTTCTATGCTAACAGATTTTGTAAAACAAATTGTTTTTGAGTTAAATAAAGCAGGAATAAAAGTTTCAACTAAATTAATTGACTAAAAATGGTGATCAAATGAAAACAAAATTAATATTATTCAATGGCGGGAATGAGTTATTCTCATTTGATAAACAAATAGATTTTGAATTATATGAAGAAATATCAATTTTGGGTGCTAAGTATGTTGTTGTTAGGATTGAAAGATATGAAGGGGTTATTTATGTAATATTGGAATCAAAAAGCGAATATGAGCTGCGAAACATTGTTTTTGATTTTGATAATAAATAATTAAATGAGGTGATAAAAATGTGTAGTTCTTTAAAGATAAACAAAAATATTAAAGAGGAGTTTAATATTCAATTTTTAGAAGTAGCAAGTGGAGTATATAAGGTTGTAAAAGATCGTTTTGGAAAAATAGGAGTAGATAGATTTGTAGATTCAAAAGTAGTAGTAAATACACTTAACGATTGTAAAAAAGTTGTAGTGTTAAGACTTGATGGTTGTGTGTATGTATCTAATTAAAATATTTAAAAATATGTTAAATAAGGAGATAACTATTAATGAAAGGTGTTAAAAGGAAATTTATAGATATTGATTGGGATAAAATAAAACAATTATATCCAAATATAGACGATGAGCAAATAAGGTGTATGAAAGACAAATGGAATCCATTTAAAGAGTGGAAGCAAGGTTTCGATAGTGATTGTGCTATACATTGTAGTTTACATGATATATGTTTTGAAGCTTTTTACGATGAAAGAGTGGAAGGAGAAAACCATTTTAAGGAGATAATCGTACCAACAGAAGAAAAGCTGTGGTGGGATGACATGATGATTGAGATAAAAGAAATAGAATAGGAGTTGAATATTTGTAAGAAAGGAGAAAGTATACGTTGATCACTAATAAGAATTACGAGAATTTGTCGCCATTGGATATCGCTTTAGACAGGTTCGAAAAAGAAAATGGTTATAGCTTTAATGAGATGGTTAAAAATCCTAAAGTAAAACAAAAACATAGGTTGAAACAAATGCAAAAACCTAATTATGACGATGATGATTTTCTTAAGGTTTATGAAAATGATCAGGGTGAATAATATGAAATATTAAACTTTGGAGGTAAATTTTCGTGAAGAATTGTGGGACTTGTAAGTTTTGGACAAAAAATACTCAGTATTATGGTGCGTCATCCAATGAAGGTAAATGTAGTGAATTAAGCAACAAAGTGACTATTGATGTGAGGTATGGTTGGGATGGTGGTTATATAGCCGCATACGAAACGGAAGAAGATTTTGGATGTGTACTATGGCAACATAAATAATATAAATAAAATTAAACTTTTATAAATAAGGATATGGTTTATATGAAAAACAACACGTTACAAACTATAAAAGAGTTTACAGAAGGAAAAATTGACTTTGAAAAGTTAAAACTAGTGCTTGGAGAAGAAATCGAAAAACGGAACGAACGATATGAATTTACATGGCATGGTAAAACCAAAGCAATGAAAATGGCTC